GCAACTGACACTGAGGACAAGACCGCAAAAAACGCAACGTGGGAGATTGTGTAACTGCACAATCTCAGGAAACAGACGGAGAGGGAGAGCCATTCTCCTTCTCTAAGCTGTTCCACGATGTAGAAGCCTATTACATCTCCATCGGCATGACCTACGACCAGTTTTGGTACGGCGATGTCTGGCTGGCGAAAGTTTACCGTGACGCAGAGGAGCTGCGGGAACGCAGAGCCAATGCAGAAGCGTGGAGAAACGGCTTTTACATGGCATCTGCACTTTCCTCTACGGTTGGCAATATGTTCCGAAAGAAAGGGTCTAGCCCCATCAAGTACATGGATAGACCGATTCCCCTTACCCAAAAGGAGAAAGACGAGTATGAATACCAACGCGCAGTTGAGGCGCAGGAGCGAATCAAGAGAATGATGTTCTCTATGATGGAAAGTGATGGTGGTAGTGATGGCTGATGTTGATATTACGAGCTTATCCGTAGAGATTTCTGCGGAATCGCAGGGCGCAGAGCTTAATATCGACAAGCTCGCTACCGCCATTTCTAATTTGCGCACAAAGGGCAACGTGGCAAAGGTTGTGAATAGCCTTGACAAGCTGGCTGGTTCCATTGCAACGCTTAAACAGGCATCCGCTGGAATGTCCGGGCTGGACAAAATCACCAGCTTTCTGAATGGGCTCTCCAACGTCAACACGACCGCAAGCGCAAAGAGCATCAACACGGTCGTGAATGCAATCAAGAAGATTCCTGCGGCTGTGTCTGGCTTGAACGGCGTGGACTTTTACTCCATGTCTGGAAGCATTACTCAGCTCACTAACGCTTTGGCTCCGCTGTCCATTCTGGATGCATCGAACCTTAAAGCTCTTGGCAGTGCTTTCAATGCGATCGGAAAGGTTCCTGACCTGACCGACAAGCTGAAAGCGACTGACCTTGATTCTTTTGCAAGCTCTTGTCAGAAGATTTCTGCTGCTCTTTCTCCCCTTGTATCTCAGCTTGAAAAGGTGGGCAACGCTTTTGCGAAGCTCCCTCCGCAGTTGAGCAAGGTGGTTACACAGGCTAACCGTGTGACTGCTGCCAACGAAAAGCAGCGCAAGAGCTATCTCAGCCTGTCCAATCAGATGAACGGCTTTATGCGGAATATGGCAAAGCTGGTTTCGTTGAAAGCTATCGCTGAGTATCTTGGCAACGCTGTTGCAAAGTTCAATGATTTTTACGAAGCGACAGACCTGTTTCATAATGCCATGGGCAATTTGAGCGGTGAAGCCGATACGCTCATTAGCAAGATGCAAGGCTTGCTTGGCGTTGACCCGACCAAAGCGATGACTTACATGGCTACCATCCAGAGCTTGGGTACTTCGTTTGGTCTGACCAGCGACAAAGCATACATTCTGTCTAAGAACCTGACTCAGCTTGCCTATGATGAAGGCTCCTATTGGAACAAGGACGTTGCAGAGACCTTTACCGCAATGTCCTCCGCAATCTCTGGTGAGATTGAGCCTATTCGTCGTTTGGGCATTGACCTGTCTCAGGCACGGTTGCAGCAGGAGCTTCTAGCTTTGGGCTTTAACAAGCAGGTTTCTAGTCTGTCTCAGGCAGATAAGGCGGTTCTGCGTTACATTGCCATTATGAAGCAGACTGCCAACGTGCAGGGCAACCTTGCACAGACCATCCAGAGTCCTGCGAACCAGATTAAGATTCTGAAAGCGCAGTTGGATATGCTGGCGAAGTCTGTTGGCTCTCTGCTCTACCCTGCCATGAAATCCATTCTTCCCCCGCTGATTGCCGCCGTACAGCTCATTCGAGAGTTCGTTGAATGGGTGGCAAAACTGATGGGTGTGAAGGTCGTGTTTACTGATTTCACTAAGAGCGCTGACAGCGTTGGTGGCATCGGTGACGCAATGGATAACACAACCGATTCGACAAAGAAAGCTGCCAAAGCCCTCAAGGACTACACGATGGGCTTTGATGAACTGAACATCATTGACCCCACACAGGGAAGCTCCGGCTCTGGTAGCGGCGCATCTGCTGGCAACATCTTGGGTGATGTAGACCTGTCCGGCTACGATATGTTCAAGAACTATGTTGGCAACGCCGTGGACGAAATCAAGGCAAAGCTGGAAAAGCTTGCGCCATTGATTGCTGGTATTTCTGCCGGATTTGCAACGTGGGCTATTGGCAACGCTTTGCTTGAAGCTCTCAATAAAATCAAAGGCGATGGCTCTTTAATTGAAGGAATTCTCAAGCTTTGGAAGTCTCCCATTATGGGAGCAGCTGTCGCTGTTGGCATCATGGTTGCTCGTTTTGTTGACCTATACCAAAACAGTGAAGCGTTCCGAAAAGGCCTTGAACGTGTTCAAGCTATGATTTACCTTGCTGCGGAAGGGCTTAGGCAGGGTTGGAATATATCACTCACAGATGGAAAACTCGGAGAATCCATCAAATACCTAAAAGAATCTTTTTCTAACTTAAAGCAAGTAATCTGGAATCTCATTCCAGAAAGTTGGCAGGAGGGTATTTCTTCTGCGTTCAAAACAATCTCTGACGCTGTAAAAGACCTTGATCTTGATGTTGGTGATTTAATTACAACACTTATGGGCATCGGTCTTATTGTTAGCGGTCATCCTGTAGCCGGTCTTGCTGTTCTTGGTTTTGAAGCTATCACTGTTGCAGTTCGTGGTCTTGGTAGCGAAAGTCAAAAAGAAGCTTTTGAGATGGAAACGGACTGGTTCAATGCTTTCAAGTCTATGGGCGAAAAAGTTGCTGATTTTGTAGGTGACGCAATTACAGCCATTGGAAACCTTATCAATGATTTCGCAATTTTTATTGGATGGATTCAGAACGGTGTTTCCGAAACTGACAGGCTTGACTTACAGATGAACGGTAACTTCATCGAGAATGCCGTCATGGGCATTGCTCAGCTGATTCACGATATCGGAGTGTTTGTCGGATGGATTACCAATGGAGTGAGTGAAACCGACCGTCTTGATATTCAGATGAACGGTAACTTCATCGAAAAGGCGGTTCTTGGTTTTGCTGACCTTATCAATTGGGTAAAGGATGTTGTTACATGGTTCGTACATCTCGATGAACACGTCGAAAACGGTGCGAGAGCTGTTCGTGGATTTATCGATGATATCAAAACGTGGGCAAAAGATGCCGCAAAAGCTGCTTCCGATATGGTAACAGCCGTTGCAAATGCTATTGCTTCTCTTCTTTCCAAAATGTTTGAAGCAGGCAAAAACATTTGGCAGGGCCTCGTAAATGGTATCAAAAGCGGCATTGAAACCGCAAAAGGCGCTGCGGCAAATCTTGCAAAAGCTATTATTGATAAGTTTACGAACGACACTGAAATTCACTCTCCCTCCGCTCTGTTTGAGCGCTTTGGTGAATTTATTGACCAAGGCCTTGCGAACGGTATCACTGCAGCACTTCCTTACGTTGAACAAGCTATGACCAATCTGGCAAACGTTGTCCAGCAAAAGGGCAACGAGATGATTGACTATGGCGCAGACGTTGCAAATGGCTTTGTTGATAACATGGTCAATACGTTTGACGCAAAGTGGAATGAAATCGACAACGGTCTTAAGAGCGACTTCATTGGCACGATTAAGGGCATGATCGATGCGGTCAAGAAAGGCGATATCCAAACCGTCGCCGAAAACACAGCAGCCATTATCTGGAAGGCAATGGGGGAGGAAAACCGAAAACAGGTCAAGTCTTACGCTTCCGACTTGGTTTCCAATCTTACCAGTGCTCTTAAGACCGTTGGTTCCAAAGCGTTTTCTTCTGCAAAACTTGTCGGAAAGAACATTTTGGATGGAATCACATCCAAGTTTGGCGAAATCTCCACGCAGGTCGTCGGTCTCGGTAGCAAGATTGCAACGTCTTTTTCCGCTTTGATCGGGCCGATCTCAGCATCCGGCAGGGCAATCAGTATTGGCCTTTCTTCTGGCGTTTTGAGCCAGTTCCCATCTATCATCGCTGGCATTGCCGGGCTTATCGGTCAAATTGGAGCTGCTTTTATGGGCATCTTGCAGACGATCGGCAGCGTTTTGACCTCTCTTGGCATTCCAACCGGCGTCATCATGATTGCTGGCGGCGTTGCAATTGCAGCCGCCATCGCAGGAATTGTCGGAACGCTTGTTGGAAAGTACGGAACAAGCTCCAGCCCATCCGTAGACAATAACTACTCGAGCTACCCTGGCACGAGCGATTATGATTCTGCTAACGGCTCTAGCACATCTGTTGGGAGCTATTATCCAAGTTCTTCCAATAGCGGAGCAAGCTCCGCAGAGCTCCGCAGCGCAGTCCACGACGGTTGCTATAACGCATTCCTTGACATCTTCCAGCGGTACGGAGACGAGCTTACCGGAGGGAAAGAGCTCAAGATTTACCTTGACGGAAAGCAAATCACTGCGTCCGTTGAGAAACGGCAGTCTGAACGTGGGTTTCAGATTATGGGAGACGAAGTTTACAGCTACTAAGGAGGTTTACGTTTATGCAATCTCTCGTCACAGTAAATGGCAGAGAGCTGCCTGAGCCTTCCTCCTACGACGCTACAACAAGCACTATAGTCGATTCTGGACGAAACGTACAAGGCAAAGTCGTTGGGTCTGTGGTGCGGCACGATGTTGCGAAGATTTCCCTAAAATGGAATTATCTTACCGCAAGACAGTGGGCGGACATCATCGGGCCGTTCACCACAAACTTTTACTGCACGGTTCGGTTTTATAACCAAGCAACTGCAAGCTACACGACAAGGCAAATGTATGTTTCCGATAGAACCGCTGGGATGTGGAGGCGTTCCCCGTCCAACGGAAACGTCATGGGATGGGTCGGAGCAGCCCTTAGCCTGGTTGAAGTTTAAGAGAGGTGATTATTCATGGGCTTTTTGCCTTCCGACAAGTGGCTTGAACAATACGACAAGACACTTGTTCCGGAGATGTTTGTTCGCATCACTTACCACGTCTCTGACGATAAGGCCCAAGCAGACGCTATTGCCAGCTCTTCCAACCAGGCTTTATTCAGCAACACGTTGTCTGTCACAGACCTGGATTCTGCTTCTTTGGCCAATTATGCCACCGGAGAACCTAATTTGTGGGTCCTTGACGGGAGCAAACTTTTAGTCCCAGGTTCAGAGCCCTACGAGAACGCTGGGTATTTAAGTATGGATTGCGTTTCTGACACAAACCATCCGATTATTACTTTCTCTTTCAGCAAAACACACACTGAAAGAATTCCAGGAATTACAATCGTGTGGTCGTCCGCTTTAAATGAATATGCAAAATCTTTTAAATTGACGGTCTATAACGGCAGCGAGCTTGTTGCAACAAAACAAGTTGACGACAACCAGTCTGTTGAATCCTCTGTAGATTTTGAGGTTTCCGGATATGATTCAATCAGTTTGGAAATTTTAGAATGGTGCATCCAGGGCCGCAGAGCCAGAGTGGAGCAAGTTGAATTTGGTTTGCGTGTCCAATTTAGCAAAGCGGATTTGCTTTCTTATACGCACGAATCAAAGCGCGACCCGATTTCTGGGCAGCTTTCCAAAGATTCCGTTTCGTTTTCTGTTGATAACTCCGAACAACGCTGGAACCCGGTAAATCCAGGTGGACTTTATCGGTATCTTTATGAACGTCAGGAGATTTCAGTTCAGTACGGCATGGACATTGGAGATGCGGTCGAATGGATTGACGGAGGAAAGTTCTTTCTTTCTGGATGGTCAATTCCAGCTAATGGCATAACGGCATCGTTTGATGCCAGGGACGCCCTATCTTTCCTTCAAGATTCCATTTATACCGGGCACACGAGTGGAACCCTTTATCAGATGTGTTTCGATGCGTTAGAGCTTCTGGATGTTTCCGGAATATCTTACGAAATTTCGGAAGAATTAAAGGACTATTCTTGCGACATTTCATCCGATACTTCTTCCTACAAAAACGCAGACATTCTTCAGCTTGCTGCAAACGCAGCCGGGATGGCTCTTTACCAATCCAGAGATGGGGTCATTCACATTGAACGTGTCCCTCTTGTTCCAGTCACGAGGTCTGGTATTGAGGAAATATCGCTCTTGAATAGCTTTAAATACCCAGAAATAACGTTTTCGACAAAAATAAAAAACGTATCGTGCAAGGTTGGCGGCGAATCCGTTTTTTATCCAGCCGGAGCTAGTGGAAACGGAGCGACCCAAAGCATCAATAATCCGCTTGTAACGAAATCTGTATCTTCTAGCGCAAAAAATGCGTTGACCGAAACATACGCACTTCTTTCTAACAGAAGAAAGGTAAACTTGGAATTTCGTGCAAGCCCTCATATTGATGCACTGTCTTTTGTTAGAGCAAACCATCAGTTTGGATATGCATCGAATGTTCTCGTTACGGATGCCAAGTATACCTTTAATGGCTGTTTTAAAGGGACGATGGAAGGATATATGGTGGAAAGCGCGAGTGCCCTTAGACTTGACAAGGGCTCCGTTTTTGTGGCTCCTGGAGAAACTGTTCGTTTAACCGCAACGCTTGTTCCTTCCTCAGAGGATTCCCCAGCAATCGGATGGGAAGCATCTCCTCCCGGCGTTGTTTCCATTTCCGTCGTTTCCAATAAAGGCGGCGTTTCTGCTTGCGACATTTCTTTCGTTTCCAGTGGAGATGCCGTAGTCACGGCCTTCGTATCTTCCGTATCTGCAAAGTGTACCGTTATCAGTCAGGCTCCGTCTTTGTCGGATATGCCGGAAGGATCGTCTGTTTACATTCAAGAAAGTGGTGCGGATGTAGAGTTTGTTGTTGCAAAACATGGGTATGAGCCCAGCTTAAATGGCCCCGGGAGAACACTTCTTATCAGGAAGGAACCTCTTGCTGAAACAGTATGGAACCAGACGCACGTCAATACATACGACGGAAGCTCCATCGACAGGCTGTTGAAGGGAGATTACGCAAACAGATTTAGCGATACCGTCAAGTCCGCAATGGGGCTTACCTCTTTCTATTACACGGTAGGTGGTAGCACTGCGGAAATCAGAACGCTTTCTCGCAGTGTTTTTCTCCCGTCTATTTATGAGATGTTTGACCCGGAAGACAAAAACGCAGATGTTTATGTAAATGGCAGTAACCCATTTTTCAAAAAAGAAGGTTCTGTACTACCAAAGCAAACCCGAAATGTTTTTGTTCAGTCTTATGATGATTCCGCCAATCGTCTTATCCGCAGATGGTCACGTTCCCCTGCATGGCGAGATTTTGATGGAAACCATATCGTGGGACAACTTGTTGGGACTTACAGTCTTGGAACGTCTAGCGCAGGTAGGATATTTTTCTTAACAGAGCAGTACAATGCTTGGAGCTCTAACAAGTTCAGCCCTGCTTTTACGCTTCCGTCCACGACTAAAGTCGGCAACGGCAAAAAGATTTTGCTTTAAGGAGAGACTATGGCGATTTGGATTACAGACAGAAGCCAAGACGATGTTGACCGCCTAAAGTTCATTTACAGTAAAGCCGTGAATGGGACCTGGACGGATGAGGAAAAAGCGGAGTGGCTTTCCGGCATGAAAGGAGCTCTTGACTACAGGGATTTTTCGAGAATAGAAACCGGCATATCAGAGCTTGCTTCACTTCTTGGTGCGGACGTAGATGTCAAGACGGACTGGAACATAAACGGGTATCTTACCACGTCGGATGCTGCTAGGTGGCTGTCGAATATCGAATCTATTCGTTCTAAAAACTCAGGAGACGCCAAAACTGCGCCGACGCCCACGTCTATGGATAGGCTCGGATTCGAGACAATGAACCAACTTGAAAGCATTTTGTCAGACATAGAATCAATCGCCAAAACTTACGTTACTTTTTCTGGCGAATACATGGCTGGGGAGGACCAATATGGTTTTTGAAAACCGCATATCAAAATATCCTGGCAGGTGGACGTTAGTCCGTGAGGATGGGTCGTCTGAAATTGTAACGCTCGTCCGAAACGACGAACCCATAAAGGACGGCACACCAATCAACGCATCCACTTTAAATGAGCTGAGTACAGTTGCAGGTGCCATCAACGCAAAAGAGGAAGCCGTTTCGGCGGCAAATTCCGCTGCGGAAGAACGTGCAAAAGCAGAACAGGCTGCAAAAAATGCCGCAAAAGACGTTTCTGCAATTGTAAAAGCAGACTCCGAAAATGCAGCTTTGTCTGCTGCTGCTGCCAAGACAAGCGAAACCAATTCAAAGCGTTCGGAATCTCAGTCTGCTACTTATTTGCAGGGCACAAAAGAATACTTTGAACAGGTCCGCACCATCACCATCGGAGCACAGGGATGGTATGCCACACCAGAGGCGTTAAAGGCTGCGGCCCCGGTAGGCGAAAACGGCTGGTGGGCTGTCGTTGGCACTACAGACACCATCTGGACGTGGGACAACGATACAAAATCGTGGAAAGACAGCATTCAAAAAGCCGATCTTTCCGACTACTATACCAAAGCCCAGGCCGACGCCAAGTTCGGCACGCCGTACACCTTGCCGCCCGCTACGGCAGACCAGCTGGGCGGCGTCAAGGTGGGCGACTATCTGGACATTGCCCCGGACGGCACCCTCAGCGCCAAAACGCTCAATGACAAGATCGCTGCCGCCGTGGCGGTAAAGTCGGAGCCCCGGCTGGTGTGGAACACTACGGTGACTGCCGCTGCCTCGAACCACAATATGATTCGGTCTTACGACATCCAGATTCCCGATGGCGTGGATTATGTGCATATCAAATCTAAATCGGAACGCGGCGATGGTACCGAAGTCGATATTGCACGCGGCGGGTCGACTTATCACAACCTTGACGCTTCCGCCGTCGCTACTTACTCCACAACTACGTTCCGGTCGGAGGGTACTCTGCACTTTCAGTTTGAAAAGTCAACAAATGCGAGTATCACTTTTTGGGTCACCGGCTACCACTACCCCACCTTGGCAGAGCTGCTGACCGAGACGCAGGCCGCGCAGGCGGACACGGACGCCCTGGCGGTAGATCAGGAGTACCGCGTCGCCCTGCTGGAGCTGGGACTGACCGACGACACCACCACTGATACAAGAACCACATAAGGAGGTAAAAACTATGTTGTATCGTACCTGTAAACGCCTGATCGAGCGCGGACAGACCACTGGCCTTGCGGACAAATTGGACGTGTTCTACGCCATTGGCCGCATCACCGAGGCCGAGTACAAGGAGCTGATCGAGCTGCTGGAGGACAAGACCGGCAATAAGAACAAGGAGGCTTAAATGAGTAAAACAATCATGGACGTTTCCCGCTGGCAGGGCAACATCGACTGGGACAAGGTCAAGGCCAGCGGAAAAATTGACGGCGTGATGCTGCGGGCCATGGGCAACAGTGCAGACGGCAAGGCAAGCAAGCCGTATCTGGACCCTACCTTTGCCCGCAACTACACGGAGTGCACTCGGTTGGACATCCCGGTGGGCGTGTATGGCTACTTTAAGGCCGTCAACCGGGCAGAAGCTGACAAGGAGCTGGCCCTGCTGAAAAGCGCCCTGATCGGCAAGACGCTGCGCCTGCCGGTGGCTGTGGACGTCGAGGACGCGCTGCCCGCGAAGCTTAGCAAAGAGGTGCTGACCGACCTGACTGCTTACGAGCTGAAAACGGTGCAGGACTGGGGATTTTACTCTATCTTGTACACCTACCTGAGCTATGCAGACAAGCACCTTTACATGACCGGCGCGGCGCTCAAGCCCTATGATGTGTGGCTGGCGGCCTACCGTAGCCAGAAGCCCGCCACGGTATACCCCTATGGGATGTGGCAGCATACCAGCTCCGGCAGCGTGCCGGGCGTTGCCGGCAATGTTGACCTGTCCATTGCCTACAAGGACTATGCCAGCATCATCTGCAAGAAGGGTCTGACCCGTCTCCGGGAGGGTGCATGACCAAAGAGCAGGCAATCTTGTGGGTGGTTAGCATCCTTGGCAGCGTGTGCGCTGGCGCTATCACGGTGGACAAGGTGCTGGAAATCATCCACAAGTACATCAAAAAGGCCGGAGCGCCGGACGAGGCGCAAAACAAGCGCCTTGACGACCTTGACCGGCGCGTTGGCGCACTGGAAACCGGCTATACCCAGCACACAGCGGCACTTTCCCGCGATTTGAGCCGCTTTGGAGACATCGACGAAGTGAACCGCCTGACCCTGCAGGCCGTGCGTGCCTTGCTGGAAGCGCAGCTCACCGGAAATAACGTTCAGGCCATGCAGAAAAGCAAGGCCGACATTGACAACTATTTGACAGAAGGAGTAACGAAACATGGCAGCAATTCTTAATTTCATCCCCACCCCCGTCGCAATCGCTCTCATCATCGTCGGCTTTGTGGCTCTGGCGGTCGGCGCTATCCGCATGGGCTATAAGCAGCTGGTCAAAGATCTGGCCTATGACCTCGTGTGCAAGGCCGAAGACAGCATCATGGGCAGCGGCCAGGGCGCAAAGAAAAAGAAGCAGGTCTTTGACGCGCTGCGTGCGGCCTGCCCTGCATGGCTGAAGCCTATCATCACGGATGAAGTGCTTGACGCGGTGATTGAAAAGGCCGTGAACCTGATGAAGAAGGCACTGGCAGAAAAGAAGCCTACCATCAACAAGGAGTAAAGCATGATCGAGCTAAGCGTATCTCTCGCATCCAATGGCGTTGTCAAAGTGCCCGGCTATGAGCAGATGGTGCGCTTTGGCTACACCAAGAACCGGGGCGTGTACCGCCTTGCCGTCACTGCCACTGGCGAGTGGGAGGGACTGACCATCCGGGCTTTCTGGCACGTCCCGAACGGCAAAGACCCGACCTCCTCCCTGGTGGTGGACGGCCTGGTGGGCGTGCCTGCCAGCGTGACAGCCCAACCCGGCAATGGCTGCATCACCTTTGAGGGCTCAGATGGCACCCGCACCGTGACCAGCGCAGACCTGCGCTACCGTGTGGCGGCCAACAGCGGCACAGAGGATGGCACAGAGCCGGAGCCTGGCACACCTGCCTGGCAGGAGCTGGTGGGGGCCGTGCACACCGATGCCACCGCCGCAGAGCAGGCTAAGACCGACGCACAGACTGCGGCCACGGAATCTGCCGCCAGCGCGGAAAAGGCCGCTGCCAGCAAGAAAGCTGCCGGGGACGCGCAGGCAAAGGCCGCCGAGAGCTTGCAGGAGCTCAAGAACGGCATTGCATCCGGAGACTTTAAGGGCGAGCCTGGCACATCGCCCACAGTCACCGTGCAGGATATCACTGGCGGCCATCGTATCGTCATCACCGACGCGACCGGGACCAGCTCTGTCGATGTGCTGAATGGCAAGCAAGGCGACCCCGGTAAACCGGGTGATACAGGCGCAACACCTGAGCTCACAATCGGTACGGTGGAAGAGGGTGACGCGCCATCTGCGACAATTACTGGTACGGCTAAAAATCCCGTGCTAAACCTTACACTTAAAAGCGGCGCACCCGGCAAAGACGCCACCGTGGACGCCACCCTGACCCAGAGCGGCAAGGCCGCTGACGCCAAAGTGACCGGCGACGCGCTGGCGACCAAAGCCGTCATAGATGACACCACAGTCGGCACCGACGCATGGAGCAGCAAGCACATCGTGGATATGCTCTGCCCGCCCCTTGAAGAGACCGGGAACCCCGTTGTGTTCTATCCTGTGGCGGGATATCCGCTGGGCTGCAAGGCGAGTTGGGAACCCGTGCAGGCGGGCAGCGGTGAGCCGAGCCCAGAGAACATCCGACCCATTAAGGGCAGGGACAGCGTAATGGTGGAACGGTGCGGGGAGAACTTAATTGATTCGGGTCGTGTTATGGAAGTAGGCGCAGCGTATGGGTTAACAGCGCAATATGTATCTGGAAAAATTACGATTAGCGGAATATATTCTAACACATCAACAAGGGCATCTTTTGCCTTTATGTGGTTGTCATACGCATTGTCTCCTACGACAGCGCTCGCGCATTTAGGCTTGAAAACCAGTGGATGCACATTGAATGGAATCAGATTTACTAATAAAAACCGCGATTCCATTGCTATTGATATCGAGAAATGTACTAATGGCGAAAAAATTGAAATAAGTTTTTATCTTATCGCGTATGTCGGCACCACCGCCCCCACCACCTACTCCCCCTACATCGGCCAAACCGCCACCCTGACCCTGCCTGAAACCATTTACGGCGGCACGGTGGATGCGGTGACGGGAGAGGGACATGGGAGGTGGAAGTTGTTGACGCTGGATGGAACGGAACCATGGAATGCCGTTGGATCCGGTGATACTCTTTATTTTCAGAGCACTTCGATTTCCATTGGAACAAGAGTGCTGTCCAGGGACGATTATTGCACAACGTTCCCTATTGCATCGGTTTCAAGTTCAAATACGGTACAAGGAGTAAGCGGGTGGAAAACATCCCTATATCTGCGTTGGTCTACATTTGCAGACGTTGCCGCTTTGAAATCCTACCTCGCCGCCCAGTACGCCGCCGGAACCCCTGTGCAAGTCTGCTACAAGCTGACAGAGCCTGTACCCTTCACCGCAACCGGCGCACCACAGCCCATCCCCGCTTTGAGCGGCGTGAACACGGTCATGACCGACGCGGACAGCGTGACGGTGACCGGCAGAGCAGACCCCATCAAGCGCATCACTGACCTTGAGGATGCTGTGGCATCAATGACCAACACATAAGGAGGTACATACATATGGCAATCAAAAGCAGATCTCGCCATGACCTGACGCTGCGCAGCATCAAGCGGGAAATCGCAGCAGGACGCGATGTTGCGTTCTGGCTGGATAAGACTTACGTCCATCTGGACAGCGGACTGCTGACGGAGGACGATATTGCAGAGGTGGAAACTATGGCAAAGGCGTACTATGACGCACTGGACGCAGAGGACAATGTAATCGACACACCGGACGATGTGACGCAGGAGGAATGACCATGAGCAGCACTACATACGACCATTTTGCCAACCCCGGCAAAATGTACGCCGCACAAGAACAATTTCGGCACGTCACGAAAATGGTCTGCGCACGTCTTCGTGGCCTCACGAAAACATGCCACCTCGGCAATGCCAACAAACTGGTGACGTTTTGTCACCGTTTTGCTAGTATTGGCAATATGGTGCGCAACGCAGGACAGCTACCGCAGCCCTTCTGGCTCGGTGCTGCCTGTGGCGGCGGCTCGTGTAGTGCTGCCCGCTGCGCTGCAAGGACTTGACCGACAGAGGATGGCCACCGCGATCAAAAGCGCACCGCTTGGGAGGGTAGACCGTAAGATAGCCTTACTGCGGTACGTTGAGCGGCTTCCACTGCCGGACATTGCAGCACAGACGCATTACAGCCGGACGGCGATAGGCTACCGGCTGAAAAGCATTGACAAAATTTTGGATGTGTGATATACTAGTTACGCAAGAGGATGGATAGCGCATACACATCCATCAGCAAATGTATGCAAAAGACCAGCGGAATAACGTTTACCCACTGGTCTTTTTGTTTTACACGATTTGTGGTATAATATACCCAATAGAACCCGTCGAGCCTCTTAACAATGCGTATCATGGCGGGTCATTCAAGAGCTAACTCCGTGCTTAACGGAGAATTAAAAAAGCAGTCGCCAGATTCGGCGCTGAACAGTCTCCCACCCGCCTCCTTGCAGTGCGTACCATGTGGGAGACGCAGAAACCCCCGGTGTTCCGTTTGGAGCATCGGGGGATTTTTTACTTTTTCTTCAATTCCTCAAGCCTGCTGGAAAGTTCTTCTTCCCATCCTTCATGTTCTTTAAGGTACGGGGCGTAGATCAGGTCTTCGGCCTCTTTGCGGGCCGCAACGGCTTCTTCGATTGTGTCATAGCTGCCGAGATGATATTGCTTGCGTTGGAAATTGATATATGCACGCCATCGACCGTGGCAATCTTTGCACACACCATTTGCGCCAGAAGTGGAGTTTTTATTGATATGGCCTCCAACCCTTGTGCGAATCGACATAAGGGAAGAGCCACCCGCGTAAGCTGTGCTGTGAATTGCCCCGGTTTTCTCTCCAATGTCCCTGTTGCAATCTGCGCAATGCTGGATCAGAGAAAGCCTTGTGATCTTTACGGTGGTTTCCTTCCCACATTTCGGGCAAATAGCACGGCACAGAAAACAACCTGACCTCTTTTCGGGCAAAACTTCCAATACTTTCCATCCGTTAATAATCTGTCCTTCTTTTTTCTTCGCCTTTCGTAAAGCCGTCTCCGTCATGGCTGGCTTTTGCCCTCGATTCGCGCAAGACAGACAGCTGCGGCTTTTGCCAAGACGCAGGGAGCTGTCATACACGTCTTTTACCACTCCGCACTCACACTGGCATGTGTAGTAGTGCGGCTTTTCAGACGGCGCAAGTACCGTCCACTTTCCAAAATGCTTTCCAGTCAAATCTTCTGCCATAGCATTTTCCTCAGATCAGGCCGTAGTGCTCGGCCAGAAGGAAACGGACGTATTCCGGGCAGTCGCGCTCGCCCAAACACCACCCCTGCACCGTGCGGCGCGGGATGCCCGCACCCTTTGCAAAGGCGGTCTGGCTGATGCCGGATGCCACCACCATCTCCCGCACGCTCATGCGGGAGACGTCCCAGAGATGAGACAAGCGGACGGTCTCGGCGTCCAGATCGGCGCAGCCATCGGAATCGTCCGGGATGCTGAGGGTGACGTTACCGAGAAAAACTTCTTTCGGCTGCTTGGCAGCCATGCCAAAAAGTTCTGCTTTGCTATACATGGTTGACTTCCTTTCTTTCGGGTGATAATATATTCGTGTACCTCCATGGTACGTCTTTCACAAAAGCCCCGTCAGGTGTTCGCTGCACTTGACGGGGCTTTTTTATTTAGTAGATCTCAACGCCCAGTTTTTCGGCGGCGGCTTCAACGACTTCTTCAAACGAGGGGCCGCGATTCGGGTCGTTCCAGTCGTAATCGCCAGTGGATGCAGCTTCCCACTCTTCTTCCATGTCAGCTGCCTTGCACAGCTCGGTGCACAGCTCGTAATCCCAGACATCGGACTTGCGGATGTCAGCGGCGATTTCAATAGCGTTTCTCATGATTTTGTACCTCCATGTTGTTGTGTGTTGGTGTCTTTCACCGTCTTTATTATACGCTCATTGAGCGCAAAAGTCAAGCCTATTTGTAAAATTTTGCGCTCAATGAGCGCATTTTTCTTCCGTGCTGCTTTTTTTGCAGCGTAGGAGCTTTTTGCTTAAAATAATCAATCTCTAATCAAGATTTAATCAAGATTTTTGTCCTTCGTTGTACCTTCGTTGTCTCTCGTTTTCTTCCGGTACGGTACACTGGGTGCAATAGGAGGGATGAACCATGAGCTATTATCCGACACCCGGAGCACCCTATGTTCCACAGCAGCCTGTCAATCCTTATGGCGGCATGAGCACGGTAGGGCTTGCCGCTCCCCTGCCAAACACACAGATGCAGCAGGCTCAACAGCAGCGTCCGCAGCCGATGAATGGGCAGCAGCCTGTTCAGCAGTCGGCACAGGATGGCGGTTGGCTGCTTGGTAGACCTGTTTCCAGCAGGGAGGAGTTTTTGGCGATACCGTCTGACCTGTACGGCAGACCGACCTACTGCCCCGACCTGCGCAGCGGAGTGATCTACTGCAAGCGGCTGAACCCGGACACCTGTGAATCCTATGTGCAGGAGTTTTACAGCCCGGAAGCGTGGCGGCAGATACAAGCGCAACAGGCACAACAGACCGCTGCACCGACACAGCAGTATGTGCCTATTGAGGAGTACAACACCCTCGTCCACCGTCTGGATGAACTGGAAAAGTGGCAAAAGAGCTTTTCTAAGCCCACTGCCACAGCGAAGAAAGGAGAATAACAATGTCCTCTCCGTTTGATGTGATTACGCACAGTCCTATTATGCAGCTTGCAAACCTTGCTCGTGCCGGGCAGAACCCGATGGGGCTTATCCAGCAGTTGAGCGGGCAGAATGCTCCTATCATGCAGGGCTTGAACCTAATTCAGGGCAAGAGCGAAGCACAGCTCCGAACGATGGCGCAGAACCTCGCCAAAGAGCGTGGCATTGACCTAAACCAACTGGCAAGCGTTCTGAATTTGACGCTTCCGAAGTGAGGAGGTTCTACAATGGACGATATCGAAAACATTCATTCCGAAAAAGATTTTGACATCAACAATCTGTGCGGCGATGGCAAAATATGGGTTCCTTTAATGCTCGGCTTTATTTTTGGGGCTGCCAGCAAAAAGTGGGACGACCCGAAAGATAAAAAAGACAATCCTCCGAGTTAACTTGATAATCCCAAAATAAGCATCTCTCTAAGCGAAACGCTTCTCAGTTTTGCGGACTTGATAAAAACCGCTTTTATCTGGCTTCGCCCATCGCACACGGCGGTGGGATAGCATAACGCAAAACTGAAAGGAGTTTTGTTATGGACGATTTTGCAACTGGCTATCTGGCTGGGCAGGACGGCGGTAATAACAACGGCGGCTTCTTCGGCAACGAAGGTCTGTGGGCGGTTATTATCCTCGCCATCATCTTCGGCTGGGGCAACGGCGGCTACGGTCGGAACGGTGGTGACAACGGCATGAACAGCTACATCCCTTATCTGGTCGGTACTGGTGCAACCGGTCAGGGCGGCGCAGATACTCGTGCGGCTCTGTCTGAGGGCTTCTACCAGCAGGACACCTCTCGCTCCCTGGCTGGCATCCAGAGCGGCATCTGCTCTCTGGGCTATGACCAGCTGGCGCAGATCAACGGCATCAACGCCGCTATTGCTGGCGGCTTTGCTGGCACCAATCAGGCAATCTGTCAGCTCGGCTACCAGAACGCACAGCTCGTGAACGGTCTGGAACGCAGCGTGTCCAATGGCGACAACGCCATCAACCTTGCTATCATGCAGGAGGGCAACGCTCGGCAGGCTGGTCAGACCGCGCTTGCCACGCAGCTGGCATCTTGCTGCTGCGAGAACAAGCAGCTGATCGGCGATCTGAAGTACACCATTGCACAGCAGGACTGCGCTACCCGTCAGGCTATCGCAGACAACGCCCGTGCCATCGTGGACAACTGCAACGCCAACTTCCGCAGCATGATGGACTACTTCACGCAGGATAAGATCGCCACTCTGACTGCTGAGAACCAGAGCCTGAAGTTCGCCGCTTCTCAGGATCGTCAGAATGCGCTTCTGACCACTGTGATGTCACAGCAGACCGATACCATCCTGAACCGGGTCAATCCTCGTCCGATTCCCGCTTATCAGGTGGCAAACCCCAACGTGGGCGTGAACTGCTGCGGCTGCTGCTAACCAACACACTCCCCGATAACACCGGGTGAACCATCGGGGCAGGGGTAAGACACCTCTGCCCCTGATTTTTTAGGAGGAAACTACTATGGCTTGCAAAACAAGCTGCAAACTCTGCCCGCACTTGGTCATCAGTCAGGCAGTCACGTTTGCCGACGATACTCTGACCATCAACATCCCTGCTGGCGCATACCAGAACGGCGAAAAGTATTGCATTGTCGTTGCTCAGAGCTTGCCGGACACGACCACCATCAACGCCCCTGTGGTCATCACTATCGGCGCAGGCACGACCGCATACCCTCTGACCGACTGCAACTGCGCTCAGGCAACCGCTGAGAGCATCCACACTCGCACCCGATACGCTACCCGTGTGGCAACATCTGCCACTGGCACAGGCACGTTCAAATATCTTGGCTGCTTCTGCCGTTCCCACGCTGGCGCGCCTGCGTCCATTTCCTAAGGAGGTATTAGATTATGGGCAAGACTAATTTTCGCCGCATGATGATGCTCCGCGACCACGACAAAGACCGTGAGCCGGAACGTGACCGCCTTGAGGAAGAGCGTGACCGCAAGGAGCGTGAGCTGGAACGCCGTCTGCGTAAGCTGGAAGATGGCAACGACCGCTATTCTTACTATCCGCAGGAGGAGAACCGCTACATTGACCCATACCCTATCCCGCGCTACCCTGACGTAGAGTATGGGCGCAAGATGCCGCAGATTGGCTTCTCGCAGAACGGAGACTGGGACAAGCGGTCTGGGCAGTATGAGCATGGCGGTGCGGACAGCCGCTCCATCAAGATGCCACGCAAACACCTCACCCACGATGAAGCGGAGGAATGGTGCGACAGCATGGTAAATGCTGACGGCACGAAGGGCTGTCACTGGACGCTGGAACAGACACAGGACGTTGCCAAACAGCGCAATATCACCTGCGACCCGAACGATTTCTGGGCTGTCATGAACATGATGTACTCGGATTATTGTCAGGTCGCAAAGCGGCAGTCCGTTGACACTCCGGGCTTCTACGCTGACATGGCAAAAGCGTTCCTTGATGACACGGACGCTGTGGACGGCAAGGCGTATGCCTACTGGGACTGCGTGACAGATAAATAAAAACAACCCCCTGCATAGTTTAATCGGCTGTGCAGGGGATTACTTTCTATTATAATGATTAGTTTTACTCAAGCCAATTGATGAAATATCCGTTGTACTTAAACTCTTTTGCCTCATTCGCGGCCTTAATCAGATTCTCCGCAAAAGCAATCGCCTCATCCGGCGACAATGTTCGTCCAGGAAAACATACTTTGCTACCGATTGAAGTGTCAATTCCATCTCCACTTCTGCAAATTTCAATGCCGCTTCCGTAAGATTTCCTTCTCTGCTTCAAGTCTTCTATATTGTAATCAGAATATTTCACTTTGTCCATGTGAACTCTCCTCCTTAAATTTCAGCTTTTAGCTTGTTCCTCTTTTCTTCTGCATCTGTGTGGCTTGTATGTGCGCATTTTTCTCCCCTCACATAAATTATTTTTCTTTGGTGTAGTACAATTCCATATCTGCCTTGTACATATCAAGTTGTCTTTTGCTATCCACAAGTGTGTTAAAACTAAATCCCGCTGCAAAAGATACGGCAATGGACAAAATCAAGTGCGCTGCAACCCATTTCCCCGCAAAGATAAACGGAATCTGAACTGCTACGGCAAAAGCATCGAACAAAAGAATGTAAATGCCACGTTTAACCATTTTCTGTAAGCGGATAATACTTCCTTCGTAAAATTCCTTCGACCTCATCATACGTCAATCCTCCAAAAAATCTTCCCGTTCAGTTCTTTTCATCCAATACGAACTTTACGAGTTCTTCAATTTCTTCCAAATTGATGATTATTTCATACCATCCTGCTGAATGCCCTTTATCGTAAGCGTATTCCCAAATTTTTGCCGCTTTCTTTTCTGAAATCCCAAAACCGACTTCTTCTTGAATCGTCTTATAAATCTCTGCGTAGATTTCATCCTTGCGCTTCATTTTTTCTTGATTTAGTCGCTTAACTTCATTGTCGTAATCATCGTTATTCTTTTGCGCTTGTTCTTTGTTCCACTTCACCGACTTATCTTCATCAAACACAAAATTTGATGGAATTCGCTTGAAGCCATAAGGCTTGCATCCCATATTTGCCATTGCTTCATATTTCTGCCCAATATCAGTCCACACGTCATTCATCCAAGAAATCCTCCAACTCAATCTTCCCATCTGCAGCCGCAACTGCCAGAGCGTACACGAACTGTCCAATCGTCATGCCGTGCCGTCTGGCTTCACGGTTTATGTACTTGCGTTCTTCCTCGCTCATAAGGATGGTAATGCGCTTAGAACGCTTGCCATCACCGCTTGCAACACCCTGATGCGATTCCGGCATCGGGAATTTTTTCTTTGTCAAACCAGCTTCAGCCAGTGCGCCGGGTACATCGCCCTGTTCAATCAAACGCTGCACTTCTTTTGCCTGTTTCAGATTCTTCGGCTTACCTCTGCCTAACACGGCATCACTTGGCTTGCTTTCGCTGTCTTTGGCTTGCTTCGGCTTAATACTGCTTAATTCTGCTTCATTTGGCTGTGCATGGCTGTCTGTGGCATCACTAGGCTTAATTGGCTCTTGTTCGGCATTATTCGGCTTTGTTTGGCTTACTTCTTCTTCCTTTGGCTCACTTCGGCTTAATGTCTGTTCCGAAAAAACAGGCTGGAAGTCAAACCCGCCCAACAAGCCGGATGTTTTTTTGCTGGACTTTTTCATTTTTTATCCTCCTTTGGCGGCTTAGGCTGTTCCATCCAATGCGTGAGTTCGGCATTCATACTGTTTGAATAGTATCCATTTATGTCAGCATGAAAAACCGTTTTTCGGCTATCACAAAGAACCCATTCATCGTAGGCATCATCATATTTTGCAATAGCATTCTCGGCGACAGTTCCAAACATATTTGAAAGGCTCACGATATAAGTTCCTTTGTGTTGAGGTCGATTTTCTGGGTCATTGGCATCAATCCACCGTGCCACAGGCCGCAACGTTTCCGGGTCGATGATAGGCGCATTTATAATTTTTTCTTTTACAAGAGCAATTCCATCTCTCCAAGCGCCAGCTTCTTCCTTACTGTAATTCTTGAGTGTATAAAAGTTTTGCTCCAGTACTTTGTCTGCGTCAATCAATCTCATTTTTCTTCCCCCTCCGCAATCATTTTTGCCAGTGCCAAGAAATCCTCTGCGCTGGTGCTCTTTGCCGTATCACCGCTAAACAGGCTGTGCCGCTCTGCCTGTGCCTTACGAACGCCCATAGACGGTCTAATCTTCACGTCCAGCAGCCTTGTTCCCATGCTTTGTGCAATCACAGGAAGCTGCTCTACAACCTCTTTGGACAGGTTCTCACGGCTTTTGTACTGGTTTAGAAGCAGACCTTCAATCTTTAAAGTCGGGTTGAAGTATCTGCGAACGTCACCGATGGTCTGTAAAAGCTGGCTCAATCCGGCAAGCGCATATCGGTCTGCTGTAATAGGCACGATGATGCTATTAGCGGCGATCAGAGCGTTTACAAGCGCAAGACCGAGCTGCGGGGGAGTGTCCAGAACGATGTAATCGTACCGTTCTGACACGGATTCCAGTGCTTCACGCAGCCGGAAGTTCTTGCCAATGTCCCGGACAAGCTGCTCGTCAATGTCCTTCAATGCGTTGTCTGACGGCAGAATGTCACCGGCTTCGCAGTGCTGGATTCCTTCCTCTACCGTGCCCTGCCGGGTCATTACATCGAACAAAGTACATACGTCCTCTGTCTGTGCGCCGTATGTGTCCGTTGCGTTGCACTGTGCATCGCAGTCCACCAGCAACACTTTCTTTCCAAGCAACTGCAACGCACCAGCCAGACAGGTGCTTGTTGTGGTCTTTCCTGTGCCGCCCTTCTGGTTGGCGACAGCTATAATTTTTGCCATTTTATCACTCTTTCTTTATTCGTATATCGGCATTTCTGCCCACGCTTCCACTCTTGCAATAAAGCAATCGCACGAAGAAATGTTCAACCTCTGAAACGATGTGCTTACAAACTCGCCCTTTTCAATAAACGCTGCGACTGTGTTTGTTGCCGTTATAGATTCATCTTTCAGATAGACCGTTTTTACCGAACATAAGAACAGACCTTTCGTTCTTTCAATGATTTCTGTTTTTGGCATCCCATCATCTTTAACGGAATACCACACAATTTCCTGCTTCTTCATACCGCTCCTTTCTGCTTAATGTGCTGCATCTGGCTACTTTTGCAATGCTTCGATGGAATAGAACGCCGGCATATACCTATCCACAACGCCAGCCTTGTCCACGCTTCTAATCAGATAGCCAACAGGTCTGTCCGGGAACGGAGACCTATCCAAAGACAAAATATCCTTATACGCTGCCTTCACCGTGTCGTAAACCGCTTCTCTGCGTCTTGGTAGCTTGATTTCTGGATGCTCTTTCTTCATCCACTTCTCAACCACTTTTGCCACGTCAACGCAGTCCTGCTTTTCCAGTTCGTCACACACAGACCAGTCAAAATCCTCGTATCCGCTTCTGCGGGGCTTTCTCACGGCTTTTTGAGGTTCGATTGGTACTTCGCTTGCCTGTGCTTCAATCAACGTCTCAGACGCTTTAATTTTGGGCTTAAACTTGACTGCCACAGCTTTTCGTGCCACAAGGACTGGTTCATAGGTCACCACGATGTCCGACACGGCATTGATTTCATCCACCGCAACGTCAAGCACTCGTTTGCGAAGGTTCTTGTAAACATCGTAGCTCGCTTCCATCGCACCAAGCTGTTCTCTCAGTTTTTTCAGACTGATTTCATGCGGCTTGTTGTCCATGTTCATCCAATCCCGAAGAATCGAATAAAGCAGAATACTATACTGTGATTTCATCCGTGACGTGTAACGCAGCCGATACCGAACATAGCCGCTTTCGGCAATATCAAAAAAGATTGGTCGAAGGTCAGGGTTGCAAGTGATTGCCACAACATAAGACCTTGTTTCCGGCACATAGTCCAGTTTTGCCCTTGTGAAAAGGACAAAGCTCTCAAACGTGCCCTTCTCTTTGTCAATGGGAATCGACACCGTGTTTCCCAAAAAGTGCTTGATCTGCGGCTCAATCCTTCGTGCATCAAGGCTTTTTAACCCAAGCAGGTCTCTGTACTCTGCCAAAGTGAACTCCACACGGCTGCTACTTGGGTCTCTCGGATTTATTCTTGACAAGTAAACCTCTAGCAACCGAAGTTCGCCTGCCGTATAGTCCCTGAACTTCGCCCAAACAAGGGATTTGCTTTTCTCGACAAGGTTGTTGTCTGATATTTTTGGCATCCGCTCCTCCTTATGCCCTATAATTACGGCACTTCACGCCGTTCTGACGGCGGGAGCAGGTCATGCGCTTGCACCCTTCGCAACCACCGCAGGCTGCAATAGCAATAATGTCATACACAGGGCTGGCAATGATGGAGTAGTGGCAAAGCCCAACTTTCCAACTCCACCGGTTTTGTTCCTCCGTCTTGATGGCATCAGCAGGGACGGAATCCATACGGTCAGACAGTCCCTCGTTGTCGTACCGGGTGATGATGTGCCCAGTCAGGCGATAGCCGGGCTTTTCCGGGAACGCGAACGGCTCCCAATCCGGCTCCGCTGTTGCACTGATCGCAACAGAGTCAACCTTGACGGCGGGTTCGTCATCTTCAACAACAACCCGATAGTCATCATCGAATCTACGTTGCGCAGCTTCCTCTGCGGTGATTTCAGTGCGGTCGATGTCCTCACCGATCAGAAAATATTTTTTCATAATTCACGCCTCCTTTTTGCTGACATGATTATACCACATTTCGGGGGACGTGTCAATGATTTTTGTCCCCCATGGCTTGTTTTTTTGTCCCCCATGCCCTCGTCATTTTGTCCCCCATGACTTGTCAAAACGTCCCCCATGCTTTGTCATTTCGTCCCCCATCTACATATTATATATTAAACAAGAAATAAACAAGAGGTTAAATATCATCGTTAAATAGGCGATGACGATAATTTTCAACAATTTCTTTATTTTTCCATTCCAGCTTGTGGATAACTCAACCTTCCATTTGCTAAATAAAGTCTTTCTGGCAATGATTAGTCTTATCTAACGTGTACAAAATGCGAATGAAAAACTTTTGAGCCGGTGTTATGGGGGGACGGATTGACAAGCCACTCAATCGCAAACAACAAATTAGCGCTAATTCGTCATTTATTCCGTGCAAATATTGTCGATTTCCGGTCTATGGGGGACGGAATGACAAGGTAAAGGTATACCTAATCTGCATGAAACGTGTACAAAAAGTGGATAAACGTGGACAAAATGTTCCTCAAAAACTTCGATAATTCGACAATCAACCACTTATATTATTCGGATTTACGGTATAAGAATCGTTGGACTTCATAGCAGCTTCCGTTCCAGCATCTTGTGCCTGATAGAGAATCCCCATCTTCGGGGCGGTTCCGTTCGGGTCTGGGTCTGTCCCGGTAGCCTGCGCTATTTCATAGTTGCCCGATACCATCCGGCAGACAGAGACCCTGTCCTTCAACGGTGTGTGGAGGTTTGCCAGAACCTCCGTCAGCACACCCATATGGTCTGAGCCGTGATCTCCGTACCGGATATACAACAAGGCATCTATCTCATAGGAAGAACATTCCATCATAGCATCTATGAGAATCTGCCGCTTCTCCAGACCAGGAAGGTCATCTTCCAAATGCTCCAGCAGCCCCGGGTAAATGCAAGCGTCCATGTATCGAGCCGCCGATACACCACAGCAGGTAAACCAGCGCATAGCCGTTGGCAGGGAAATAGCTGCCAGGCCTTGTTCCCAATTGGCGACCGTGCCACGATTTATGCCCATCCGTGCCGCCAGCTTTTGCTGGCTTAGACCAGAGTGCATCCGTGCCATCTCTAATGCTTTGGCCGTTCTTACTAAATATTCATCCATAAATTCACGCCTTTTCAACAAAATTCTGCAAAACTGCCGGATTCGACAAGCCAAAAAATGGAAAAAGCTGCTATGGAGAACCAACAGCAGCCTGTGTTATAACTGTATTGTCAAAAAATTCCAAATAGAAAGGAAACAAAAAATGAAAAAAACTGCAATCTGGAACCATGAACGTATGCCAATCATCGACGGAATGCCTGCCAGCGTTCCCGATGGGCAGCCAAACACACCTGAGCCATGGGAGGAAAGCTAATGAACCAAACTGTAGATGATCTGATTGTCCCATACGCCCGCAGACGGACGCTGGAGCTTGTCCTGAGCCTTTCTGGGTACGAAGCTGATAAAGATGCTTACCTCGAAGCAAAAGGCATCCTGGAACGCGCCGTAGCCGCCTTAGACGATGGGCGCGACCCGGCAGATAACATCGAACGCATTGACGGACAGCTTGTAGAGCTGTGATTGGAGGAAAGATGGATAGGCGTTGTCCCTTTTGACTTGAACGCTCGTGGCTTCCCCGATGCAAAGTAACGGATGTGAAGAAAACGTTCGATTTTTGCGAAGTTGTTCAAATTATATTGACTACACAACCAAAAGATGTATAATCATATCAAATGAACATTCGTATTTACTGATCGGGAGGATATGCTGCAATGAGCGAACAAGAAAGAGCTAAGATTGACAGGTTTATCGCATGGCTGTTGGAACACCCTGATAAGATTCCGGCAGCGGAGCAAGCCTTAGGCCTAGAATAACAGAAAACCCCTTGCACAGAGCTACACCAGCCCGGCACAAGGGGTTTTTATTTTACCGGGTCAGAACCAGTTCTTTTTTCGGTTTCTACGGTAACGATATTTTCTGCCGTTGCCATATAGAGCACGGTCATTGCCTTTTAACAAGGCTTGCATGAACCAGAAGCAAAAGGCGCAGCCGCACAACAAGTAATACATGGGCTTACCTCACATCTTCTCGATCAGGTTCATCAGAGCTTCACGCTGCTCTTTCGGCATAGATTCAAGTTTTTTTCTAATCCGCTCCACTGCTGCATCGACTTCACTTTGCGGCTGCTGGGGCGGATTTTCTTTTTGTTCGCCAGTGAGAAGGTAGTCTACCGATACGTTGAAGTAGGCTGCAATTTTGGAGAGAACCTCTGCGGACAGGCTTTTGGTTCGACCAGCCTTTAGTTCGGAAAGAAAACTACGGCGAATTCCGATGTTGGCACAAAGGGTTCCGTCTTTGATGCCCTCTTTTTCGCAGAGTGCATGGATGTTGCTGTACAAGTCCGACATAAGAACACTCCCATATTTGTGCAAGTATACAAATGCACAGGATTTTGTACAAAAGAGTTGACTTGTACAGATGTCTGTACTATAATACAGACATGGGCAGTACAGAACGCTGTACAATATAAACTCTCTACACCCTTATATTAGTACAGTTTTCCGTACATGTCAATAGATTTTAGCAAATGGAGGTGGAATTTTGAAAGAAAACTTCCGTTCTGGCTTTGAGCTGGAAGTGAAGATGAAGCTGTTGCAGCGAGGTATGAAGCAAACGGAGCTGATTCAGGCGGTTCAAAGCGATACTGGATTGTTCCTTGACGATTCGTACCTCTACAAGATTCTTCGTGGCGAGCGAAAGCCGGAAAAAATTATCCAGAGCATCTGCAAGATTCTTGAAATCGAACAGAAGGAGGAATGAACATGGAGAAGATCATCACCTTAAAGGTTGACCTTGAGCACCCGGACGATGCGCACTACGCCATCGACAAGGCTGCGGAAGCCTACGAAGGAAGCAAAAAGCGCTGGGATGCCTTTGAAATCAACGAAGCCAAAAGCAGAGCGCGAGATATTTTGTACAGCCTGTGCAACGATGGTTACAGCATGATCTGGACGATCACTGATGGCGCTGCCGGGCTGACGATCTGGAACGATCTCAACGGGCCAAGCGTTGGTCAGTGTTATATGACCGAAGAAGGGCTATATGATATTTGGGTCGAAAGGCTGGTTGCGCTGTGCATTGCCACAGGTCGGGAAGTCCCGAAGTTCATCACAGACAAGGCTGGTGAGTGCTGGTGACGAATTTCCGCAGGGCGCGAAGCCGCAAGCGCAGACTGAAGCTGGCAATGGCTGCTGGCGTCTCCAGAAACGATGCCAACAAGGCGCTTTTGATGGAGAAATCCATCAACCAATGCTTTGAGCGCCACAATCGGGAAGCCAGACCGAAAGAGGAGATGCAGCGTGAAGATTAAATATTGCGAGCGTTGTGGTCTATTTCTTGGTTTGGTAAACCCTACAAAGAGATATTGCTCGGAGTGCAAGCACAAAATGGACAAGGAACGTGATAAAAAGCGTAAAAAAGGCGCCTACAGAACGAAAACGCAAGAGCTAGAGAAACAAGAAAAAGCGTTTCCGTCTATCGGAGAAGTTCAAGCGCTTGCTGACAAGCTCGGCAAACACTACGGCGAAGTATCAAGGATGCTTGCGTCAGGAGAGCTGACCTATGAACGGTAAATACTACCGCCAGCGGGAAATCCGCTGGCACAGCCGGGAAAAAGAACGGCTGGAACGCATCCAACGTAATCGAAGGATGGCAAACAATGAAGAAAGCAATAAGCAACTTCAACAAAAGCAGTCCGTGGCAGAATCGCTGGCAAGAGGGTGAACCTTTAAGACTGGAACATATTGAGAAAGAAAGAGTGAACAAAAATGAAAAAAATCAAAGTAAGAATCACATTCATCGAAGCAGTTCTCGGCACATGGCCTAGCAACCAGAACATTGCACGCGAGTTCATTGCCAGCAAGTCCCCGGATGCAAACACCATTGAGGACGAGGTTGCAGCTCTGGGTGCCGACGCGGTAGCAGACAAGGGCATGACGGTTTTCCCCAGGAACGAGAACGGCGAACCTATCTTGTATGACTACCAAATCAAGGGGTTCTTTAAGGATTCCTGCGGCATGCTGGGTCGTATCGGCGGCAAGACCGAGACTGGCAAGAAGAAGGCCGTGAACGAAAGCGGCAAGCTGACGGCCTACAAGAAGGTCATTGATGGGTTGATTTTCGTTCAGCCACGCATGATTCCCATTCATGTAAACGGCGAGATTACCGAGTGCCAGCGCCCACTCCGCGCACAGACGGCACAGGGCGAACGTGTCAGCCTTGCTAACAGCGAGCAGATTCCAGCTGGTTCAACCTGTGAGTTTGAAATTGTTCTTCTGGATGATTCTCACGAGAAGGTCGTGCGTGAGTGGTTGGACTACGGCGCTCTGCGTGGTATCGGCCAGTGGCGCAACAGCGGCAAAGGCCGTTATACCTACGAAGTTCTTGACTGAGTGCAATGGAATTGCATAGACAAGCCCTGATTTGCTCCGCAACGGCACAGTTCGGAATTGCTGATAACAGCATGGCTATGGCATTGCCGTGAGACGCGACGCAAAGGAAATGCAACGAATTGAGGAGATTTGCAAAGGCATGGAAGCGCGTGGAAGAGCAAGGAACAGCAACGGCTATGGATGCAAGGTGTAGCTTTGATAAGCAAAGGAAAGGCAGCGCAGAACATAGCGAAGGAATTGCATAGACCAGCTATGGCATGGAAAAAATAAACGAAAGGGGATAGAAATGAAAGCACTTGTGGAAATCGCCCTAATCTGGGGCATCGTTCTGGCGTTGATTCTTGCAGCGTTCCTTTTGAACCTGTGGCTGGTACATCTCGTTGAACTACTGGTCGGCGCAAAAGGAACATGGGGAATCATTGTGGCAGCCGCTGTAATGGCAACCGGATGGATTTTTAATTTTGGCAGTAAAAAGGAGAACCAATGAAAACTTTGAAAGGAACAGCATTGTCCATGATCGGTCTTGTCGTGGCAATTGCAGCAGTCGGGTGCGGTGACACGATTCAGGGCTGTCAGACCACCGCGCAGATGTTCGGCTGGGTGATTGTATCTTGCGGTCTGCTGGCGACGTCTATCGTTCTGTGCGCGCTGGCTGTTAGCGCTGAAGAGGAAGAACGCAGCGAACGCGAGCGCCGGAAAATCAAGCGTGTTGCCCACCACACCAGCGAATGGAGGGATGCTTGATGAAGTGCCCGATGTGCGGTAGTGACAACATTACAACGGTTGATAGCCGGTCTGACCACGACAGCATCGTTCGCCGCAAGAAGTGCATTTCCTGTAACCATCGGTGGTCTACCATCGAAATCGACAAAGACCAGTGGTACAGCGCACTGCAAATCAAAGAGGAACGCAAGAGAGGAAGACCAAAAGATGATTAACCTTGACAGATTCGGTGGTGAAACAGAGCCGGAGGACGGCGTATACTTTATGACCAACAAGCAGATGGCGGAAGCGAAAGAAGCTGACCGGTTGGCAGCGATTGAGGACTTGCAGTCCGAGATTGATGACAGGGAAGCAGAGCTGAAAGACCTCCGTGCGCAGTTGGCAGACCTGATGGCTGGTTGATTTTGTACAGCCGAATTAAGCCGAAGTAAGAATAATGAAGCCTAATGAAGCCGAAGAAAGGAAAGAAAATGGGCAAATACAAGAAAGAAATCAAACATTGCACAAGATGCAACAAGCCATTTTCGGCATACCCGGAAAACGATGAAAAACTTTGCGCAAATTGCAAAAAAGCAGATTACGAGAAAATGCTTAAGCTGAATGGCCATACGCCGAAGCATCGTCTGGTAAGAAGCGTGGGTGACTCCTTTATGGAACTTTCTGCTATTCCTAATACGTTAAGCGCCGCTCAAAGGGATAATACCGTTTCCATTCAAAAGACGTGCCGTGACTGCGGCAAGCCTTTTGAAATTACCAGAGCAGAGCGCATTTTCTTTGAATCGCATAACATGGCACTGCCAAAGCGTTGCCCGGCTTGCCGTAAAGCGAGGGAAGAAGCGAGGAAGGAGAATAACTGATGGCAGTATTAGTAATGGTCTATGGTCATTCCGGCAGCGGAAAGTCCGCTTCGCTTCGGAATTTTGACCCGGAACAGGTGGCGGTTATCAACGTGCTTGGTAAGCCGTTGCCGTTCAGAAGCAGCATGAAAACGTACATTACCAATGATTACGGCAAGATTGATGCCGCAATCCACAGCACCAAGCGGAAGTCCATCGTCATTGATGATGCCACCTACCTTATGACCGGCGAGTTCATGCGGAACGCAAAGGTCGCCGGATACCAGAAGTTCACCGACATGGCAGCCAACTTCAACGCCTTGCTGATGCGGGCGAAGGAACTGCCGGACGATGTGGTGGTCTACTTTTTCGGGCACAGCGAATGTGGAGAAAACGGTGGAGAAAAATTCAAGACTGTTGGGAAAATGCTAGACGAAAAAGTCTGCATCGAAGGGTACTTCACCATCGTCCTAAAAACCGTTGTACAGGATGGGCGATACCTGTTCAGCACTCGCAACGATGGGATGGACACCGTGAAAACCCCTCTTGGGATGTTCAACGATGCGCTGATCGAGAACGACCTTGCCGCTGTAGACAAGACTATCCGTGAGTATTACAACATCCCGGTTCAGCCGGATAACAAAGGAGAGTAACAGATGAAGAACATCAACTGGAATGACGTACAGGAAGCCACCGAACGCCGCGACCTGCCTGTCGGCGGCTATGTTGCTGGTATCTGCAAGGCAACGGACGAACCCGCAAAGGAACGCCTGAACATCGAGTGGGAAGTTGCAGAGGGCGAATTCAAGGGCTACTGGCGTGAGCAGACCGCTTCCCTTATCGAGCGCGGCAAGCTGAATCCTGGCGAATGGGCATGGGGCGGCAAGACCATCAAGAGCTATAAGGAAAAGGCACTGCCGTTCTTCAAGGGCTTTATCACCGCTGTGGAGCAGTCCAATCCCGGTTATAAGTTCAATAACGATGAAAAAACCCTGCGTGGCAAGCTGGTCGGTGTGGTTCTCCGTGAGGAAGAATACATGGGTAACGATGGGAACATCAAGACGAAGCTTGTCGTTGACCGTTTCACCAGTGTTGACAAGATTCGTTCCGGTGACTATGAGGTCAGACCGAAGAAAACGCTGGCTGGTGGGTCTGGTTCTTCGCCTGATACCGGCGACTTTGCCGTAATTCAGGACAGTGAAGATTTGCCGTTTTAAAATAACGCATCAACGTAAATTTCAGAAAGAGTGATAAGATGAGAAAAGAAATCGAAATCAATGTTAAGCACATGGTTTCACCTGATGCAACAAGTTGTGCATACGGAGAGGATGTTGATGGATATGTAATGGCTTGCCATTATCACGTCCGAAGAAACAGAACACACGGAAGAAAGGCTCCTATGGAATTTGACCTTCCTAAATGTCTTTTGTTTGAGTGCTGGCTTGATAAGCCGTTTCATAAATGCGAAGCCTGTAAACAAGCTTGCAAAGACAAAACGGACTGATCGCCTACCTTATATAAGAGCTGCGCTATCTGGCTATACGGGCGTTTGGAAAGATGAAAGTGTTGATTGCTTGCGAGGAATCGCAAGAGGTATGCAAAGCCTTTCGTGCAAAAGGTCACGAAGCCTACTCCTGCGACATCCAGGAACCGTCCGGTGGGCATCCTGAGTGGCATATTCTTGGAGATGCGCTCAAGGCTCTGGAGGGGGGGGCAAATCGTTACGATGGACGGCATGGCGCACGAAGTCGGGAAGTGGGATTTGCTCATTGCACATCCACCTTGCACACACCTGGCTGTTTCTGGTGCACGGTGGTTTACGGAGGGAAGAAAGCCTCTCAGCTTGCGCTTTGAAGCGGCTGCGTTTTTTATGAAGTTTGCAGAAGCAGATATTCCGCGAATTGCCATTGAAAACCCGGTGTGTGTAATGTCTACGTTATACAGAAAGCCAGACCAGATTATCAATCCATGGCAATTTGGGCACCCGGAGCAAAAAAAGACCTGCTTGTGGTTAAAAAATCTTCCCAGGCTAACCGAAACCGACAATGTATATGAAGACATGATTTCTCTTCCAGTTAAAGAAAGAACCAGGATATGGCAGCTTGGAAGCGGCCATGCAAAAGAACGAAGTAAAACTTATCCAGGCATTGCAAGAGCAATGTCAGAACAATGGGGTTGATAAAATGATTACCTGTTGCCTCAACTGCATATCACGCTGCACAGCTTGCCACGACACTTGCGAGAAGTACAAGGCAGAGAAGGAAGACTTCGAAGAGCGCAAGGCATTCGTGCATGAGTTGAACCACAGCCAGAGCGTGTACCACCGCAACTACGAGGACAAGCACCGGGAACGTGGCAAGAAGCGGTTTATCGGAAGCGAATTTAGAGGTGAACGAGGATGAAAAGAAAGTATAAGCCGGGCGGTTACATCATTTCACTTGATGACTTGATGAAACAGGAGTTTGTTTACTGCGCCGGAAAACTTGTTCACAAAGGCTGGTTTGGTAGCTGGCAACTGCGATATGCAAATAGCGAACTTGCTCGGCTACGTATCAGAGAAGCAAAAAAAATCGAGGACAACACATGAACACCGGAAAGCAGTTTGAAGCAGATTTCAAGGCATCTGTTCCACCCGATGCGTGGTGCTACCGACTGAAAGACAGCGCTGCCACCTACTACGGCGGCAACGAGAACCTGTCCTTCTCCATCGATAACATCTGCGACTTCCTTGTGTACCGTTACCCGATGAACCACCTGTTTGAGCTGAAAACCATTGAAACGCCCTCTATCCCTCTGGAAAAGGTGTTCGGTAAGTACGACAAGGCAAAGTGCAAATACCGTAAGGAAAAGCACATCACGGACATGGTGGATGCAATGGGGTACAGCGGTCAGACCGCCCATGTGATAGTCAATTACCGGGCGGTCAACCGCACCTTTGCAATTCCAGCCAGCAAGGTTCTGGCGTTCCGATACAACGAGAACCGCAAGAGCATCCCTTGGCAGTGGGCAGAACAAGAGGGGATAGAAGTCAAAGCAAAAAGGCTGCGTGTCCATTGGCGATATGACGTGGATAAGTTACTAAAGAGATTGGAGAAAAAATGAGCGAAATTTGTTTATGCGACCGTTGCGGAGATGCGTTTGAGATTGAATATGGATTCACAGGAAACGGAATCCGAAAAATCGTTGTGAGCCCAGACGGATATGAGCGTTCTTCCGAGTGCTGTTCAATGCTCTGCCCCTCTTGCATGGCTGCACTCAACGACTGGCTGAAAGGAGAACAGAAGTGAGTAAGAAAATTTCAGAAATTCTGCCCAAGACCGAAATCTTGGCGCAGTTGGCAGAAGAAGCGTCTGAACTGGCACAGGCTGCGTTGAAGCTGCGCCGTGCGCTGGATGGCACGAACCCGACACCGAAGAGCGTTGCGGAGTGCGAAGCAAATCTGATGGAAGAATTTGCGGACATAAGTAACGCAGTCAATGCTTTATGCGATGCTTGGTTTGGAGATAGCCTCGATTCCGAATGCGAATTTTGGGACGCAGAGCTTGAAATTGAGGACGCTAAATACAAACGTTGGCTCTCTCGCTTTGAAGCAAAGGAGAATAAAAATGGCTGAATATCATGTTGGATGCGGGCTATTCGGAACCATTTATGCCGGAACGATGATGAAGCAGCGGAAAGATGGATTGCAGTTATGGAGAAGCAAGTCTGATGTGACCGATGAAGCAGTTTCCGCTGTTCTGTCTCATTTTATTACTGAAATGGAGCGTTCCGACAAAACGAAGCTCGAAAAGGTGTGGGGCGTTATTGGAAACAAGAAGCTAAAAGTTACATTCGAGCTTTCCACCGATAAGGAGCAGTCGGATGAATAAATTCGGAAACTGCCCTCTATGCGGTAAACAGGTCAAGCCGACCAACCTCCGCAAAATCGCACGGCAAAACCAGTTGTACGGATTTCGCATGGCTCTGGATGGCATCGCAACCACATGGGGCGCACTGATTCAGAACCTTCGGTGCGATGCAGACCTAACCGATGAACAGGTGCAGAAAATCATCCGCATTGGTGACAGGTACTGGGAGATGGTTGGGCAGTTCAAGAACGAGGATATGACACCTGACGAGTTTGCGGATTACATTACCGCAAAGTCAGAGCAGGTCGAAAAAGAGCTGAGAGAAAGGTGGAGCTAACAATGTTTGAATTTGTAACTCGCTGGCTGGTCTGCCTAGTTCTGCTGGCGGTAGTAGTTCAGTCTGAACGGACAATCAAGTACATGACAGACAACCTATTTGAGAAACAGAAGTCAATGATTGCCTGGCTGTTCGTCAACGTGTATCTGATCGTTGGCACGGCGGTTACGATGTGGTGGAAATGATGGACAACGAACTTTACTGCCCAATGAAACTAACCAGCAATCCGCTTGGTCGGTGCATCTGCGAAAAAGAAAAGTGCGCTTGGTGGCGGCAGTTGGACGGTTGCTGTGCAGTCTGGTGGATTGCAACCGAGCTGGATAAAATCGAAACGAAAATGAAGAGGTGATAACTCTTGGCAACACCCCCGAAGCGTGGTCGTGGCAGACCGCCGCTGACTGAAGCTGAAAAGAAAAAGCGTGAGAAGCGGGCACAAAAGGCAAAAGAGCAAGCCGCTGCGAAGCGTGAGAAAGAGCGAGAGAAGAAGAAACAGCAGATGCTTAACAAGCGGAAATCTATCCGATCACAGGTGAGTAAAAAAATGAAAGAACAACAAGAGTTGGCTATCGAGAAATCGAAGATGATGAACACAGGCGATTTGCAGTCAAGAATCGGAGATGAAGAGGACAAGAAAGTTGTCGGCATGATTGCCGCAAAGTATTTTGGCGACCTTCCGAGCGTGGACATGAACAACCCCATTGAAGTGCAGCAGCGCCTTGACTTCTTCTTTGACGCTTGCATCGAAGCCAGAATCTCCCCTGTGGTGGAATGGATTGCATTGGTTCTTGGCATCGAATGGCCTAGCCTGAGACAGATTATGACAGGCAAACGCCGTGACGACAGCTTGCAGCAGAAGTACATCCTGAAGTTAATTCTGCAAATGCAGTCCATGTGGGCATACAACGGTATGTATGGTCAAGAGAACCCGGCAGAGTGGATTTTTCGAGCCAAGAACTACTTCGGTATGCGTGACAACGTGGAAGTCACCGTTGCGCCGCCTGAACAGCCGTTGGGCGATGCCCAGAGCGCAGAACAGCTTGCCCAGAAGTACCAGACGGCTTTGCCGAAGGGGATTGACGTGGATTACAGAGAGGTGGAAGAACATGACTAACGGAGATTTTATTCGCTCTATGACGGACGATGACATCAGGGAAAACCTGACACCGGGCATCTGCGAGCTTATCAAGCATCGAGACCCGGAGCGTTGCCAAAACCGTGAGCATTGCTTCCATTGCGTCAAGGACTGGCTGAAAGAGAAAAACAAAATCATGGTGAGGGCTGACAAATGGGAAAATTGATTGACTTCTCCGACACTTGCCTACGCACGTTCCTGCCTGTCCTCTTGCAAGACCACACGACAGGAAAGAACATCATTTGGGCGACAGACCCGCCGCCTGAACTTGGCGTGGGCTTTGCAGATGAAATCACGATGGAACAACTGGACAAGGTTCAACTTGTTCCTCGTGTGCAGAAACAAATTGCAGACCAGAAGAAGCGCACCAGCAAAAAAGCAGAGGTGTTTACGCCGACTTGGGTTTGCAAGAAGATGACAGACGTTGCCGAAAACGACCTGAAAGGTGAGGACTGGAAGGAGTATATCAACAAGACTTGCCTTGAAGTCACCTGTGGAGAAGCACCGTTCCTCACAAGCCGATACGACACCACGACAGGGCAGATGATTGCCGTGCCGGACAGAATCGGTCTGCTGGATAGGAAGCTAAATGTTCTGGCAGAGCAGTTCCATGACTACGATATGTGGATGTGCTGGGCAATCAGCGCCTACGCATCGACATACGGCTATGAATGGCAAGGGGACAATCTCTTGCTGGCACGGTGCAATCTGTTTCTGACGCTGGTTGAAAATTTCAGGTATCGGTTTGATGCAAAACGGCTTGAAATTGGCTGTATGCCTATGTTTCTTGATTGCATTGCAGAGATCATCTCATGGAACGTCTGGCAAATGGATGGTCTGAAAAAGACCGTGCCGGGAACGGACATTCCGTGCAAAATCAAAGACTGGAAAGCCTACAAAGAAATCCTGTTTAAGGATGTTAAGGAGGATGACTAACATGGGATTGTACAAAGTGCCTGTTGAATGGAGAGAACGTGGATATTTACTTGTTCATGCTTCTACTCAAAAAGAAGCAGCGAAAGTCGCAATGAACGGTCTCGACATATACCCTTTGCATAATCAGCCGATTGGTGGAAGCCTTAAACTTGCATTTCCAGAAGGCTCCGAAACTGAATATATTGCAAGGGTAGCGCCGGGTTTTGAGGAGGACGACTAATGCAGACTGACAGAGGACTCTACCACAAGCGAGTATGCGACCGCTGCGGAGCGGTACAGGGCTGTAGAATGATGAACCCTGACGAATACTTCAAAGACTGGGCGTGGCGCAGGGGCACCGGCGACCTGTGCCCGGAGTGCTATGAGGAGTATAAGCGAGTGATCGGACGGTTCAATGCCAACAGAAGGAGAAATAGAGGGCAGATATAATGAAAAAGTGCGCTCTTTACAGGTGCAAACAGTGCTTTGCGACCATGACGGACGAAAGCGATGTCAGAATCGACAAAGACATTGTTGATTGGATGTTTGAAAACGAAATGGAAGAAAGTAAAATTGGGTTTATCGCAAAATTCAAAATAAGCGATAAAGTCCTCATTCATCGTTGCGCCAACAACACTGTTGGTTTATGTGAGTTTATCGGATGGAAGGAGATAGAGGAATGAACTTCTATTGTACCACCGAACATTGCTCTTGCATGGGCATCAAGCAGTTTTCTGCTGGCAAGGCTGTCCGATGTACGGCAGAAACCTGTAAGAACAAATCCGAGCCGTCCTGCGGCTCTTGCAAATGGTACGCAGAGCCGGAGGGCGTGTGCGTGAACGACCAGTCAGAACACGTTGCAGACTTCGTGTGGGATGAACGTGGCTGCAAGGAATGGGAGAAAAGAAAAAATGACAACTAAAGAAACATTCGCCATATTTGTTTTGGGGTCGCTCATAACATTCTTTGTTGGAGCCTTTGTCACGATTTTTGAAATGTTTCTTTGGGATATGACCGATGACATTTCGCTTGGATGGTCGTGGAAGCATCCAGAACGTTCTACAATTATTCATGTAATAATAATTGCGGTTATTAACGCCACTGTCTTTGGCGGTGGTCTTTTGGCTGTATGGCTGGCGAAAGGATGAGAAAATGAGCTATGATATTTCGCTGTGCGATCCTGTAACGCACGAACCGCTCAAAGCAGATAGTACGCATTTTATCGCTGGTGGTATGCTCGCTATGGGCGGAACGAAAGAACTGTGGCTCAACGTCACCTATAATTACGGTCGCTTCTATTATCAACCGGAAGTGTTTGGTGAGAACGGCATCCGCTCCATCTATGGCAAAACAGGCGCAGAAAGCATCCCGATGCTAGAAAAGGCTATTGCTGCTTTGGGTGATGATGTTGACGACAGAAACTACTGGAACGCAACAGAAGGCAATGCGAAACGTGCGCTGTACGGTCTGCTGGCGTTTGCAAAAATGCGCCCTGATGGTGTATTGGAGGGCGATTGAGTGAATAGCACGATATGGCATCCAGCAAGCGAACCGCCGAAAAAGCGAACGACACCTTTGTTGCTTGCTAATAAGACAACGTGGCGTGATAAAGATGGAAAAATGTTGCAATGATTCTCGCCAACAGCGTACTTTCTCGGCTGTTACGCAGACGGTCAGTTCTGGGACGAGATAGGCGAGAGACTGCCGAAAGATGTGACGGTGACGCATTGGATGGCGTTTCCGATGGTATAGGAGGGCTTATGGAAAAGAATGTCGTTGTTACGCAAGATATGGTTGACGCATTCACAGAGGAAATGCAGGAAGCATACAAAAAGTACGGTGATGATGAAGAAATCGTTCACATCATGATTGGCGGCATCATGTGTGAAACCTTAAAAAAGCTGGGATTTGCAGAAGGTGTGAGAATCTTTAACGAAGCACCGAAATGGTATGCGTAAGGAGCAGTAAACATGACGAACAAGAAGTTTGGAATCATCGTTATGGACTTGAGCCTTTTCGACTTTGGGCCGAAACCGCCTTGCGGGTACATCAAGGCAAAACATATCCGCCCAGCGTACGGCAAAGGCGCAAGGCCTGTCAAGGCGCATAAGCGAATCACGAGAACGAGAGAGGGATTCAGAAAATGAAAAACTTGTCAAAGAAGCACCTGAAACAGATTTACAGGCGCAGAAACAATTTCACTATGCTGAGCCGGTTCTTCCGCTCTGCACCAAGTAATCGAGATGATTACAGCAAGCTGATGGACTGGCGTTGGAGCATGTGTACGAACGTCTACTACATGATTCCGGGTGAGAAAATTAAGAGAAGGAGCAAAAGGACATGAGCATGGACGAAAAGGGTAAAAAATGGAAGAACTCAAAAGATGCCCATTCTGCGGAAAGAACGCAGTTTACATTGGTGTATGTGACGATGAAGGCAACTTTCATGGTCATTTGGGATGCGAGTACGAACAAGACCCGTGGAGCGGGCTTTCTTATGACTTGCATCACGAAGGATGGGGCAAATGTATCCTTTGCACGGATGGAGACAATCAAAGCATGGGTGGCGCACTGTTTGACACGGCAGAGGATGCTGTCGAAGCATGGAACAAACGCTACAAAGAGGATTGAGCATGGACAAAAAACGAGACAGCTTTACATTCCAACGATACTACTTTGAAGCCATCTCCACACTCAAAAGTAAAGAGAAGTTGGAACTCTACGATGCAATCTGTGCATACGTTTTTGAAGAAAAAGACACAACTTTGAACTCAAAAAAGGCAGAATCTTGTTTCGTTTTGATTAAACATCTGCTCGATGAAGAATCAAAAAGAAGCGATATTGCGTCAAAAGGATGGTCTACACGAAAGTCATCTCATCCTCATATCATAAGTGAGATGAAGGTCAGCTCATCTATGAATTCAAAGTCAGATGACAATGAACCCATTGTATCAACTGACAGTCAGATGAACGTCAAGACCCTGCCGGAGAGTGCAGTCAAAAAGAAACCTGACATCTTCTCCGACTTTGCTCGTGGCGATAAAGCCCTGCTGGAATCCCTGCGAGAGTTCGCACAGATGCGTACAAGAATCAAAAAGCCTATGACAGACCGGGCAAAACAGATGCTCTGCAACAAGCTGGAAAAGTTTGATCGGCATGACTGGAAAGCCATACTTGACCAGAGTATCTATGCAGGATGGCAGGACATTTACGCATTGAAACAGGATGACCAGTACGAGCAAAGTACGGAGATGGAGTTTCCTAGACTATGACAATGGACGTTCAAACGGTATTTATCGGTGCGCTGATGCTCTGCAAGCCGGGCGTTGTGGATGAAACCATACCAGACCTTGAACTTGACTTGTTCAGACCTGAGCTGAGAGATGCTTTTGCGGCTGTTCAGGGATATTGGACGGCTAGGGGTAAGATAGATATAGTCGAGATAAACACGCAGCATCCAGACGTAGCGCAGACGCTCTTGGCGTGTGTACAAACCTGTGAATCAGAGTGTGTACGAATTGACAGGGAGCAGATGCAGCGTTGGACACAGCTTATCAGAGAACAAGCTGCACTCACTCGTGTGCAAAGTCTGGCATTTCAGATGACCAGCGAACTTACCGACTATTCTGATCTATCAGACATTTACCAGCAGATGGGCGAAGCAATGAGCCTGAAAGCTGAGGAAGAAGATGCGTGGACATACGAGGATGTGCTGAACGACTATGTGCTTCACATGGACGAGAAGCCTGTGTATATCAAGACAGGCCTAGAGCGTCTGGATGAAGCGCTGCACATCTCACCGGGTGATTTTATTATCATCGGCGGCAGACCGTCTGCGGGCAAGACAGCCCTGTCTCTGCAAATAGCAGCAAGCATGGCAAAGCAGAACCATACCGTGTACTATTTCAGTCTAGAAACCAGCAAACGCAAGCTGGGCGCACGTCTGATGGCTAATCAGATATACTGCCCTCTGGACACGGTGAAAAATAAGGCGGTCAGCTTGAATGAGATTGACGGACAGGCAAAGAACATGAAGATGCCCCTATATATCCGCTCCGCTGCCGGGAAGAACGTGGCGTGGATGAAGGCTCAGGCTCTCCGTAAAAAGGCTCAGGTCATCTTCGTAGACTATCTTCAACTCATCCACGAAACGGGCGCAAAGGACAGATATGCCGCCATTACAGCTATATCCATTGCCCTGCACGAACTGGCACAGACCACAGGCATTGTCGTGGTGGCACTGGCACAGCTTAATCGAAACCCATCCAAGCCCGGAGCAACGCCTGCTAACTCCGACTTGCGAGAGAGCGGACAGATTGAACAGGACGCAGATGCAATCATCCTTCTGTCCGGCGATAACCCCGACAAGTACCTGTTCCGGCTGAGCAAGAACAAGGAAGGTGGGATAGGCGACCTTCCCATTACGTTTAACAAGCAGATTCAACGGTTCCAAGAGTATACTTGGATGGATTGAAAGGAGAAACACATGGATACATTGGATAAGTTCATAGACAACGTACAAGCAGGAAAGGGAAGATACGGTCTGTGTGATGCTTGCCTGAACCGTAAAGGAGACTACTGCTTGTTTTACAATTTGTATCGGCGAGACGAGAACGGAAAGCATACTGTAACGGCTCAAAAACTCGAAAGGGTAGAACGATGCAACTCTTTTAACTATGCTGGATGGCTGATATAAGCCTATAATCGCTTCTGCGTTCGTATTATCCCAGTAGAATAGGCAAGAAAAACAGATAACAGGGTCAGGGCGATAAAGTTATCATTTGAACCTGTTGGAATGATTTTTCTATTGAGTTTTCAAGGAGAAGGAACATGAAATCAAAATGGGACACTGCGCATAGAAATCCTTTTGAAGATTTGATGAAATGGCACGATAGCATTTTGCAAAGCCAAAAACGAAAAGAGGAAATCGTGAAATCTGTGAAGAACGGATATGGAAAATACGGATTGTGTGATGCTTGTCATAATAGGCTGGATGACGAATGCTTGCTAAACGGAGTGCGTGTTGGAACGGAAATTTTTAAGAAAGAAAGGCTGGAAAGGACAGAGGAATGCCCGTTTTTTAATTGTCGATGATAAAATCACATGGTGTAGCAGGGCTGTCAGCAATGGCAGCCTTTTACATATACGCACACAGAAGCCCTACAAACGCTTTTAGCGTCAGATGACAAACTTATCGGCTAAATACAGAAAACAGCTCTGGCACGGCTCTACGGGGCTGTGAGCGCATTGTAGAGGTCTACGACTATTGCAGGAGGAGAAAATGGAATACATGACAACCGATACAAAGGTCAATGGGTACATGGTCTACCCTCGATTCCTCTCGACTATTGGCGTTAGCCCAACAGAGAAAATTGTTTACATTTACCTGTTCAATCGTGCAAGGTCGTCACAGAGGGCAAGCAGAAGCGGAAAGTTTGCTGACCAACTAGGGCGAGTATACATCGTGTATCCCATCAAAGACCTTGCTGCCGATACTGGATTCACAGAACGATGGGTCAAGAAGTCTCTGAAAGAGCTGGAAGAAGCCGGGTTGATCGAGCGCAAGCGTGAAGGCAAGAACAAGCCCGATAAGATATACGTCAAAGTGCCGGAAAAATCGTCAAAGAGCGAAAGGGGAGGTGAACAATCATTCACCTCTGAGGGGAACGATACTTCACCTGTGAGGGGAACAATCGTTCACCTCCTTAATATAGAAGAAAAGAAAAGAAAAAAAGTTATTAAGAAAGCGGGCGACCCGCCCGATGGGAACGCCAGCACGCCGGACTTCGAGGATGTGAGCGAGTATTTTTTGGACGCTGGATGTGAAAACAGGCTTGCCAGCAGGTTCATGAACTACTATGAGGGAACAGGTTGGATGACCAAGACCGGAAAGCCTATAACAAACTGGAAGGCCTTTGCTGATATGTGGATTGACAGAGAGCAAGAGAAGCAACAGTACAGTGAACCAGAGTTCAATCGCCTATAAAGGTTCCTTCCCCCTACAACCCTCTATCTCCAAAAGCTATACCGTTAGCCAGCAGAGCAGACCGTAGGCGAGAACTAGCGTGAGGTTCGGACTGGTGGATGGCCTACGACTATTCCAGACATGGAGAATTGACTTCATTTTGTAGTCGTTTGAATATGTACAAATGTTGCATAGCGGTATGAGCAATTGATTACAGATTGAAAGCGACTGACCAGTCGGATAGTTTTATTAGACGGTTAAAAGTATTGAGGTATTTGCCAAATGAATAATCCTATTTGATTGGTATGATATGATTGTAGTTGTCAGTAATTAAATCGGAGGAGAACGAGCCGAATCGGATGATACGACTATTACGGTGGAATAATAGTTAAAAAGATTGAGTAATTGCCTTCGGCTATTATAATAAGTACGATTGTTAAAGATTTTGAAGCAATGTGATTGGGATTAAAATTGACGGGTGTCTTTACACATATTGATTTTTTGGGGGGTCGGATGGCTTAGCGACTATCGCATCTCACTTCCCATAAAAGGCGAACGACTATTTCACACAAAAAACACACGACTATTTGACGATGATTCGCAAGAAAATCCTACGACTATTGGCTACGACTATACCAGCCGGAACGTTACGACTATTGCTGACCTCTATTAGCTATCGGGCGAAAGCCCGAAAAGAGAAGCGGCGATAAGCCGCCAATGGTTCCGCGCCGCCGTGCCAGGGAAAAAACATAATGCTAGGCTAATGCCAGGCTAACCCACGCCAGGATTCCAGCCGCCAGGCGTGGGAAGTATCGGCACATCGCCGGGCTGGCATGGTTTGCGGCCTGCTGCACCGCCTGGCATGGATCTATAACAGGACGCACCCCTGCACCCTTATATACATTATTATAATGGGGCGGCTGTGCTGACCTGTACAGCGTCCGACGTGGTATCTAGTATCTGGTATGCGCTGGAGGTGTTGCGGCGCTGTGATGTGCTCCAGTGTGGCGCAGGCGGTATTATAGCCGCTTGTGTCGGTCTGGTATCTGCGGCGTTAGAATGCGGCAAATAGCCGGAAAGACCGCTGTAAAGCTCTGTATGCCGTTTTGCTGCGTGGACGGTATAACTTGCATGGACAACACAAAACGCGCTGTAAACGCTTGTATGGGGATGTATTGTATAAGGGCAAAATAAAAGCCCTGCACCCTCAGCAGATGCAAGGCAAAAGAAAAAACCCCGCCACGTGGGCGGGGTAGAAATGGGAAGAGGGTCAGCGCTGGCGCCGCCAGACGTTATAATCTGCCGCGGTCATGATGGTATAGCCGCCGCAGACCTTGACGACAACGTCTGCACCGGTTGCGGCCTTGCGTGCATAGTATCGGGTGGTGTACAGTCCGGTCATTGCATTATATCCCTTGCTAGTCATAATATAATAAGCCCTCCTTATTTGCTCGCCTTGAACAAAGCGCTGAAAAACCAAAAAACAAACAGAATACAGGATAATATCACTTGTCGCACCCCCTCATACCACGCTAAAACGCTTGTAAACGGTCTTTTTGCTACACTCGGCGTAAATATCCGGGTGTGCTGCCTGTAAAAGCTTGCTATCGAGCCGGACGGAAGAAACATCCCTGTAAATGGCTTTTGCCGTGCCCTGCACCATTTCAGGTGCGCCGTGCATCATATCGATAATTTCAGCCTTTACGGCATCATTCATTGCTTCAAGCTCTTCAATCAACCGCTTGTTTTCGCGGTATGCGTTCACTTTTTCCTCGAATGTGGTCATTTTTTTCAGCCCTCCCATTAAAACCAGTAAAGCAAGTACATATCTGTGCCCGGCTTTGTGATTTCTCGAATGCAAGGATACAAGCCGTAACTATCAATCTGCAAGCCGTATTCTGCAAGCTCTTTGTTGAGCTTTACGCGCCGCTTTGCAAGCTGAGCCTGTCTGGTTTTGAGCCATTCAGAGTTATAATAACGGCTGTCGTTGTCAAGCTCCCACGCTCTTGCATCTGCAAGCCCCCAACGCTGCACGCTGTCAAGGAGCTTTCTTGCTTTTTCGTATGCCTCAGTGGGTACGCGGTCAGCGGCTTTATCTGCAGCGGTTGTCAGCGTGTCAAGCGTGGCAAGGTCAAACGCGGCGCGGGCTCTGTTGTACCATACACAAGCGCGATGACTGCGGCCCTCGTAATCTCCCGGAATGGGGCGGGCGGTGTAATCGATCTCTTTATTGTTCATCATGGTTTTGGCCTCCTGTTTTGTGGTGGTGTTTGGTAGGTGTTACGCTTTCTTGCGTCTGATTATATTATACGCTTTCTTGCGTAAATGTCAATAGGTATTTACTCTTTTTTGCGTATTTATTTTTTAAGTTTTGGCTTGTCCGCTTTTGCACAGTTTCGGACACACTGCGCAGGCAGTCCAGTGCCTGCCGCCGGTACGATCTGCCCGGCGCGGCCTGTCTAGTATCGGGTGCAGACCGGTGCAGCGTGTCCAGCGTCCGGGCGTGTGTGCCGGTGCGCGGCGTGGTCTGCCTTGCATCTGGCACGGCCTACGCTGCTACCTGTACCGTGTATCCGTTCCGGGTGCACCGGCGGGGTATACAGGGAACGCCGGGGGTGGGGTGGGTGAACACTTCATCCATCCTTGCCACATAAAAGAAGCCCCACATATAGTGTAATAAACATTGTACTTCCACTAAAAAAGTGGTATAATGGAATCAGAAAATAACGATACAAGGAGGATTACATGGAAAAAACTGAATGGTCGCTAGAAAAGTGGTGCGATGGATTTTACAAGGAACGAATCGGTAAAAGATACGGCGATTTTGAAGTTATTGATGTTCAGCCCGCAGATGATATGAGGAATAGTGCAAAACAAATATGGACGTTAAAATGCGTTCATTGCGGGGCGATTAGAACGACCCGTAACGGCAAGGATTATGTTACTGGGAAAAACTCTGGACATTGTGCTTGTATGAAAGAAGAACGCAAAGCAGTAAGACTTGCAAAAAATGCAACGGCAAGAGAAGAGCGCCAAAAAATCCGAAAAAAACAAAAAGAAGCCGATGCTCAAAAAATATATTTGCATCTGTACCCATACCATGACGAAAAATATGTTGGACAGGTGTTTGGCACTTGGAAAGTGCTTGAAATATTAGGCGGCAATGGTTGGCTTTGTGAATGCACTAGATGCCACAAGAAGTCGCAACGCTCTGGAAAGAAAGTAGTTGATGGCGTTGCTGAAAAATGCCCTTGCAATTTTAATTATGGAAAATACGATTCCAAAGATTGGATTGGTCGCAGATTTGGGCATCTTGAAATCATCGGTGCGTATAACAAGAGAAATCGTACGTTCCCTTGTAAATGTGACTGCGGTAATGTTAAAAATGTTCGTTCAGCGTTGCTTTCAAACGGAACAGCAAAATCTTGTGGCGTTAATTGCGTTGCAAGAAGGATGGAATCAAAAACATACGGATGCGTAAATCATCGAATCGCTAATATTTGGTATGGTATGCACCAGAGATGCTATAACCCCAAGTCGATTGCTTATAAATATTATGGCGCAAGAGGAATTTCTATTTGCGATGAATGGATTGACGATTACAAGGCATTTCAAGATTGGGCATTATCTCATGGATATAGTGACGAGTTAAGCATTGACCGAATTAACAATGACGGAAATTACTGTCCCGAAAACTGTCGATGGGCGACAATGAAAGAACAGATGACAAATCAGCGTCCACGAAGCGAGTTCAACAGACCCGAGTTTTACAAAAAACACGGCATGACAATTACGATGGATGGAGAAACAAAATTTTTGTCAGAATGGTGTGAACAATACGGGCTGCTTGTCCCTACCGTTACTTATAGAGTGAAGAAGAAAGGAATGACATGGGAACAGGCCATCAAGTCGCCGCAGCTTCCTAATGGCAGACCAATGAAGAAAGTGAAGTGATTTGCACAAGTTTTAATCTTGCTCTCTATGCACAATTCAAAAATTTCCCGCAAAAATAAAAAGACCCCTACAAAGGGTCTGTGTTCTGTGCTATACTTGCCTTAGAAGCCTTGAAAGGGAGGAATCTACAATGGCTAAAAGTAAAATGACAACGTGCAAGCACTGTGGTGCAGAGATTGCCGCAAGTGCAAAGGTCTGCCCTCAGTGTGGCGGTAAGAATAAACCGCCCATCTACAAACGCTGGTGGTTCATCGCTATTATCGTACTGATTGTTCTGTCTGCCATTGGCGGCTCTGGTAGCAGCTCTGACAGCTCTGCAAGCAGCAGTAAAGCAACATCTAAGGCAAGTGAATCGACCGCTTCTTCCGTTGCATCTGTTGTGCCTGAGATCAGCGAGGACGATTACAAGGCAGAGTGCCAGACTGTGGACTATAAGGAACTGTGCCGTTATCCTGAAAAATATGAAGGAACTAAGATTGTAGTCAAGGTAAAGGTTTCGCAGATTATTGATGCAAACTTTTCTGGCAGCGAAAAAGCATGGAGAACCTACACTGACAACAGCGGATACGGCTTCTATGCTGATGACGAGTATTATATGCTGGATAAGCGTGGTGGCGATGCTGTGAAGATTCTGGACGATGATATTATCAACGTATACGGTGAGTTTACCGGGCTTGAAAAAATCACCAGAGCATTGACCAGCACTACTGATGAACTGCCCTGCATCGAAGTCAAGTACGCAGACCTTGTGGATGAATAAAGAAGGGTCGTAAAGATGAAAAAGAAGATTGTTTCGGCTATCATTGTCGTAGCTTTGATTTTTACTATGCCTATCAGTGCAATTGCGGCAAAAAAACCTGATGAATGGTCTGGTCTTATTGAACTTGAGCAGACCAATGCAACGCAGTATGAACCGTTGGGCATTAAGAATCATGGGTCTTATGCGTGGCGTGATGGTAGCACGATTTATATTTCTTATGCTCTTGAAATCGAGAATACCAACAAAAATCTTGCGGTCTGGTTTCCCCATATTGAAATCGCAGTTGTTGCAGAGGATGGCTCTGTGATTAAAACAGACGATGAATATCTGGACTGGGTTGCGGAAGATGATTCCTACTGGTATGCCGGATACTTCACATACGAGTATGACGGTACTATCCCTGCCGGTATCGAAATGGCTGTTTCGGCTCAGGACTATAACTATCAGTCGAGCGCGGGAAAAGAAGTTTTAAGAGCCGGTGAACTGGCCGTTACTAATACTTCAAAGCGCGGCAGCGGCTATGAAACGAGATTCACCGGAAAAGTGACTAACAACAGCGCATACAAGACAAATGCAAAGGTCATCGTTCTGTATAAGATGAAAGATGAGAGTGGAAAAGAAGTTCCAGTGTGTGGAGATATTGATTATGTCTTAGACATCCAACCGGGAGAGACGAAGAACTTTGAAATCCACCCATATTCTGGGCTTTCCAATTATTCTTCGTGGGAAATCGTAGCAATTCAAATGTAATACAAAAAGCCAGCGGCTAGATGTTCTCTAACCACTGGCTTTTCTTATAGGTTGTTATACGCTTCTACGGATGCTTGCATAGAGCAAACGGAACGTCTCACGGCCTTTCGGCGTTACTCTGGTCTGTACGCCACCGTGCTTGTTCTTCTGGTTGCAGTATTCCTTGACAGCAAAGAGACCATCACCCTTGCCCGCTTTCGGCAGGATGCCCTTGTTCTTGTCACGGTAGATGTAACCGTCAGAAATGAGCATCTTGATGAACAGGCGTTCAGGGATGCGCAGTTCCTTTGCAGTCGAGCGGAAGTTGGTAGACACATTCCACGCCACGAGGTCGTCAAAGTAGTCCGCTTTGGGCTGCATTTCCTCGTTCTTCTCACAGAGCTGCTTGTTCTGCGTCTGCAATGCTGCGTTCTTTTCCTTTTCGGATTTCATGTTCTGAATCAGCCCGATCACGAAGTCCGGGTTGGCAATAGCCGTCTCCAACAGGTTGTCGGTCATGTACATTCCATGCTTGCGGATGGACGGCAAAACCTCGTGAGTGACCCAGTGCTTGAATTTCTTTAATTGCTCTTGTCTATTGGAAATATATTCCTCATTGACACCACGAGCTTTCTCTGGCTGCATTGCAAACAACGCAGAATAAAGCCCAGCTTCATTCACAACAGTCATGCTTTGTGTGCCGCCGGGGGTGTTGATTTGTGACACACCCTTTTCTTCATCATCTAATCTGGCGGCAACGCGTCGATAATTGGTTTCTCCAAATGCTACACATACATCTTTCAGCACAAACCACGGTTCGTTGTCAATAAGTGCGGCACGAATTTCGCCAAACTCGGCGTTGTTGAAGATTTTGATGTTCTCAGACAAAGAAAGTTGCATTAAAAAGCTCCTTTTCACTTGTGAGAGAAGCAATTTTCTGCTATAATAACGGCGAGAGAATGCTTCTCTCAGGGTTTACATGATACGTTCGCTGTGGTCGGCAAACTTTAGCGAGCGTATCATTTTTCGTTTTCATTGGTAGAATCCATCGGATGCAGCGTAAAGAACGCTTCACGGAACGCAGCAGAGATGGAGACCCGGTTCTTGATGCAGTATTCCTGCAAGCTCGCAAACTGCCGCTCCGTCACGCTGATGGTAACGGTGTGACCGTAACGCTCTGCGTAAGGACTACTCATAAATATTCACCCCCTTTCGTTTTGCTGTGCAATAAGTGTAACTGCAAAATATCTGAATGTCAATCAAAAATACACTAGATATTGTGTTCGCTAGTGTTGACATCAGATTTTGCAGTTCTTGGTGGCCGCTCCCGCTTCGTACCCTGCCCGGTAGTTCAGTTCGGACAGCTTACCCAGCGCTTCTGCGTACTCCATGTCCTCGCTGGTCGGTTCTTTGCCGTGTGAGAGGGTTTTCAGAAATTCTTCGGTTGTCGTGGGAAAGTTCATGTTTTTTGCTCCTTTCTATTGCAGAAGCGGTCTGCTTCTGCTATAATAATTGACAGAAACAGAGACTGCGCCCTTGGTTACGCAGCTTCTGTTTTGTGGTGGAATAGGTCGTCAGTGCTACTTTGGTCGGTATGCTGACGGCCTATTTTTTATGCCACAAAGGATAAATCTACTGTAGTTGGCTGATTCATCGTGCGTTCTGCTGTCTTAGATTATAGACGCTTGGTATATAGTTGTCAACAGCCCAATTTGTATAATTTGCATCAGATATATCTGAATTTGTGTCACAGATGTGTGATATTTGATAGCGGTTCGCTCCCAAAATGTAAATAAATAAGTTTACAAACAGATTTTTCACATTACGAATTATCGCTCTTTTTATAAAATATATACATTCTGTAAATATAATTCGGTCACATAAGTGAGACCTCAGAAATATCTGGACTTGGTGATAGTAAAATTGAGAAAACTCTTGACAATTTACGCTAGAAAGCGTATACTGGCATTAAAGAAAGAGAGGAACGAAAAAATGGCTGCAACGAATAACAAGGTGAACTCAAGCGAAATTCTTCGTGATATAATGAAGAATCAGCATAAAACATACGAATATCTCCGAGAAAAGCTTGACTACAAAACCATTTCCAGCGCATCTTCTCGTGTCCTCGCTGATGATATGAAATTATCCACAATGGTTCAAATTCTTGAGGTTTTCGGGTACAGACTGGTCGTAGAACCTGCAAATGGGAAACTTACTCGTGCTGGCTGCTATGAAGTAGTAGAGGAAAAGGACGGTGAACCAGAATGATTTACGGTTACGCTCGTGTCAGTTCCGCCGGTCAGGCGATTGACGGCAACAGCCTTGAATCGCAGGAAGAAGCCCTTAAGGCTGCTGGCGCAACTAAGATTTTCAAAGAGGTATATACTGGAACTAAAATGGAACGCAAGGAACTGGACAAGCTAGAAGCGGAAGTCCAGAGCGGTGATACAATCGTTGTGACAAAGCTAGATCGTGTTGCCAGAAGCCTTGTCGGTGGGTATGAACTGATTGATTCATGGATTGAAAAAGGAATCCGGGTGAACGTGCTGAATCTTGGTGTTATGGACAACACCCCTGCTAGTAGGGCTATGAGAGGTATGTTCCTTGTGTTTGCCCAGTTTGAGCGTGATATGATTGTTGAACGCACCAGAGAGGGCAAGAAGATTGCTAGTCAGCGCCCCGATTACAGGGAAGGCCGCAAACCCACCGAGTATGACCGCAACCTCTTTGACGTTCTTCATGAGCAGGTGGAGAAGCGCATTCTCACGGTCACGGATGCTGCCAAACAGCTTGGCGTGACCCGCCAGACATGGTATCGGATTGCTGAACAGAACAGGTGAAAGTGTTCGCAACCTAGAATAAAACTGAATGAGAAAGGAGAATACATTGAAAACGATTGACGGAAAATATGCGTCCGCAAAGGTGTTTACGGACAACATTGAAGATAAGGCATCTGAGCAGATTCTAACGCTTTGTAATCAGAGCTTTGTTGACGGATGCAAAATTCGCATTATGCCAGATGTTCATGCTGGTTCCGGGTGCGTAATTGGGTTTACGGCAAACTTGGGCAAGAAAGTCATTCCGAATATTGTGGGCGTGGACATTGGTTGCGGGATGCTTGTCGCTGAACTCGGAATTGAACATATCGACCCGAAAAAGTTAGATAAAGTAATCAGAGAACGTGTCCCGGCTGGAATGAATGTTCACGAATCGCAGAAAATGTCAGATTCTTTCCTTAGCCAGCTTGATTGCAAAGATAGCCTACATAATGTTGACTGGATTCTCCGTAGCATGGGTACTTTGGGTGGCGGCAATCATTTTATCGAGCTGGACGAAGATGAAGAAAAAAACCAGTACCTTGTTATCCATACTGGAAGCCGAAATCTTGGAAAGCAAGTCGCAGAGTATCATCAAAACGTAGCTATCTCAAATATCAAAGGAAAGAACAAAAGAAAAGAAGCTACGGAACGTCGGATTGCGGAACTGAAAGCGCAGGGTCGTGAACAAGAAATCTCGCAAAAAATCAAAGAATTGGATGTTCAGTTCCCTGATATTCCGAATGAGCTTTGCTATCTCGAAGGTAAAGAACGCGATTCTTACCTTAACGATATGCGGATTTGTCAGGCTTTTTCGAGCATGAATCGAGCGAGGATTATGCACACTATTTTAGATGGTGTTGGAATCGATTCTATGCTGACCCATGCGTCCTTTTTTGAAACCGTTCATAACTATATTGATGAATCGGATGATATTATCCGAAAAGGCTCTGTATCTGCTAGAGAGGGTGAGAAGCTGATTATTCCTCTTAATATGAGAGACGGAAGCCTTATCTGTGTTGGCAAGGGCAATCCTGATTGGAATTTCTCTGCTCCACATGGTGCTGGCAGACTATATAGCAGAACAGCGGCTAAAAAAGCATTCAGCGTTGAGGAATACCAAAAGCAGATGAATGGAATTTATACTACGTCAGCCGATGAATCCACGTTGGATGAATGCCCGATGGCATATAAGCCAGCGCAGGAAATTATCAACGCAATCTCTCCAACCGTTGATATTGTAAAGCATATTAAGCCGATTTACAATTTCAAAGCTGGAGAATAAAACCGAATATTTGATTTTTGTGCAGTTGTAGGCACTCTTTATATTTTCAGGTAGGGGGTGCCTATTTTTTTATGCAGCCAAAGCAGTGTGTAGCCATCATCGACAGCATCAAATCGTATGCAAAACAGAATCCGACCGAAGCACAGGTCTATGAGGACTGGTTTCAGGCAATAGTGAACCTAAGAGATGCCATGCCACAAGACAAGCGGTTCGATGCCTACAAATACTCTGGTGAGTTGCGCTCTGTCTGTGCAGCCATGATGGGTAAGATGAAAACAGGCGAGGACGTGGCGAAGGTCTATGACATCATCGGCCGGACGTACCTGTTTGAAGCAAAGGATGTGTTCGACAGCTATTGCATCTATCTTGAATGGAACCGTGCGCCGGAGAAGAAGTTCTATCAGCCGAGACGCAAGGTGCTTTTGACGCTGGTTCGTGACCTAGAGGACTTGTTTTTCCATCGTGTAGAATTTCTGGGGGTCAGTCAGCCCCCGAGAACTGGAAAAAGTACGCTCTGTATATTTTTTATCACATGGTTAATGGGCAACCGCCCTGATGTTGCATCGGTTATGAGCGGACATTCCGACAAGCTGACAAACGGCTTCTATGGTGAAGTGCTGTCCATCATCACCGACCCTGTAACCTACAACTGGGGCAAAATCTTTCCTGACGTTCAGCTTGTGGATAAGAGCGCAAAGGACGAAAGCGTTGACCTGAACCGAAAGAAGCGCTTCCCAACCCTGACCTGTCGTTCCATCGGCGGTACGCTAACTGGTGCTGTTGAAATTGGAGAGGGCGGCGTTCTGTACAGCGATGACCTAATTGAGGACTTGGAGGAAAGCCTGAACGTTGAGCGTCTGAATAACAAGTACGATGCCTATCTGAACCAGCTGAAAGACCGTAAAAAGCAAGGCGCATTAGAGCTGATGGTCGGTACGCGCTGGAACGTGCTTGACCCTCTGGGACGCATTCAGAACCAGTATGCGGACAACCCAAAGTACAGATTCCGTGTGATTCCTGCGGTAGACGAGAACGGACACAGCAACTTCAATTATGACTATGGCGTTGGCTTTGACGATGCCTACTATGCCGATATGAAAGCCAGCATTGATGACGCAACATGGTGGGCAAAGTACATGGGAAAGCCCTATGTGCGTGAAGGTCTGCTGTTCCCTGCTGATGAACTGCGGTATTTCAATGGCGTTCTGCCTGACGGAGAGCCCGATCGTAAGCTCATGGTCATGGATATTGCATGGGGCGGCGGTGACTTTACCGCCTGCCCTATCGCCTATGTGTACGGTGATGCTGTGTTCATCCCGGACCTTGTGTTCAATAACGGCGACAAGACCGTGACTAGGCCGGAAGTCGTGGGCAAAATCATCCAGCACAAAATCAACGTGGTGCGTGGCGAAGCCAACAACGGCGGTGACGAATATTGTGACGTGGTAGACAGCCAGCTTCGGCAGCAAGGTTATCACTGCTCTGTTCGCAGCCAACGTGCGCCTAGTGGTCAAAGCAAGCTGTCAAGAATCATCCAGTATGCGCCGGACATCAAACGGTTCTATTTCCTTGACGAAAAACACCAGTCGAAAGAGTACAAGGCGTTCATGGAACAGGTGACGATGTTCACGCAGCTTGGCAAAGTTCCGCACGATGATGCACCGGATAGTCTGGCACAGCTTGCCGATGAATTGTATAACGGAATCAGCAAAATTGAGCCTGTCAAGAGGCCATTTTGATTAAAAACACAATATATTGTGTTCGCTGGGTCTATTTATTTGATTTCACCACTTGACAAGGCTTATAATGTACGCAGGAAGTTTTGCAACTTCCCTTAAAGGAATAGCTTGCACGCGGGGTTTTGTCATTTTACTCGCGTGCGTGTCAACAAGCATATTCCTCCTTTCACCGGTGAAGGTTTTCTCACTCTTTCGCCTTCACCGGACTTTATATGTTGCGTTTCCAATTGTAAGGGGAATGCCGGCCTGTCTCCCCCACGGCTGGCAAGCAACGGTTCGATTCCGTTACGCAGCACAATCAACTACCTAGCTTTGCATGGACTTATTTTCCAAAACCTCCACCGCTATTCCCGGCTCTCAATGTAATGTTTAGGCATGACATTGCAAAGAGCAGCGGTTAACCAATTAAGCCGGGTTTCTATGTTGCATTAGCTCAGCCAGGCTAGAGCACCCGGCTCATAACCGGACATACATTGGTTCAAATCCATTATGCAGCACCAAAATTGCAGCTGACCCGTTTACGTCTGTCCGACAACTGAATGTAAAGGCTGCAATGGCTTTCTTCGGGCGAAGAATAGCACGGCTGGAAGTGCGAATAGTTTCCCAGTAGCTTCTGACAGGCCTGTGCTCAACAGCCTGTTTCCAGAAATCCAACGAAAGGAACGCTCATGCTAGTTAGAATCTGTTGCCCTTGTATCAGGCAAAACCCAATCTATAAAAACGTCCGTTGTAACCGCTATCTTGGCGAAGTAGACGGACGATACCATTTCAAGTGTGACAGATGCAAGGGCGTTATCGAAGGAGACACAAGGGAAGGATGGGTGAAAATCATCCATCCACCGGAAAAGTAAATAGCTTTTGAAGCGCAGTTTTGGCGCAGTGAGATAGACCTTAACAGGTTTGTCTTGCTGCGCTTTTTATTTTGCCAGAAAGGAGGAACGCATGGCTGAGTATCAGATAGTTGTTGACGGATTTTTGAATGAGCCGCTAACCGGACGTAGACCGATTGAAACGCCGGAGACGGAAATCAATCGGGCAAACGTGCTGAAAGTGGTCATGGGCAAGGCAGAGCCTATTCATCTGCTGAACAAGAACGAGATTCGCTTTCTGCACAACTACTACTTGGGTAACCAGCCTGTCCTCCATCGCACGAAGGAGTACCACGCCGAAATCACCAACCGCATTGTAGAAAACCATGCCAACGAATGCGTTGGCTTCTACACCGGCTACATGAGCGGCACTCCTTGCTCTTATGTGCGGTCTGAAACGGCAACAGGTGACGGTGAGGAAATCGCCCGCTTGTCCAACGCCTTGCAGTATGAGGGCAAGGATGCGCTTGATCGGCGGCTCTGGCAGTGGATGTTGGAATGCGGACAGGGATACCGCATTGTTCTTCCTGACAAAGGGTACAACGGCAACTACCCAGACGAAACGCCCCTGCTGGTGGACGTTCCTGACCCAGACATGGCGTATGTGATTTACAACTCCGGCATCGGACACAAGCCCATCGCCAACGTGCTGCACATCCCACGCAATTATCAGAATGACCTGAACGACCTGATTTGCGTGTATACGCCAAACCAGTACTTTGAAATCGACAATGGCAAAGTCACAAAGTCGGAGAACCATTCTCTGGGAATGTTGCCGATGGTCGAATACAAGCTGAACCCGGAGCGTATGGGTCTGTTTGAACCGGCTATCCCCGTGCTGGATGCCATCAACGACCTTGAAAGCAACCGTTTGGACGGTGTGGCGCAGTTCATCCAGTCCATCATGGTGTTTACCAACTGCCTTGTGGACAAGGATGCGCTTGACCAAGTGAAGGAACTTGGCGCAATGTGTCTGAAATCCACTTCTGGTCTGCCCGCTTCCGTTTCTCAGATTGCAAACGAGCTTGACCAGCAGCAGAGCCAGACCTTGCTTGATTCCATGTTGAACGTGTATCGCAGTCTGACTGCCATGCCTAGTGCCACTGGCAGTGAGAACGCAACGTCCGACAACGTAGGTGCAGTCATCGTCCGCAACGGCTGGAATCACACCGAAGCAAGAGCGCAGCAGTACGAGAATATGTTCAAGTATGCTGAACGCCAGAGCCTGTCTGTGATGCTGAAAATCCTGCGTGATACGGCTGGTTCTAAGCTGATGGCAAGTGACATCAACATCAAACTGCCACGCCGCCAGTACGACAACCAGCAGAGCAAGGTTCAGATTTTCGCACAGATGTTGCAGCAGACCATTGACCCGCAGTTGGCGTTTACTACGCCCGGTCTGTTTCCTGACCCGCAGGCTGCTTATGAAATGAGCAAGCCCTTCCTGATTGCCGCTGGCAAGTTGGGCAAGGATGGGAAAGCACCGAAGCCGCAGGAACAGCCTAAACAGGATGTTCCTGACACAAATGCCGGGAACATGGCAGACAAACAGTCTGCCGATACCAATAAAGAAACAGAGGACGAATAGCCCTTTGCATATATCCGAACATTCAAAATCCACAAATAGGAAGGATGGATAGAAATGTTAGTTGAAATCGCAAAAATCAACCATAAAGAATGTACCGTTGTTTCTAGCTTAGATATTGCTGAAACATTCGGGAAAGAGCATCGCCGTGTTCTTCAAGACATTCGTGAAATCGGATGCTCCGAAGAATTTCGACTGCACAATTTCGTGCAGTCCTCTTATGAAAATTCGCAAGGAAAGCAACAGCCTATGTTTCTTGTGACAAGGGATGGATTCGTTCTCCTTGCGATGGGATACACTGGCGAATTGGCAATGCGATTTAAGGAAGCGTACATCAAACAGTTTAACGCAATGGAAAGCGCATTGCGCGGAAAACTGATCGAACGCGAAAAAGGCATTGCTGTTCGGCAAGCTCTTACAAAAGCTTTGCAACAGTCCACCGAAAATGAGCGGATGCACGGTCACGCATATTCCACATATACCAATGTCATTTATAAAGTTTTGTTTGGAATGAACGCCGCACAGCTTCGTGAAAAATATCAAATTAAAGCATCTGATAATTTGCGCGATTGCTTTACACAAGAAGAACTTCGGGCAATTCAGTCTATGGAATGTTTGGTAAGCGGTCTTGTGGATTGCGGATGGGAATATACCGCAGTTAAGGATTTCATTACCAAGACGAACGCACACAATCTGCTGTGCGCATAAATCAGAATCAATCCGCATTAGCGGGCTGATATATTCCGGCAGGGAAGCCGGGATACAAATTTCGCAGCGTTGCAGGGAAGCAACGGTAAAAAAACGCAGGAGGAAATTAACGATATGAAACTCAATGTGTTGCTTGGTGATGCCTACAAAGAAGGTATGACCGCCGATGAAATCATTTCTGCGCTTGAAAAGGTTGCAGACCCTAACGCAGAGGTTGAGAAGCTGCGCAACGCCGTGACGAAAGCCAATGGCGAAGCTGCCGAGTACAAGAAGCAGCTCAAGGCAAAGCGTACCGACGACGAGAATGCCGCACAGGAACAGGCTGACAGGCTGGCAGAGATGCAGAAGCAGATTGAAGCCCTGACTGCCGACAAGGAGAACCTCGTCAAGGAAAAGACCCTTGCATCTTACCGTGAGAAGTTCGTTGCACAGGGTTATGACGCTGAACTGGCTGGCAAGGCTGCATCTGCGCTGGCTGACGGTGACATGGACAAGGTTTTTAAGTTCCAGTCGGAGTTTATGACAGCCCATGACACCGCATACAAGGCTTCCCTGCTGAAGGATATGCCCACACCTCCGGGTGCGGATGGCACGGGCGGTTCTGACAGCGAAGGCGTAGCGTTTGCTAAGAGCCTTGCACAGCAGAACGCAAATACTTCTAAGGCATCGAGTGACGCAATGAGTGCTTTCCATTAACAAGGAGGAAAACATGAAGTTTACCCGAAACACGGTCAACGGAATCAACGATACCATCCTTGCTTCCAATGACTACACCGCCATCCCCTTTACCGTGACCGAAACTGCTGCGGTTAAGGCTGGCTATCCCATGACGCTGGCTGGCAAGAAAGCTGTTGCTGCTGGCGAAACTGGTTCTAAGACCATCAACGCTGACGGCATCCTGTTGTATGACGTTGACCCGGCAGAGAACCCCAATGCTTCCCTGCTGATTCGTGGCGTTATCGACACCAAGAAGGCAGCAGCAAGTTCCAGCTTCACCTTTGACGCTGACGCAATCAAGGCACTCAAGACCGCCGTCCCCGGCATCTTCTGCCGTGACAACATCAGCGTGAACGCTTAATAGGAGGTAAAACAACATGGCACTGAATCTTAAGGAAGTCTTTGCCCCGGCTGCGATTGCCGCCTATTGGACGAATGACCCTACCAATGCGATGCCCTTTGCATCTGATGCACTGTTCCCCGCAAAGAAGAAGGCGGGTCTCGACCTGAAGTGGCTGCGTGGTCACAAGGGCGTTGGTGTGTCTCTGATGCCCAGCGCATTTGACGCAAAGGCTACGTTCCGCACCCGTGAGGGCTTCAAGTTCGATGAGACTGAGATGCCGTTCTTCCGTGAGGGATACCATCTGGGCGAGAAAGACCGTCAGGAAATCCTGCGTGTTCTGGACAGCAATGACCCCTATGCTCGTGACGTTATGAACCGTCTGTACGATGACACCGCACAGCTTATCACTGGCGCGCGTATCGTTCCTGAGCGCATGATCTGGCAGCTGCTGGCTCCCACCAATGGCGTTCCTGGCATCACCATCAAGGCAAACGGCGTGAACTACACCTACAACTACGACCCGGACGGCACTTGGAAGTCCACCAACTACAAGGAAGTCTCTGTCACAAAGTCCAAGTGGAACGTCGCCACCGCTACTCCCATTGCAGACCTGAATGCCGCAAAGGACGCTGTTCTGGCAAGCGTTGGTGAGGTCGTCACTGAGGTGTACATGAACACCGCTACCTTCCGCAACATGATTGCTGCGGACGAGGTGAAGAATCGGTTTATGACCGTCACTGCAAAGGCAAACGCTGTTCTGCTGGACAGCGAAGCACGGCAGATTATCGAATCCGCAACCGGTTTGACCATCCATCTGTACGACAAGATGTTCAAGGCAGACCAGTACAGCGCAAGCGAGAAGTATCTGCCCGATGGCATGGTCGTGGTCGCTCCGTCCGGCGCTCTTGGCAGCACTTGGTACGGTACTACTCCTGAGGAAGCCGACCTGCTGTCCGGCCAGTCTGGTGCATCCGTTTCCATCGTGAACACCGGCGTTGCCATTACCACCGAGCTGACCGTTCACCCGGTCAATGCCAACGTCTATGCTTCTGAAATCGTCCTGCCGTCCTTTGAGCGCATGGACGCTGTGTACTGTATCAAGGCTTACTAAGGTGAAAGGAAGAAAGCAGCATGGGAGACCAGTATTCCGAAGCGGCAGTCAAGCTGGGGCAGTACATCGCCCCTGCACTTGACCGTGAAGTCACGGACGAGGACTACCCACTCTTCGACCTGCTGCTTGATTTCGCCAAAGACAAGATATTTGCGCAGGGCTACCCCTTCGGCAACAGACCAGACGAGTTGCCCTCGCAGTATCAGTCGTTGCAGATACGCATTGCAGCGGAACTGTACAACCATATCGGTGCAAACGGACAGACGAGCTATACCAACAACGGCATCACTCGTGTTTGGGAAAGTTCCGATGTGGCGCAGTCCCTGCTAAATGAAGTGGTTCCGAGAGTAGGTGTTATCGGCTGATGTTCAATGGAAGCCCGCTGGATAAACGCCCGCTGTGGTATTCAAACCCGGTTGGCGAGAAAACGCCTGTTGTGGACGAATGGGGAAACGAGACTGGCGAATCCACATACGAATCGTGGAGCGACCCCGCAAAGCTGATGCTGAACGTCAGCCCCCCTACTGGTTCTGCGGAAGCAAACCCTTTTGGAGCGTTCACGGATTACAGCTACGTTGTCAGTTCGTCCAGCAAAAAACACAACACACCGCTTTATGAAGGCACGCACGTCTGGTTTCAGACGGACGTTTCAAAGCCCTTCAATTACATTGTGGTCAAGGTCGCAGAGCATATCACGGACACGAAGTATGCGCTGAAAGAGGTGGCTGCAAGTGAAAATTAAAGTGAGGTTGAGCGATGCCGGACTTCGTGATGCGGAACGTCAGATACAGGAGTACAAGGCCACCCTGAACAAAAAAGCACAAGAGTTCGCAAAGGCGTTGGCTGATAAAGGACTTGACGTTGCAAAAGTTCGTTTTGCGAACGCACAGTATGCCGGTAGCAACGATGTCTCTTGCCGTGTTGAGCAGAACGAAAATACCTGTACCATCATTGCAGAGGGCAAAGCAGTTGCGTTCATCGAGTTTGGCACTGGCGTACATCACAACGGATATGGCGGTGAATTACCGCCCGGCGTTGGGGCGCATGGCTCCTACGGCAAAGGGCAAGGCGCAAACCGCAGATGGTACTACTACGGTGAATCCGGCAATGCTGGCACGCCTGTCAAACAGGTGGATGGTAAAGGCCAGTTGAATTACACCAGCGGCAACGATGCAGCTATGGCTATGTGGGGGGCTGTTGAAGAAATGGCTTCTCAAGTCGAAGCAACGTGGAGGGAGGTTTGGAATAGTTGATTGATTATTTCAATTCCATCTTCACGGCTGTTGCTAAGGAACTGCGAAAGCAAGTACCCGGCATCTTCGTCACCGGTGAAATCAATGACAGCAATGTCAAGAAGTTTCCGTGTGTGCAGATAGAGGAAAACAACAATCTTCCTGTGCACATTGATTCTGCTGGTCACAGCAAGTACGCCGCCGTTTCCCTGCGTGTGCGGGTCTACTCTAACAAGAACACCGGACGCATTGCAGAAGCACGTTCCATTGTTGGCATCGTGGATTCTGTTCTTGAACCGCTTAAATTTTATCGCAAGTCGTTTGCCCCGTTGAATGGGCTGTACAACAATTCCGTCTATCGGATTGATTGCAGCTACGGGGCAACAATCGGAGAGGACGGAATGATTTACCGAAACTAAGGAGGTAAACATTCTATGAGTACTGCTATCTCCGGTCTGAATACCACCCTGTATTGTGGCGACAGCGCAACCGCTCTGACGAAGCTGTGCGACATCAAGGATGTACCCGACCTAATCTCCGAACCTAACCTTCTGGATGCCACTACTCTGTCTGACCCTATGCAGGTCAACATCTTTGGCATCATCCAGAGTGACACCAAGTCTTTTACTGCCAACTACAACAAGACTGACTACAAGAAGGTCAAGGAGGCTGGCTATGATGAGACTTCCGAGAGCAACACCGTGAAGTATTACGCCCTGAAGATGCAGGACGGCTCCGGCTTCACTTGGCAGGGTATGCATCAGGTTGGTCTGTCCGGCTTTGGCGTGGACGAGGTTGTGGAAATGACCATCAACTGCATCTTCACCAAGAAGCCTGAGTTCAGCGAGGCCCTGACTGTCAATGGCGGATAAACCGCAAAAATCGAATCAATCAAACCGGGCAGAACTGAACAACGGATTTGGTTCTGCCCCTATTTATAAAGGAGAGCATTTATTATGGCTGCTAAGGTTATCAACTTTCATTCCCCCGATGGCAAGAACACTTATGAGCTGACTTTCACCCGTGACAGCGTGGAAGCTACCGAACGTGCAGGCTTTCAGATTGGCCAGTACACCCAGATGACCAATCTGCTGTCCAATTCTCGTGCCCTGTTCTACGGCGCTTTCATCGCACGAAACAAGGGCATCAAGCGCAAGGTCGTGGATGAGATGTTCCAGCACATCGAGGATAAGGAAGACCTGATGGGCGTTCTGCTTGAAATGTTCGTGGACGCTTCCAAGTCTCTGCTGGCAACTGACACTGAGGACAAGACCGCAAAAAACGCAACGTGGGAGATTGTGTAACCGCACAATCTCAGGAACCAGACGGAGAGGGAGAGCCGTTCTCCTTCTCCAAGCTGTTCCACGATGTAGAAGCCTATTACATCTCCATCGGTATGACCTATGAGCAGTTCTGGCACGGTGATGTCTGGCTGGCCAAGGTATACCGTGACGCAGAGGAGCTGCGAGAACGCAGAGCTAATGCAGAAGCATGGAGAAACGGTTTTTACATGGCATCTGCGCTTTCCTCTACGGTTGGCAATATGTTCCGAAAGAAAGGGTCTAAACCCATCAAGTACATGGATAGACCGCTTCCCCTTACTCAAAAGGAGAAAGACGAGTATGAATACCAACGTGCTGTGGAAGCGCAGGAGCGAATCAAACGTATGATGTTCTCCATGATGGAGCAAAAGGATGGTGGTAGTGATGGCTGATGTTGATATTACAAGCTTATCCGTAGAAATCTCTGCGGAATCCAGCGGTGCGGAGCTTAATATTGACAAGCTCGCTACCGCCATTTCTAATTTGCGGACGAAAGGCAACGTCACAAAGGTTGTGAACAGCCTCGATAAGCTGTCCGCTTCCATTTCTGCGCTGAAACAGGCATCTGTTGGACTGTCTGGGCTGGACAACATCACGAATTTTCTGAATGGCATCGGCAATGCAAACTTTTCCGGCAGTGTGAAAAGCATCAACAGCGTTGTCAACGCCATCAAGAAAATCCCTGCTGCCGTGTCCGGCTTGAATGGCGTGGACTTCTACTCCATGTCCGGCAGCATTACTGAACTGACAAACGCAATGACTCCCCTGTCCATTCTGGACGCTTCCGGGCTGAAGGCGATCGGCAGCGCGGTCAACGCCATCGGGAAAATCCCTGACCTGTCCGAAAAGCTGAAAGCAGCTGACCTCGATGCTTTCTCGGATTCCTGCAATAAAATCTCCACTGCTCTCACTCCCCTTGCTTCGCAGCTTGACAAGGTTGGCAACGCATTTGCAAAGCTACCTCCGCAGTTGAGCAAGGTGGTCACGCAGGCAAATCGTGTGACCGCCGCCAACGAGAGACAGCGCAAAAGCTATTTAAGCCTTTCCAACCAGCTGAATGGTTTTATGCGAAACATGGCAAAGCTGGTTTCGTTGAAAGCTATCGCTGAGTATCTTGGCAACGCTGTTGCAAAGTTCAATGATTTTTACGAAGCGACAGACCTGTTTCATAATGCCATGGGCAATTTGAGCGGTGAAGCCGATACGCTCATTAGCAAGATGCAAGGCTTGCTTGGCGTTGACCCGACCAAAGCGATGACTTACATGGCTACCATCCAGAGCTTGGGTACTTCGTTTGGTCTGACCAGCGACAAAGCATACATTCTGTCTAAGAACCTGACTCAGCTTGCCTATGATGAAGGCTCCTATTGGAACAAAAACGTTGCGGAGACCTTTACTGCAATGTCCTCCGCAATCTCTGGTGAGATTGAGCCTATTCGCCGTTTGGGCGTTGACCTGTCTCAGGCACGGTTACAGCAGGAGCTTCTAGCTTTAGGCTTTAACAAACAGGTTTCTAGTCTGTCTCAGGCAGATAAAGCAGTTCTGCGTTATATCGCCATTATGAAGCAGACCGCTAACGTGCAGGGCAACCTTGCACAGACCATCCAAAGCCCTGCAAACCAGATTAAGATTCTGAAAGCGCAGTTGGATATGCTGGCGAAGTCTGTTGGCTCTCTGCTCTACCCTGCCATGAAATCCATTCTTCCCCCACTGATTGCCGCCGTACAGCTCATTCGAGAGTTCGTTGAATGGGTGGCAAAGCTGATGGGCGTGAAGGTCGTGTTCACCGATTTCACTAAGAGCGCTGACAGCGTTGGCGGCATCGGTGACGCAATGGATAACACAACCGATTCGACAAAGAAAGCCGCCAAAGCCCTCAAGGACTACACGATGGGTTTTGATGAACTGAACATCATTGACCCCACACAGGGAAGCTCTGGCTCTGGTGGCGGCGCATCTGCTGGCAACATCTTGGGCGATGTAGACCTGTCCGGCTACGATATGTTTAAACAGTACAATGAAGAGTTCGCAAAGCAGATTGATGCTATCAAACAGAAGATCAAGGCTATGCTTCCTCTTATAGCAACTGTAGCAACCGCTCTTGCTGCTTGGAAGCTCACAAATCTTATTACGGATATTGTGGACGCTATCTCCAAAATGAACGCACTGAAATCCATTGTTTTGGGGCTTGGTGTTTTTACAGTGGGCATCGTCCTTGAGATTACAGGCATTAAAGACGCAATTGAAAATGGCGTAAATGGAAAAAATTTCGCTGAAATTGTTCTTGGTGCTTTGATTGGAACTACAGGAGCAGCCATTCTCGGTAAAGGAATTGCTCAGTTTATCGTGACCGGCTTTGGTAATACTGCTGTCGGAGCGGCCATTAAAGCAGCTGGCGGCTCTACCGCTGGCGCAATTATCGGCGCAGCCGTTGGTGGAATTGTAACTGGCATTCCCATGTTCGTGACTGGCGTTTATGACGCTGTCAAGAATGGCTTAAACACGTTAAACGGAATTTTGATTCCGCTTGGCTCGACAATGACTGGCGCAGGCATTGGCGCAATCATCGGCTCTCTTGGAGGCCCAATCGGTACGGGTATCGGAGCTTTGATTGGCTTGATTGTTGGCGCAATGACCGACGTTGGAATTGCCATCTATCAAAATTGGGATAAAATCACTTCTCAACTTGATAAAATGAGCGCTGAATTTAAACAATGGTTCGTAGGTGTTGGCGAGTGGTGGAATGAAAAGTGGGAAGGCTTTAAGACCAATTTTCAGACCGCGTGGGAAAGCCTTCCCGGGTTTGTGCAGCATCCCATCCAAGCGCTTGACCAAGCCAGCGCAGGACTGAAGCAGTGGTTCGTAGGTGTTGGCGAGTGGTGGAACCAGAAATGGTCTGGGTTCAAGACTAACTGGGACAAATCGTGGAACAGCCTTGTTGATACCATAAAAAATCTGCCACAAAAATTTCTTGACTATGGCAAGAATATCGTAGAAGGACTCATCAAGGGTATCAATAACGGAATCGAGACTGCCAAGAAAACTGCCGGCGGCCTTGCGAAAGCCATCATTGACAAGTTCACGACCGATACTGAAATCCACTCTCCCTCCGCTCTATTTGAACGCTTTGGTGAATTTATCGATCAAGGTCTTGCAAACGGTATCAACGCCGCGCTCCCCTATGTCGAACATGCTGTGACCAATCTGGCAAACGTTGCTCAGCAGAAGGGCGGCGAAATGATTGACTATGGCGCGACCACCGCAACGAATTATGTCAACGGATTTATCAGCGGTCTTGACAGTAACATGGAAAACTTTAAGAACAGCCTGCAAAATGATCTGTTTGGTACGATTCAGTCTCTTGTAGATGCCTTCAAAAATGGAGACGGAAAGACGATTGGCTCCGCAATTGTCGCTGTGGTGTGGGATGTAATGGGCGAAAGCAATCGTAATGAAGTCAAGACATTTGCGGGTAATCTGTTGTCAAATCTTACGTCTTCTTTAAAAAAGATTGCTGGTGACGTATTCAATTCTGCTTCCAAAATCGGAAAAAACATCTGGTCTGGTATCACAAACCATTTCGGTGATATTGTGAACAGCGTTGGCAAAGTTGGCAACAGCATTTATAATGCATTCTCTTCTCTGAGTGGTCCGCTTTTTAAAGCTGCATCCCAGATCAGTAATGGTTTGCTTGGCGGTCTTGTTAGCAAATTCCCTGAAATCCTCGCTGGTGTTGCAGGAGTTATTTCCTCTATCGGCGGAGCGTTCATGGGAATTCTTGAATCCATCGGTGGTGTTCTTACCGGCTTGGGCATCCCGACTGGTGTTCTGATGATTGCCGGTGGTGTTGCAATTGCAGCTGCAATTGCAGCAATCGTATCCAGCCTTGGAGGAAGTTATTCTTCTAACAGTTCCTCTGATTATGTTGGAACCCCTGAATACGATGCTTCTACAGGTTCCACCACTTCTGCAAATGGGTACTACGGCAATACATTATCCGGGTCAACAAGCTCTTCCGACCTGCAAGGCGCGGTTTACAACGGCTGCTATAATGCGTTTCTTGATATTTTCCAGCGCTATGGTGACGAAATTACCGGCGGTAAGGAAGTCAGGCTATTCATTGACGGAAAGCAGATTACTGCTTCGGTCGAAAAGCAGCAGGCTGACCGTGGAGTGCAAATCATGGGTACGGAAGTATATAGCTATTAAGGAAGGAACGGTGAATTATGCAAGCTCTTGTATCAGTGAACGGCGTAGATTTGCCAGAGCCTTCCTCTTATAGCGCAACGACTTCAACCATCGTTGATTCTGGCCGAAATGTGCAAGGCAAGGTTGTTGGCTCTGTGGTTCGGCACGATGTTGCAAAAGTGGCTCTCAAGTGGAAATACCTTACCGCAAAACAATGGGCTTCCGTTATCGGCCCATTCACTACAAACTTTTATTGCACGGTACGATTTTACAATCAAGCAACAGCTTCTTATTCCACACGTCAGATGTATGTTTCCGACCGAACAGCCGGAATGTGGCGAAGGGGCCCAAACACTGGAAATGTGATGGGCTGGACGGATTGTTCTTTGAGCCTGGTTGAAGTCTAAAGGTGGTGATTTTATATGTCTGTAAAGCCGTCCGATAAATGGCTTTCACAATATAATAATACGCTTGTACCTGAAACTTTTATTCAGATTACTTATCATGCAGCTGATGATGCGGCGCAAACGGACGCTATTGCAAGTTCAGGTTCTCAAACCGTGTTTAGTAACGCGGCATCCATCACTGATCTGGACATTTCCGTTTCCGGAAATTATGCGACTGCCGAAACTAATTTTTGGGTTTTGGATGGAAGCCTTAGTATCGTTCCAGATTCCGAACCGTATCAAGAATGCGGCTATGTAAGCGGTGAATGTGTATCAAGCTCCAATCATCCAACTGTCACATTTTCTTTTAGTAAAATCCACGAAGAAAAAATACCGGGCCTGACAATCGTTTGGTCTGAAATTTTAAATGAGTGGGCAAAATCATTTAAAGTTTCCGCTTACAAAGGAACCGCTCTTCTTTTGCAAAAGCAAATTGACAACAACGATTCCGCCGAAACTTCAATTGAATTTGAGATTTCCAATTATGATTCGGTTATTATTGAAATTCTTGAATGGTGTATTCCAAACCGAAGAGCTCGTATCTCGCAAGTGGAATTTGGGCAACGTGTGAGATTTAGTAAAACAGACCTTCTGTCGTATTCCCATAAATCAAAGCGCGACCCAATTTCCGGTCAGCTTTCTAAGGATTCAATTTCTTTTTCCATTGATAACAGCGACCAAAAATGGAATCCTATCAACCCCGACGGTCTCTACAAGTATTTGTATGAGCGCCAAGCTGTTTTTGTAAAGTATGGCATGGACTTGGACGGACAGACTGAATGGATTAACGGAGGTAAGTTTTACCTTTCTAGTTGGAGCATTCCTTCTAATGGCATTACCGCTTCCTTTGAAGCTCGTGATGCTTTGGCGTTTTTAATCGATTCACTATACACCGGAAGGAAAAGCGGAACTTTATACGAAATGTGTTATGACGCTTTGGAACTTCTTGATGTTTCCGGCATCAGCTATTACATCAATGAATCTTTGAAGAATTATACAACTGATTTTAGTAACGGAAATTCTTCGTATAAAAACGCTGATGTGCTACAGCTTTCTGCTAACGCAGCCGGTATGGCTTTGTATCAGACAAGAAATGGTGAAATCCGGATTGACCGGGTTCCGTACCTTCCTGAAAACAAGTCCGACATTTATGAAATTACTGAAATCAATGATTATCAGTATCCGGAAATCACTTTTTCTAATAAGTTAAAAAACATCTCTTACTCTCTAAATGGTGCTTCGTCATTGTATCCGAATGGTGCTACTGGCGATGGCGTTACGCAAAGTGTAAACAATGCGCTTATCTCTTCTTCCATCGTCTCTCAGCCAAAAAATGTTCTAACTGAAAGCTATAAAGTGCTTTCTAACCGTCGAAAAGCCACCCTGTCTTATCGTGCCAGCCCACACAACGATGCTCTTGATTTTGTCAAGCTCAATCATCAATTTGGATATTCTTCTAACTTGTTGATTACTGACGTTTCTTATACCTTTAATGGTAGTTTCAAGGGCTCCGTTACCGGGTATATGATTGAAAACGTTGATTCGTTACAAATCGACGCTTCTGAGATTTACTTATATCCTTCTGACACGATCACGCTCACTGCAACGCTTGTTCCTGCATCTGCCGATTCCCCTGTTATTGTTTGGAATGCATCTCCTGCTGGTATCGTTGAGCTGAATGTCATCAAGAACGAACGCGGCGTATCTGTCTGCAACGTCACGTATTTACACAGCGGAAATGCAACGATTACAGCTACAGTCGCAAGCCTTTCCGCTTCTTGCAACGCTACTACGATTGCGAACGAGATTTCCAACCTTAAAGAAGGCGATACTGTTTACATCTCCGTCGCTGGCGTTTATACTGCTTTTCTTGTCTCAAAACATAATTACGAGCCAGAATTAAATGGCAAAGGGAGAACGCTTCTTGCTCTTAAAGACGCGAAAACAGAAAACATTGCGTGGGATAGCAAAATGACAACTCCCGCAGAGTATTCGACCAGCAGTATTGATGCTTTATTAAACGGAAACGTAAAAAAATCTTTTTCTGATTTTATGCAGAAAAAAATCGGCAAAACTACTTTTTATTATACCCCCGCGTTCAAAAAAAATAATTCTAACGAGTATGTGCCTTCTGCTGTGTCTACTCTATCTCGCAGTATATTTTTACCTTCCGCAAAAGAAATATACTACGAATTTCCTGATAACAGTAGTTCTATTAACGAAATTTGGGGTTATGGTTGCAACGCAGAAGGAAAACCGCTCCCTACAGCAAAAAAACTTCTAAGAAATCCTTTTTTTACTGAAGGAAGCAGCTACGTCCCGTATCAGCAGTGGACGAGAACTCCCGTTACCCATCTTGAATATTTTGGCATGGGCCCTTCTGTTGGAAGTATCTATTATCGTTCTATTGTTGTTTCAATGTATTGGGACAAAGCACATCTTGGTAATTCTAATGACGAAGAAGAATTGTTTTTTTATGACTGTATCGGTTCTGGCAACGAAGGCCATAAGTGCTATCATTACATGTTTACCGTTCCGAGCAATTTGCCTATCGGGTATCAAAACAGAGTTGAGGAAGAATAATTTATGGCTCGTTGGATTACAGATCGAACGCAATCAGATGTTGACCGTGTGAAAAGAATTACCGCAAAGGCAAGAACAGGCACGTGGACAAAAGCCGAACAATCGGAATGGTTTGCCGGAATGAAGGGCGCTTTAAGCTATACGGATTTTAACCGCATAGAATCTGGCATTCAAGAGCTTGGCTCCATCGTCGGTGCATCCGTTTCTGTTCGCACAGATTGGACAGTCGATGGATATATGAAAGTCTCCGATGCAACACGTTGGCTTTCTAACATCAACTCCATTCGCGCTAAATGCTCTGGCTCATCTGCTATTGCAGATACGCCAGAAAGCATGAATAAACTTGATTTTTCAACGATGAATCAAATCGAGCAAATTTTGTTCGACATTGAAACGCTTGCTAAAACATACGTTACGTTTTCCGGTGAATACATGACAGGAGATGGACAATATGGTTTTTGAAGACCGTGTGGCGAAATATCCGGGTCGGTGGACAATGGTAAAATCGGATGGAACATCCGAAATTGTCACTCTTATCCGAAATGACGAGCCAACAAAAGAAGGAACACCGCTCAACGCATCAACGCTTAATGAACTGAGCACTGTTGCAGGCGCTTTAAACGCCGCAGAAGAAGCAAAAGAAAGTGCGGCACAGAGTTCGGCAAGTGAAAAAGCCGCCGCTGCAAGCCAGGTCGCCGCGAAAGCGTCCGAGACAGAATCCGCCAAGAACCTGCAAGGCACCAAAAAGTATTTTGAACAGGTGCGCACTATCACCATCGGTGCACAGGGCTGGTACGCCACGCCGGAAGCCCTCAAGACTGCTGTGCCGGTGGGCGAAAACGGCTGGTGGGCAGTGGTCGGCACGACCGACACCATCTGGACGTGGGACAGCGACACGGGCGCGTGGAAGGACAGCGTGCAAAAAGCTGATTTATCCGACTACTACACACGGGAACAAGTAAACAGGCTTCTTGAAGCGCAAAAGCTTGCAGACCATCCGGTGGGCAGCATCTACCAGAGCACCGACCCCACCAGCCCTGCCGCCCTGTTTGGCGGCACATGGGAAGAGATCGCATCCGACCGCGTGCTGATGGGTGCCAGCAGCAGCCACGCAGCGGGCACCACCGTGGAGGCCGGTCTGCCCAACATCACAGGCAGCTTAATAGAAACGGAAGCAGAGAGCTCCCCATTCCGTGGTTCAAAAGCAAGTTTGTCGAAATCAGGAGCTTTAAAATTCACAGAGGTTAATACTGATTGGGGTGGCTACAGTAGGATGTCAGGTTCGGCGTACAATATTAAATTTGATGCTTCCCTCTCGAACCCGATCTACGGCCGCAGCGCCACCGTGCAACCTGCCGCCTACTATGTGCACATCTGGCGGCGCGTGGCCTGAGAAAGGAGGTTTTGAACCATGAAGATCATTGACGAGAACGGTGCAGCCATTGAAAACCCTGACCTGACGCTTGGGTATCTGGTGGGCGGCACCGAACCAGTGGAGCACCCCGCCGTGGAGGGCGTGGAGGAGCAGTGGCACTGGGAGACCGTGACCGAGTATCCGAACGGTGGCAAGGACGTGCAGAAAATCATCGACCGTCCCGGCGTACAGGCGCAGGAGGAATGGGTGGAACAGGTGCCCATCCAGAAGTACATCCGCTATACCGCCGAAGAATTGGCTGCGCAGGAAGAAGCACGCAAAAAGGCCGAAGCCCGAGAGAAGCTGCCGGAGACGGTTGAAGCGCTGCAAAAAGAAAACGAGATGCTCAAGCAATGCTTGCTTGAAATGAGCGAGATTGTTTATGCATAAAATCACACAAAAATTAGAAAGGTTGGTACGTATGATGGCGATGCTGTGGGCACAGGAAATCATGTCTGCTGAGACCATGGAGGAGGCAAAGGCTCTGTATGAGCGCTGCCCCCGCCTGCTGAAGGAGAAGGTGAAAGCAATTCTTATCAAGAGCGGCTTTGAAGAGATCGTACAGGAGGAGTAAGCAGTGGAAAAACTTTTGGAATTTCTGGTGGGGCTGTTGAAGGTGCTCTTTGGCGGAAACAGCGAAAGCCCTGCGCCGGAAACGCCCAGAGAGCCTCCCGTTGAGGAGGCCGTCACCGGATGGGAGGGCGACCCGCCATACCGGTACATTGACGTGAGCCGCTATCAGGGTGCGATCAACTGGGCGCAGGTAGCAGCGGCAGGTTACAAGGGAGCCATGCTCAAGACGGTATCCACCAACAGAAAGCTCAGCAAGCGGGCTGACGGCCTGTACATCGACCCCACCTTTGAGGACAATTACCGCAACGCCAAAGCGGCAGGGCTAGACGTGGGCGTATATTACTACACCTACGCCACCAATAAGGACATGGTCAACGCAGAACTTTCCCTGCTGCGGCAGGCGGTGTACGGCAAGGAGCTGACCCTTCCGGTGGCAGTGGACGTGGAGGAAAACAAGCTCAAGCCCATGAGCACCCTCGACCTCACAAACCTCACCGCATACGCGCTAGAACAGGTGGAGCGGATGGGTTTTTATGCCCAGCTCTACACATACACCGGCTACAAATACGAACTGGATATGGCTCGGCTGTCCTCTCGGTGGGACGTCTGGCTTGCCGACTACACCGGCAAGACGCCCAACGTGACGTTTAACTACAACGCCCACCAGCACACCAGCAAGGGTGCTGTTCCGGGCATCTCCGGCAACGTAGACCTCAATGTGACCACCCTCAACTACCCCCGTATCATCCGCAAGAAGGGTCTGACCCGTCTCCGGGAGGGTAAATGACTGAAAAAGAAGCTTTGCTTTGGGTGCTTGGCATCCTGGGCAGCCTGTGCGCCGCTGCTATTACGATTGATAAGGTACTGGAAATCATTCATAAATACATCAAGAAGGCACAGGAGCCGGACAACGCGCAGAACAAGCGGCTAGATGAGCTGGACAAGCGCGTCGGAACCTTGGAACAAGGGCAGCTCCAGCATACACAAGCCCTTGCAAGAGACCTCCGGCGATTTGACGGCATTGACGAAGAAATACGCCTTGTTCTCGTTGGCGTGCAAAATCTTTTGGATTCGCAGCTGTCCGGAAACAACCGGGAAGGTATGCAAAAAAGCAAGACCGACATTAACAACTACCTACTGAAAGGAGTAACAAATCATGGAAGCAATCTTTAACTTTATCCCCGCACCCATCGCAATGGTGCTGATGGTCATTGGCTTTGCCGCGCTGGCCGTTGGTGCCATCCGGCTGGGGTACAAGCAGTACGTCAAGCAGTGGGCGCTGGAGCTTGTGACCATCGCCGAGGACAGCATCATGGGCAGCGGGCAAGGCGCAAAGAAAAAGGCGCAGGTCTTTGCCGCGCTGCGCGGCGCACTGCCGGACTGGCTCAAGCCTTTCATCACCGATGAAGTGCTGGACAGCGTGATCGAAAAGGCCGTCAGCATGATGAAAAAGGCACTGGCAGAAAAGAAGCCTGCCATCAACAAGGGGTAATTTATGATCGAGCAAAGCGTATCTCTTGCATCCAATGGCGTCGTCAAAGTGCCGGGCTATGAGCAGCTGGTGCGCTTTGGCTACACCAAGAACCGGGGCGTGTACCGCCTTGCCGTCACTGCAGCCGGTGAGTGGGAAGGGCTGACCATCCGTGCCTTTTGGCACGTTCCGGGTGGCTCTGACCCGGCATCTTCGCTGGTGGTAAACGGCTATGTGGCCGTGCCCGCCAGCGTGACCGCACAGCCCGGGAGCGGGTGCCTCACCTTTGAGGGCAGCGACGGCACAAAGACCGTTACCAGCGCAGACCTGCACTACCGTGTAAGTGCCAACTCCGGCACAGAGGACGGCACAGAGCCGGAACCGGGTACCCCTGCATGGCAGCAGCTGGTAGATGCTGTACACACCGATGCTACCGCCGCAGAGCAGGCTAAGACCGATGCACAGACGGCAGCACAGCAGGCCGGGGCATCTGCCAAAAAGGCCGGGCAGGCTCTCTATGACACCATCACCGCCAAAGAGGATGCCCTGAAAGCCATCGGTGACAAACAGACCACCGCCACACAGGCTGTGGTCACGGCCCGGGACAAAGCCCTCAAGCAGGTGGAAGCCTCCACCAAAGCCGCTGTGACCGCCGCCGGCGAAGCCGCCACCAGTGCGGGCAATGCCAGCCAGAGCGCTCAGGCAGCCGCTGACAGTCTGCAGGAGCTGAAGGACGGCATCGCAAACGGTGACTTTAAGGGCGAAAAGGGCGATCCTGGCCCTGCCGTAGCACTGGACACCACCCTCACCCACGAGGGCGAAGCCGCTGACGCAAAAGCCACAGGTGACGCAATCAGTGCAGTCAAGTCCCGGCAGAACGTCCTTATCGGCCGTGAAGCGGGCAATCCCATCGCCGTTGACGATGCTTTCTCTGCGCCCCTGTGCGGCCTGACCGTGTACGGTCGGAGCACGCAGGACGGCACACCCACGCCGGATGCGCCTGTGCCTATCGTGAGCGCTGGTGACGGCGGGAGCATAACGGTGACTTTGAGCGATGGAAACGGCAAAACGCAAACTCTCACCCTCCCCACTCCCAACGGCTTACCCGGCATCCCTGTCACCTCTGGCGGCAACTACACTGACAGCACAGGCCAGCAGTGGGTGTGCGACGAGGTGGACTTGGAGAGAGAGGTAAAGGTGCAGAAAGTGTACAAGGTCGAGGTTGAAGGCGAAAACGTGAAGTTTGTACAGGCTGGCGAGTACGTTAATCTTGATCAGAGAGATTTGCCCTTTGCACGAATTTTTGGTGGTGAGGCAACCATTGCCATTTCCACATTTTCCAAAACACAATGGCATTTCAATCCATATAATCGGTTCTTATATCTCATCAAAGCCAACTTCGCAGACCAGCTAAATGAATCCTGTAAAAATCAACTTGGCAAAATTTACTATGTTCTCGCTACCCCCATCGAAACCCCACTCACCCCTGCTGAAATCGCCGCCTACAAAGCCCTCACAGTCTACGGCCCTGACACTGTGGTGCAGGCTGGTGACGGTGTGGGGTTGAAACTGGACTATCAAAGGGACGTGAATATCGCAATCAAAAAACTGGAGGACGCAGTAGCGTCCATGACCAACACATAAGGTAAGGAGGCACACATGGCTATCAAAAGCAAAGCCCGGCATGACCTGACACTGCGCTCCATCAAGCGGGAAATCGCCGCTGGACGCGATGTTGCATACTGGCTGGACAAGGCGTACACCCATCTGGACAACGGCTTGCTGACAGAGGACGACATTGCAGAGGTGGAAGTCCTTGCACAGGCGTACTACGACGCGCTGGATGCGAAGGACAAGGCGAACGCTGAGGAAATTACGCAGTAAGGAGGATATCATGGCAAGCACTACATACCGCCATCTCGGTGACGTCACCGGGATGTTCGCCGCACAAGAGCAATTTCGTGACATCACGAAAATGGTCTGCGCACGTCTTCGTGGCCTCACGAAAACATATTATCTCGGCAATGCCAACAAACTGGTGACGTTTTGTCACCGTTTTGCCAACATTGGCAATATGGTGCGCAACGCCGGACAGCTCCCGCAGCCCTTCTGGCTCGGTGCTGCCTGTGGCGGCGGCTCGTGTAGTCTTTCCGCCAGCGTTGCAAGGGCTTAATGCAGAACAGATAAAAGCTGTGATAAAACGTGCGCCGCTTGGGAGGTATGACCGGAAAATCGCCCGGTTGCGGTACGTTGACCAGCTATGCCAAGTTGATATTGCAGCGCGTGTGCCGTATTGCCGGACATCAATCGGCAATAGGCTGAAAATTATTGATAAAATGCTGGATGTATGATATACTAATCTTGTCTAGGGATTAGTTTTGAGCTTTTGCTCTGGCGATTCAAAAAAGCGGCAGGCTTTCGGGTCTGCCGCTTTTCTTTTTGCACGATTTGTGGTATAATATGTCCAACAAATCCACCCGGCCTCTCGAAGAAGCACATTAGGGCGGATATCTGAACCCGTCAAGCCTCTCAACGATGCGTATCATGGCGGGTCTTTTAAGATGATACAGTCTCCCGCCCGCCCATTTGCAGTGCGTACCATGCGGGATACGATTTTATATGAATTATGGTAAATAAAATATATCACTTTTTGTCCCGTGTTTTGTTCGCTCTGATTATTTTTGGGGCGACATCAAGCGTTCTAAAAACCGTCCTTCCATTTTGGCATAGTGCATTTATAGGCGTGGTTTTATCGGTATATGCGTCTTTGCATTATACGCCATACGATTTATGATTTGAAAGGCTACGGCCTTTGTAGAGAGCGGCATTGCCTGTGGGCAGTTTCGCTCTTGATTTTTTGCAAGTAAAACGTTCAAACTTTCTATTTTGCATCATTTTATATAAGTATATTTATATCTTTAATCGCTCATGCGGATTTTTCCGTGTGAGCGCTTTTTTTGTTTAAAATAATCAAGCTTTAAGCAAGCTTTAAACAAGGTTTAACCAAGATTTTTTGTCCTTCGTTTGACGTTCGTTGTCCTTCGTTTTTTGCTGATGAGGTACACTGGGAGCAATAGGAGGGATGAACCATGAGCTATTATCCGACACCCGGAACGCCATACGTTCCGCAGCAGCCTGTCAACCCTTACGGCGGTATGGGAACGGTAGGGCTTGCCACTCCCCTGCCGAACGCACAGATGCAGCAGATGCAGCCGCAGCGTCCTCAGCCGATGAATGGGCAGCAGCCTGTTCAGCAGTCGGTACAGGACGGCGGTTGGTTGCTGGGTAGACCTGTTTCCAGCAGAGAAGAGTTTTTGGCGATACCGTCTGACCTGTACGGCAGATGGACGTATTGCCCGGATTTGCGTAGTGGTGTCATCTACTGCAAACGTCTGAATCCAAATACTTGTGAATCTGACGTGTTAGAGTTTTACAGCCCGGAAGCATGGCGGCAGATGCAAGCGCAACAGGCACAGCAGACCGCTGCACCGACACAGCAGTATGTGCCTATTGAGCAGTACAACGCCCTTGTCCACCGACTGGATGAGCTGGAAAAGTGGCAGAAAAGCTTTTCTAAGCCCGCTGCCACAGCAAAGAAAGGAGAATAACAATGTCCTCTCCGTTTGACATGATTACGCACAGCCCCATCATGCAGCTTGCAAATCTGGCTCGTGCCGGGCAGAACCCGATGGGTCTTATCCAGCAATTGAGCGGGCAGAACGCCCCTATTATGCAGGGCTTAAACCTGATTCAGGGTAAAAACGAAGCACAGCTCCGAACGATGGCACAAAACCTCGCCAAAGAGCGGGGCATCGACCTGAACCAGCTGGCAAGCGTCCTGAATTTGACGCTTCCGAAGTGAGGAGGCTTTACAATGGATGATATCGAAAACAGCCATTCCGAAAAAGATTTTGACATCAACAATCTGTGCGGCGATGACAAAATATGGGTTCCTTTAATGCTCGGCTTTATTTTTGGGGCTGCCAGCAAAAAATGGGACGACCCGAAAGATAAAAAAGACAATCCTCCGAGCTAACTTGATAATCCCCAAATAAGCATCTCTCTAAGCGAAACGCTTCTCAGTTTTGCGGACTTGACAAAAACCGCATTTGTTTGGCTTCGCCCATCGCACACGGCGGTGGGATAGCATAACGCAAAACTGAAAGGAGTTTTGTTATGGACGATTTTGCAACTGGCTATCTGGCTGGGCAGGACGGCGGTAATAACAACGGCGGATTCTTCGGCAACGAAGGTCTGTGGGCGGTTATTATCCTCGCCATTATCTTCGGCTGGGGCACAAACGGCTACGGTCGAAACGGTGGTGACAACGGCATGAACAGCTACATTCCCTATCTGGTGGGCACCGGCGCAACTGGTCAGGGCGGCGCAGATACCCGTGCGGCTCTGTCTGAGGGCTTCTACCAGCAGGACACTTCCCGTTCTCTGGCTGGCATCCAGAGCGGCATCTGCTCTCTGGGCTATGACCAGCTGGCACAGATGAACACCCTCAACGCTGCCGTTGCGGGCGGCTTTGCTGGTACTAATCAGGCGATCTGTCAGCTCGGCTACCAGAACGCACAGCTCGTGAACGGTCTGGAACGTAGCGTGTCCAACGGCGACAACGCCATCAGCCTTGCTATCATGCAGGAGGGCAACGCACGGCAGGCGGGGCAGACCGCCATCCAGACGCAGCTTGCATCTTGCTGCTGCGAGAACAAGCAGCTGATCGGCGACCTGAAGTACACCATTGCACAGCAGGACTGCGCTACCCGTCAGGCTATCGCAGACAACGCCCGTGCCATCGTGGACAACTGCAACGCCAACTTCCGCAGCATGATGGACTACTTCACGCAGGATAAGATCGCCACTCTGACTGCTGAGAACCAGAGCCTGAAGTTCGCCGCTTCTCAGGATCGTCAGAATGCGCTTCTGACCACTGTGATGTCACAGCAGACCGATACCATCCTGAACCGGGTCAATCCTCGTCCGATTCCCGCTTATCAGGTGGCAAACCCCAACGTGGGCGTGAACTGCTGCGGCTGCTGCTAACCAACACACTCCCCGATAACACCGGGTGAACCATCGGGGCAGGGGTAAGACACCTCTGCCCCTGATTTTTTAGGAGGAAACTACTATGGCTTGCAAAACAAGCTGCAAACTCTGCCCGCACTTGGTCATCAGTCAGGCAGTCACGTTTGCCGACGATACTCTGACCATCAATATCCCTGCTGGCGCATACCAGAACGGAGAGAAGTATTGTATCGTGGTTGCTCAGAGCTTGCCGGACACGACCACCATCAACGCCCCTGTGGTCATTACCATAGGTGCAGGCACGACCGCATACCCTCTGACCGACTGCAACTGCGCTCAGGCAACTGCTGAGAGCATCCACACCCGCACCCGCTACGCTACTCGTGTGGCAACGTCTGCGACCGGCACCGGCACGTTTAAGTATCTTGGCTGCTTCTGCCGTTCCCACGCTGGTGCGCCTGCATCCATTTCTTGAGGAGGTATTAGATTATGGGCAAGACTAATTTTCGCCGCATGATGATGCTCCGTGACCACGACAAAGACCGTGAGCCGGAACGTGACCGCCTTGAGGAAGAGCGTGACCGCAAGGAGCGTGAGCTGGAACGCCGTCTGCGTAAGCTGGAAGATGGCAACGACCGCTATTCTTACTATCCGCAGGAGGAGAACCGCTACATTGACCCATACCCTATCCCGCGCTACCCTGACGTAGAGTATGGGCGCAAGATGCCGCAGATTGGCTTCTCGCAGAGCGGAGACTGGGACAAGCGGTCTGGGCAGTATGAGCATGGCGGTGCGGACAGTCGTTCTATCAAGATGCCACGCAAGCACCTCACCCACGATGAAGCGGAGGAATGGTGCGACAGCATGGTGAATGCTGACGGCACGAAAGGCTGTCATTGGACGCTGGAACAGACTCAGGACGTTGCAAAGCAGCGCAATATTACCTGTGACCCGAACGATTTCTGGGCCGTCATGAACATGATGTACTCGGATTATTGTCAGGTCGCAAAGCGGCAGTCCGTTGACACTCCGGGCTTCTACGCTGACATGGCAAAGGCGTTCCTTGAGGACGCGGATGCCGCAGATGGCAAGGCGTATCTCTACTGGGATTGCATTGCTGATAAGTAAAAAAAGAACCCCTGTACAGCCTTTATGGGTTGCGCAGGGGTTTCTTTCGTTATTTATTCTCATCAGACAGACGGTTAACCCAAGCATTTAGCACTTTTCTGTACACCGTCATATTCGGACAGAAGTAGCTGTTTGTAAATACTGGCGTATCATCATTACACAGAATTCTCATAATAGCAGCGCACACAGCTGAAGACCTTGATACACCAGCAGTACAATTCACGCAGAACCAATCCGTCTTATCTGCTTCATGATTGTCCAGAACGAATTTCACGATGTTCTTGGCCTGAACATCAGTGATACAGGTGCCTTCTAAATCAGTAGTGCAATCATCAAACTTCAGCGGTAGAAAAGTAATATTGCCCTTACACTTATGAAAATCAATATGATAACCATTAGCTTCAGTGATTGAGATGAACCGAATCCGTTCAAAATGTGGCTGTCGGATAAAGTCTTCTGCATCTTCTGCGCTCATCACCGAGAATTTCCATTTTCTTCGATACATAGTAATAATCATTTAGTTTCCCCTCTACAGAATTTAGCTTTTATTGTTATTTCAAATAATTCGATGAAGCATCTTTGGCATAGTACAATTCCATATCTGCCTTGTACATATCAAGTTGTCTTTTGCTATCCACAAGCGTATTAAAGCTAGATCCCGCTGCAAAAGATACGGCGATGGGCAAAATCAAGCGTGTTGCAACCCATTTCCCCGCAAAGATAAAAGGAATCTGAATTGCTACGGCAAAAGCATCGAACAAAAGAACATAAATTCCATGCTTAACCATTTTCTGTAAACGGCTAATGTTTCCTTCGTAAAATTCCTTCGACATCATCATGCGTCAATCCTCCAATCTTATCAGCCTAAGTCAATCTGGTCTTTCGATGCTGCAACGGACAGGTTGTAAATGTACTCCCCTGCCGTGAATCCGTGCTTTCGTGCTTCTCTTGTAACAAACGTCCGCTCGCTGTCGCTCATAAGGATTGTGATTCGCTTGCTACGTTTGCCGTCACCCTTCTGCCCTTGATGGGAAGTGTAAGGCTGAATCTCCATCGCGCGCTTTGCATCGTTGACGGACAGGTTGGTAAGCGCAATCATAATCTGCTGGTTTTGCTGTACGATGGCTTGCAGGACTTCCGTGTTCTTCATCAACACTTGCAAGATTGCATCGTTCTGCGTGTCAGGCTTGTTCTCCTGCGGGGCAAGGCCGTAATAGCCATCCTTTCGAAGAGACGGAAGAACGTCATCAAACACCCAACTTTCAAACTTCTCTGCACCGGGCAACTTGCTGTGGGTGATAAGACGGTAAACGTCTCCTTCCGGGATAAAGCTCATCTCCTGCACACCACTATTTGTAGGCGCATAGCGTTTCGTTACGCCCTTGCAGTGGTCAAAAACAGCCTTGCGGGGAACTGCATACCCAAGTGCTTTTGCAACGTCAGAAGCACAGAAAAGAATCTTTCCATCTTCTTCAATCGTGCGGAGCTGGCCAAAGTTACTATTCTTAAAAACGTGAAGCGCATTACATTTCTTGTTATCCATCATATCCTCCATATTCAACTGTTTGGCATCTTCCATGCCGACCTCATACGCCTTGTAAGTGATTCGAGATAATGCTTCTGCAATCTCATAATCATCCTTATTGAGCGGGCGACCACTGCTGTTTTTCTTGAAGTTTTCAAGAATTTCCTCTTTTGTTGCTGGAATGTTCATTGGCTTTACCCGAAAACGGCTTGTAAGAGGTCGCTTCGGATGGTATAATGGATTTATCCGAGAGCAATCTCTGGTGTTGAATAAGGCGTTGACTATTCTTTTGCAGGGAGCGGTCAATGCCTTATTTTTTATTCTTCACTCGCCTTTTCAGCAACAAGCTGAATCCCACGTTTAACAACTTCCGTTTTCGTTATCCCCATTTTTTCAGCGCATTCCTGCACTTCTTTCATTTCCTCTGGGGTCAATCGAACTTCAAACCGTTCAGTCTTTTTGCTATCAGTAGGGCGACCCAAACGCGGACACATACCAACACCTCACTTTTTGTCCGTACAAACATTGTACTATATGTCCGTACAAAAGTCAACACCTAATACCACAAGATGCGATATAGCAGGGCGTTCCGTTTTGGAACCCCCTTTAATCCTCCAAGAAATCCTCCAACTCAATCTTTCCATCTGCCGCTGCAACTGCCAAAGCGTACACAAACTGCCCAATCGTCATTCCATGCCGCCGCGCTTCACGGTTGATGTACTTGCGTTCTTCCTCACTCATAAGGATGGTAATGCGCTTAGACCGCTTACCGTCACCGCTTGCAACGCCCTGATGCGATTCCGGCATTGGGATTTTTTTCTTTGTCAAGCCAGTTTCAGCCAGTGCGCCGGGAATATTGCCCTGTTCAATCAGCCGTTTCGTTTCCTTTGCCTGTTTCAGCTTCTTCGGCTTACCTTCGCCTAACACGGCATCACTCGGCTGGCTTTTGCTGTCTTTGGCTTGCTTCGGCTTAATACCGCCTAATTCTGCTTCACTTGGCTGTGCATGGCTGTCTGTGGCATCACTAGGCTTAATTGGATCTTGTTCGGCTTCGTTCGGCTTTGTTTGGCTTACTTCTTCTTCCTTTGGCTCACTTCGGCTTAATGTCTGTTCCGAAAAAACAGGCTGGAAGTCAAACCCGCCCAACAAGCCGGATGTTTTTTTGCTGGTTGGTTTCATTTTTCTTCCTCCATTTTTGCGCCACATACTGGGCAAAAATTCCAAATCCACTTGTCGAAATCGCTTTCGGAAATCATACTACCACAATTACTGCATTTGATTGCTTGCTCTGCATGGCTGTTATCATAATCGTCCTGAATAATAAAAGTCAAACCCTCTGGACGTTCCCATGTTGCTTTTGGCTGTAAATCTTGCACATCAGCATTTCTTAACGCTCTTAACCTTTCTAACGCATCTTCCAACGCTTGATTGTCGCCTTCTTCAAGAAGTCTGTTTCGATAATATTCCATCAAGGGAGCAACGTCTACAATCTTCTTACTCATTTTCTTCTCCTTTCACAATCATCTGTGCCAACGCCTTAAAATCCTCTGCGCTGTTACTTTTTGCCGTGTCGCCACTAAACAGGCTGTGCCGCTCTGCCTGCGCCTTACGAACGCCCATAGACGGTCTAATCTTCACGTCCAACAGCCTTGTTCCCATGCTTTGCGCAATCACAGGGAGCTGCTCTACAACCTCTTTGGACAGGTTCTCACGGCTCTTGTACTGGTTCAGAAGCAGACCTTCAATCTTCAAAGTCGGGTTGAAGTATCTGCGAACATCACCAATGGTCTGCGAAAGCTGGCTCAAACCAGCAAGCGCATAGCGGTCTGCTGTGATTGGGACGATGATGCTGTTGGCGGCGATCAGAGCGTTTACAAGTGCAAGGCCGAGCTGCGGGGGAGTGTCCAAAACAATGTAATCGTACCGTTCTGACACGGATTCCAGTGCTTCACGCAGCCGGAAATTCTTTCCAATGTCCCGGACAAGCTGCTCGTCAATGTCCTTCAATGCACTGTCTGACGGCAGAATGTCCCCGGCTTCGCAGTGCTGGATTCCTTCCTCCACTGTCCCTTGCCGGGTCATCACGTCAAACAGGGTGCATACGTCCTCTGTCTGTGCGCCGTAGGTGTCCGTTGCGTTGCACTGGGCATCGCAGTCCACCAGTAACACCTTCTTGCCAAGCAGCTGCAACGCACCAGCCAGACAGGCGCTTGTGGTGGTCTTTCCTGTGCCGCCCTTCTGATTGGCGACAGCTATGATTTTTGCCATTTTATCACTCTTTCTTTATTCTTTCACTGGTTCTGGCATCGGCATCCAATGGGTGAATTTCTGATATTTTGCTCTCCACCAACATTTCCCATTCCATTGAGCCGTAATCGTATGCGTTCCGCAGAAATAAGGCCCATTAGAAACGCAAAACACAAGATATGTTCCCGGTTCTTCTGGTAGCCTGTCTTTCATACTAATCCATTCCATTCTTTCTCCTTTCTGCATCATCTGCTTATTTTGGCTACTTTTGCAACGCTTCAATGGAATAAAACGCAGGCATATATCTGTCTACAATACCCGCTTTGTCTACGCTTCTAATCAGATAGCCAACAGGTCTGTCGGGGAACGGCGTTCTGTTCAAAGATAGGATGTCCTTATACGCTGCCTTCACTGTATCGTAAACCGCTTCTTTGCGTCTCGGCAGCTTGATTTCAGGATGCTCTTTCTTCATCCACTTCTCAACCACTTTTGCCACGTCAATGCAGTCTTGCTTTTCCAGCTCGTCACACACAGACCAGTCAAAATCCTCATATCCGCTTCTGCGGGGCTTTCTGGCGGCTTTTTGAGGTTCATCCAATATTTCGCTTGCCTGAGCTTCAATCAGCGTCTCAGACGCTTTAATTTTGGGCTTAAACTTGACCGCCACAGCCTTTCGTGCCACAAGAACAGGTTCATAGGTCACCACGATGTCAGACACAGCATTGATTTCATCTACTGCAACGTCAAGCACTCGTTTGCGAAGGTTCTTGTAAACATCGTAGCTTGCTTCCATCGCACCGAGCTGTTCTCTCAGTTTTTTCAGACTGATTTCATGCGGCTTACTGTCCATGTTCATCCAGTCACGAAGAATCGAATAAAGCAGAATGCTGTACTGAGACTTCATTCGTGATGTATAACGCAGACGATACCGAACATAGCCGCTTTCAGCAATATCAAAAAAGATAGGGCGAAGGTCAGGGTTGCAAGTGATTGCCACAACATAAGACCTTGTTTCTGGCACATAGTCCAGTTTTGCCCTTGTAAACAAGACAAAGCTCTCAAACGTGCCCTTCTCTTTGTCAATGGGAATCGACACCGTATTGCCCAGAAAGTGCTTGATCTGCGGCTCAATCCTTCGTGCATCAAGGCTTTTTAACCCCAGCAAGTCTCTGTACTCTGCCAAAGTGAACTCCACACGGCTGCTGTTTGGGTCTCTCGGATTTATTCTTGACAAGTAAACCTCTAGCAACCGAAGCTCTCCTGCCGTGTAATCCCTGAACTTCGCCCAAACAAGGGATTTGCTTTTCTCGACAAGGTTATTGTCTGATATTTTTGGCATCCGTTCACCTCCTTTATCAGTCTAAAAACAGTATAGCACAGGTCGGGGGACAAGTCAACACGTTTTGTCCCCCATGACTTGTCTTTTTGTCCCCCATGTCCTCGTCATTTTGTCCCCCGTGACTTGTCAAAACGTCCCCCATGCTTTGTCATTTTGTCCCCCATCTACATATTATATATTAAACAAGAAATAAACAAGAGGTTAAATATCATCGTTAAATAGGCGATGACGATAATTTTCAATAATTTCTTTGTTTTTTCATTCCAGCTTGTGGATAACTCAACCTTTCATTTGCTAAATAAAGTCTTTCCGGCAATGATTAGTCTTATCTAATGTGTACAAAATGTGGATGAAAAACTTTTGAGCCGGTGTTATGGGGGACGGATTGACGAGCCGATTAAATGCAAGCTACATATTATCGCTACTACGTTATTTATTTCGCTCGAATGTTATCGATTTACAGCCTATGGGGGACGGATTGACAAGGCGGATTTGCCCGATAGATGTACAAAAAGTGGATGAACGTGGACAAAATGTTCTTCAAAAACTGCGATAATTCGACAATCAGCCAGTTATATTATTTGGATTTACGGTATAAGAATCGTTGGACTTCATAGCAGCTTCCGTTCCAGCGTCCTGTGCCTGATAGAAAATTTCCATCTTCGGGGCGGTTCCATTCGGGTCTGGGTCTGTTCCGGTAGCTTGCGCTATCTCGTAGTTGCCCGATACCATCCGGCAAACAGAGACCCTGTCCTTCAACGGTGTGTGGAGGTTTGCAAGAACCTCCGTCAGCACACCCATATGGTCTGATCCGTGATCTCCGTACCGGATGTACAACAAGGCATCTATCTCATAGGAGGAACACTCCATCATAGCATCTATGAGAATCTTCCGTTTCTCCATGTCGAAAAGGTCGTCCTCAAGATGTTCAAGCAGTCCCGGATGAATGCAAGCGTCCATGTATCGAGCCACTGATACGCCGCAGCAGGTGAACCAGCGCATAGCCATTGGAAGGGAGATAGCTGCCAGACCTTGCTCCCAATTTGCTATTGTTCCACGATTCACGCCCATTTGTGCCGCAAGCTTCTGCTGGCTTAGACCGGAACGCATCCGTGCCATCTCTAATGCTTTGGCCGTTCTTACTAAATATTCATCCATAAATTCACGCCTTTTCAACAAAATTCTGCAAAACTGCCGGATTCGACAAGCCAAAAAATGGAAAAAGCTGCTATGGAGAACCAACAGCAGCCTGTGTTATAACTGTATTGTCAAAAAATTCCAAATAGAAAGGAAACAAAAAATGAAAAAAACTGCAATCTGGAACCATGAACGTATGCCAATCATCGACGGAATGCCTGCCAGCGTTCCCGATGGGCAGCCAAACACACCTGAGCCATGGGAGGAAAGCTAATGAACCAAACTGTAGATGATCTGATTGTCCCATACGCCCGCAGACGGACGCTGGAGCTTGTCCTGAGCCTTTCTGGGTACGAAGCTGATAAAGATGCTTACCTCGAAGCAAAAGGCATCCTGGAACGCGCCGTAGCCGCCTTAGACGATGGGCGCGACCCGGCAGATAACATCGAACGCATTGACGGACAGCTTGTAGAGCTGTGATTGGAGGAAAGATGGATAGGCGTTGTCCCTTTTGACTTGAACGCTCGTGGCTTCCCCGATGCAAAGTAACGGATGTGAAGAAAACGTTCGATTTTTGCGAAGTTGTTCAAATTATATTGACTACACAACCAAAAGATGTATAATCATATCAAATGAACATTCGTATTTACTGATCGGGAGGATATGCTGCAATGAGCGAACAAGAAAGAGCTAAGATTGACAGATTTATCGCATGGCTGTTGGAACACCCAGATAAGATTCCGGCAGCGGAGAAAGCCTTAGGCCTAGAATAACAGAAAACCCCTTGCGCAGAGCTATACCAGCCCGGCACAAGGGGTTTTTATTTTACCGGGTCAGAACCATTTCTTTTTTCGGTTTCTACGGTAACGATATTTTTTGCTGTTGCCATATAGTACACGGTCATTGCCTTTTAACAAGGCCTGCATGAACCAAAAGCAAAAGGCACAGCCGCACAACAAGTAATACACGGGCTTACCTCACATCTTCTCGATCAGGTTCATCAGCGCTTCACGCTGCGCTGTTGGCATAGATTCAAGCTTTTTTCTAATCCGTTCCACTGCTGCATCGATTTCACTTTGCGGCTGCTGGGGCGGATTTTCTTTTTGTTCGCCAGTGAGAAGGTAGTCTACCGATACGTTGAAGTAGGCTGCAATTTTGGAGAGAACCTCTGCGGACAGGCTTTTGGTTCGACCAGCCTTTAGTTCGGAAAGAAAACTACGGCGAATTCCGATGTTGGCACAAAGGGTTCCGTCTTTGATGCCCTCTTTTTCGCAGAGTGCATGGATGTTGCTGTACAAGTCCGACATAAGAACACTCCCATATTTGTGCAAGTATACAAATGCACAGGATTTTGTACAAAAGAGTTGACTTGTACAGATGTCTGTACTATAATACAGACATGGGCAGTACAGAACGCTGTACAATATAAACTCTCTACACCCTTATATTAGTACAGTTTTCCGTACATGTCAATAGATTTTAGCAAATGGAGGTGGAATTTTGAAAGAAAACTTCCGTTCTGGCTTTGAGCTGGAAGTGAAGATGAAGCTGTTGCAGCGAGGTATGAAGCAAACGGAGCTGATTCAGGCGGTTCAAAGCGATACTGGATTGTTCCTTGATGATTCGTACCTCTACAAGATTCTTCGTGGTGAGCGAAAGCCGGAGAAGATTATTCAGAGCATCTGCAAGATTCTGGATATTGAGCAGAAGGAGGACAGAACATGGAGCAGATTGTCACCTTAAACGTGCCTGAGTTCATCATCAAAAAGGCTGGTGAGGGTTGGTGACGTACTTTTACAAAGCACCAAGCCGAAAGCGCAGGTTGAAGCTTGCAATGGCGGAGGGCGTGTCCCGGAACGAAGCCAACAAGGTGCTGTGGATGGAAAAAATGCTGAACCAGTGCTTTGAACGCCACAATCGGGAAGCCAGACTGAAAGAGGAGACGCAGCGTGGAAGAAAAGTACTGTGAGCGCTGCGGTCTGTATCTTGGTATTGTCAGACCGACAAGACGGTACTGCTCCGAGTGCAAGCGCAAGGTCGACCAGGAACGCCGCAGAGAACATGAAAAGTCTGGCGTTATATTCAAGCCGAAAAATGCGTTCTGCGCATACTGCGGAAAACCGATGCTGAAAAGAGTAGCATCCCAGAAGTACCACGGTGGATGCGCAAAGAAAGCCTATAACGCAAAGGCAAACCTGAATGCTAAGTCGGCGTACAGGGCCAAACAGCAAGAAAAGAAGAAGTCTGAAAAGACGTTTCCGTCTATCGGAGAAGTTCAAGCACTTGCTGATAAAATGGGCAAACATTACGGTGAGGTGTCGAGGATGCTTGCAGCAGGGGAACTGACTTATGAACGGTAAATATTATGGCAAGCGTGAAATCCGCTGGCACAGCCGGGAGAAAGAACGGCTGGAACACATCAACAAGCGAAAGGAGAAAAATGAAAGCACTTGTGGAAATCGCCCTGATCTGGGGCATTGTCTTAGCGTTTATTCTCGCAGTGTTTCTGCTGAACTTCTGGCTGGTGCATCACATCGAGCTTTTAATCGGAGCTAAGGCGACATGGTACATCATAGGTGTTGGAGCTTTGATGACAACCGGTTGGATTTTTAGACGCAGAGAACCAAAGGACACAGAGGAAAAGGCATGACACTGGAAGCCGCTCTTGAAGAACGCGATATGAAGGCATCAGAGCTTATCCGCAGAAGTGGCGTATCAGCCCCAACGATATACAACATTACAAGTCCGAATAGAGCACCGTACAAGACGGGTATTAAGGCTGATACGCTTGCAAAAATAGCCAAAGTGCTAAATGCAATAGTCGTGATCGATGCAAGCAAACCATTTTTATTCGATATCATTCTGAAAGAAGGGACAAAATGAAAACCGTAAAAGGAAACGTGCTTACCATGCTTGGTATCGTCGCTGCAATCGTAGCCGTTAGCTGTGGCGATACAATAAATGGATGCGAGACTACAGTACAGATGCTTGGATGGGCATTTGTTTCACTGATGTTACTAGCCACCGCTCTGGTTTTGTGCGCGCTTGGAGTGAGCGCGGAAAAAGAGCATCAAGATACCGAACGGATGAGGAAGTTGAACCGCATTCCCGCTCATACCAACAAGTGGAGGGACGCACGATGAAATGCCCAGTGTGCGGCAGCGACAACATCACAACGGTTGATAGCCGGTCTGACCACGATAGCATCGTTCGCAGAAAAAAGTGCCTTGTTTGTAACAATCGGTGGTCTACCATCGAAATTGACAGAGACCAGTGGTACAGTGCGTTGCAAATCAAAGAGGAACGCAAGAGAGGGAGACCCAAAGATGATTAACCTTGACAGATTTGGTGGCGTTACAGAGCCGGATGACGGCGTGTACTTCATGACAAACGAGCAGATGGCGGAAGCCAAAGAAGCTGACCGGCTGGCAGCGATTGAGGACTTGCAGTCTGAAATTGAGGACAGGGAAGCAGAGCTGAAAGACCTCCGTGCGCAGTTGGCAGACCTGATGGCTGGTTGATTTTGTACAGCTAAGTTAAGCCAAAGTAAGAGCAATGAAGCCTAATGAAGCCGAAGAAAGGAAAGAAAATGGGAAAATACAAGAAAGAAATTAAGCACTGCGAAAAGTGCAATAAGCCTTTTTCGGTGTTCCCGAACAGCACGGAAACTCTTTGCGCAAGTTGCAAAAGGAACAATTTGGAGGAAACGCTCCGCAGAAACGGTCACGCACCGCAACATACACTCGTTAGGAGCTTTGGTGACCGATTCAAGGAAACGTTTGCTATTGAGAATGCCGAAATAAGGGCTTCGCTGGACGAGAGCACAAGCATTGAGAAAACTTGCCGTGACTGCGGAAAAGTATTCAAGATTTCTCGTGCAGAGCGCATTTTCTTTGAATCACATAACATGGCATTGCCTAAGCGTTGCCCGGCTTGCCGTAAAGCGAGAAAAGAAGCGAGGAAGGAGAACAACTGATGGCAGTATTAGTAATGGTCTACGGTCACTCCGGCAGCGGTAAGTCCGCTTCGCTTCGGAACTTTGACCCGGAACAGGTTGCGGTTATCAACGTGCTTGGCAAGCCGCTTCCGTTCCGAAGCAGCATGAAAACGTACATTACCAATGATTACGGCAAGATTGATGCCGCAATCCACAGCACCAAGCGGAAGTCCATCGTCATTGACGATGCCACATATCTTATGACTGGCGAGTTCATGCGGAACGCAAAGGTCGCCGGATACCAGAAGTTTACCGACATGGCAGCTAACTTCAACACTTTGCTGATGCGGGCAAAGGAACTGCCGGACGATGTGGTGGTCTATTTCTTCGGACACAGCGATAAAGGCGAAGACGACAAAGAAAAATTCAAAACCATTGGAAAAATGTTGGACGAAAAGGTCTGTGTAGAGGGGTACTTCACCATCGTCCTCAAAACGGTCGTGCAGGATGGGCGTTACCTGTTCAGCACCCAAAACGATGGCATGGACACCGTGAAAACCCCTCTAGGAATGTTCAACGATGCGCTGATCGAGAATGACCTTGCCGCCGTAGACAAGACCATCCGTGAGTATTACAACATCCCGGTTCAGCCGGATAACAAAGGAGAGTAACAGATGAAGAACATCAACTGGAATGACGTACAGGAAGCCACTGAACGCCGTGACCTGCCTGTTGGCGGATATGTTGCCGGTATCTGCAAGGCAACGGACGAGCCTGCAAAGGAGTGCCTGAACATCGAGTGGGAAGTCGCAGAGGGCGAGTTCAAGGGATACTGGCGCGAGCAGACCGCTTCCCTTATCGAGCATGGCAAGCTGAATCCGGGTGAATGGGCATGGGGTGGCAAGACCATCAAGAGCTACAAGGAAAAGGCGTTGCCGTTCTTTAAGGGCTTCATTACCGCTGTGGAGCAGTCCAATCCCGGTTACAAGTTCAACAACGATGAAAAGACCCTGCGTGGAAAGCTGGTCGGTGTGGTTCTCCGTGAGGAGGAATACATGGGTAACGATGGGAACATCAAGACAAAGATTGTCGTTGACCGTTTCACCAGCGTTGACAAAATTCGTTCCGGTGACTATGAGGTCAGACCGAAGAAAACGCTGGCTGGTGCATCTGGTTCTGGCTACTCGCAGGGCGGGAACGATGACTTTTCTGTGATTGAGGGCAGCACGGATGACCTGCCGTTCTGACCTGTAAAGCGTTGACCTCCTACCTTATATAAGAGCTGCGCTATCTGGCTGGACGGGCGTATGGAAAGATGATTACCTGTTGTCTCAACTGCACATCACGCTGCACAGCTTGCCACGACACTTGCGAGAAGTACAAGGCAGAGAAGAAAGACTTCGAGGAGCGCAAGGCGTTCGTGTATGAGCTGAACCACAGCCAGAGCATGTACCACCGCAACTACGAGGACAAGCACCGGGAACGCGGAAAGAAGCGGTTTCTCGGAAGTGAATTTAGAGGTGAACGATAATGCAAGCAAGGGATAGACGGATTCTTAATTTGCTTTCGGAAAAAGCTGAAAAGGGCGATAAACAAGCACAAGCTGTGCATGACTACCTTATTCCAATTTTTGAGCAAGCCGATAAAAAAGATGCGATCAGCAGAACAGAAAGAACGCTCCGTGAAGATGAATGCCATTTGGAATGGCTGAAAAAAGAACAGGCATCACTTCCAAAAACCAACATTTACTCCGATGATGCCGAAACACATTTAACCATTCGTAAAAGCTATGAATGCGGTTTGGCGATTAAGAGATATGAAAGAATTATCCCCGAACTCAAAGAGAAACTCGTCAAACTGCAAGCCGAGTATGATGCGGAGTATGGAGAATGAACACCGGCAAGCAGTTTGAAGCAGACTTCAAAGCATCCGTGCCAAAGGATGCGTGGTGCTACCGGCTGAAGGACAGTGCTGCCACATATTACGGCGGCAACGAGAACCTGTCCTTCTCTATCGACAACATCTGCGACTTTATTGTGTACCGATACCCGATGAACCACCTGTTTGAGCTGAAAACCATTGAAACACCCTCTATCCCTCTGGAAAAGGTGTTTGGCAAGTACGACAAGGCAAAGTGCAAATACCGCAAAGAAAAGCACATCACGGACATGGTGGATGCAATGGAGTACAGCGGTCAGACCGCCCATGTGATAGTCAATTACCGGGCGGTCAACCGCACCTTTGCAATCCCTGCCAGCAAGGTTCTGGCGTTTCGCTACAACGAGAGCCGCAAGAGCATCCCTTGGCAGTGGGCAGAGCAAGAGGGGATAGAGGTCAAGGCAAAAAGGCTGCGTGTACACTGGCGATATGACGTGGATGCGCTGCTAAGAAGATTGGAGAAAGAGCATGGATGAAGTGTTTAAGTGTGACCGATGCGGCGAAACATTTAATATGGGCAATTGGTTCAACCTCAACATGATTGAAGCAAGGGTATACATCACTGGATGCCCACAAGATTATAGTTTCAATCTTTGCCCCTCTTGCATGGCTGCGCTCAACGACTGGCTGAAAGGAGAACAGAAGTGAGCAATCATCGTTTTATCTGTCTTATGATTACAATTCTGGCACTGTCACTCATACTGTTATTTACATCCTGTGGTTTAACATCTGCTGAAACTAAAACTGAAACTGAAACTGAAACTGCTGACCACCCTTGCTACCATGTTACAGTTTATTCCCCGGAAATTGAAAAAGTGGGCTACGGCAGCGCACGGCGTCCGAAGTACACCATTACGGTGGAAAGCTTTAACGAGCTGATTCCGATCTCTAGTGCAAGAGATTACAAACTACTCCAAATACCTCTGGGAGACGGTCGATTTGAGCTTGTATCCACTTCAATGGTTGAAATCGAATACTACTGAAAGAGGTAGAGCTATGCAAAAGAAAATTTCAGACATTCTGCCCGATACGGAAATTTTGGCGCAGTTGGCAGAAGAAGCATCCGAACTGGCACAGGCTGCATTGAAGCTGCGCCGGGCGCTGGATGGCACGAACCCGACACCGAAGAGCGTTGCGGAGTGTGAAGAGAATCTGCTAGAGGAACTAGCAGACATTAAAGTTGCGTTCACGGTCTATTTGTCTGATTCAAAACCATGCATCAAGGCAAGGGTTTCAGAGGAAATCAACAAGACCGCCGAGATAAAGCTTGACCGCTGGCTCTCTCGCCTTGAAGCAAAGGAGCAGTCAAATGAATAAAATTGGAAACTGCCCTCTCTGTGGCAAACAGGTCAAGCCAACCAACCTCCGCAAAATCGCACGGCAGAATCAGTTGTACGGCTTTCGCATGGCTCTGGATGGCATTGCCGCCACATGGGGCGCACTGATTCAGAACCTTCGGTGCGATGCAGACCTGACCGATGAACAGGTGCAGAAAATCATCCGCATTGGTGACAGGTACTGGGAAATGGTTGGGCAGTTCAAAAACGAGGACATGACCCCTGACGAGTTTGCGGATTACATCACCGCAAAGTCAGAACAGGTCGAAAAAGAGCTGAGGGAAAGGTGGAGCTAACAATGTTTGAATTTGTAACCCGCTGGCTGGTCTGCCTAGTCCTGCTGGCGGTAGTGGTTCAGTCTGAACGGACAATCAAGGGCATGGTAGACAACCTGTTTGAAAAACAGCAAGCAATGCTCGTCTGGGCGTTCGTCAACGTGGTTCTGGTCGTTTGTACGGCGGTTGTGACGGGGTGGAGGTAAAAACATGAACAGATATGACATTGAAAAGAGGATGGAAAGAAGCCGTAGAAAATTTGCGATTCTGCAAGGCGTTGTAATCGCTTTTATTGCAGCCACGGCAGTCTCGTCTATCGCATTTTCCATCTTTATGTATAAGGGCTTGTTTTCCGCAGACATCCCAGAATGGATGAAGTGGGCGTTTGTATTTCTTGGGAGGTAAGTATGGACAACGAACTTTATTGCCCAATGAAGATGGCCAGCAATCCGCTTGGTCGGTGCGTCTGCGAAAAAGAGAAGTGCGCTTGGTGGCGGCAGTTGGACAATTGCTGTTCCATCTTGTGGATTGCACGGGAACTGAGAAACATCGAAACGAAAATGAAGAGGTGAGAGCGTGAAAAAGCGGATTTACCTTGTTCTTGAAACCGAAACGGACGAGGATGACAACAGCATTCGCAGCGATATTGAGCAAGAACTTGGAATGGCTACGCATTATTTCAAAACCTGCTCTTATAGCGAAATCGGGTTTGATGGCTTGTGGAAAAGCACATTCGAGCAGCCGCCTAAAAAAGAAGATGCAGATGAAAACGGCTATGTGATGGCGATTGCTGGGGCGATCACAAAGTCTGATTGCGTGGGTTATCCATATAAGTGGTTGTGGAATGTCGTTGCAAAGCATCCATACGCATACCCTGTTTGGAAGCGCATCAAGGAGGTCTGACACATGGCAATCAATAAGAAAATCCGTGAGGTTGTGTATCAGAAATATAATGGACGCTGTGCGTATTGTGGCAGGGAAATTTCTTATAAGGATATGCAGGTAGACCACTTCAAACCTTTAAGGGCACTGGAACCGGATAACAAAAATGCAAACGATATTTCAAATTTGATGCCAGCTTGTCGAATGTGCAATCACTATAAACGTGCAAATTCCTTAGAGGTATTCCGCAAATACATTTATGAAATTCCAAGCAAGTTAAGAAATGATTACATTTATAAAATTGGAGTTGCATACGGAAATGTTATTGAAAACGAAAAACCAATTGAATTTCTTTTTGAAAAAGTAGAAAAGGAATAAAGCGAGGTGATAACTTTTGGCAACACCCCCGAAGCGTGGTCGTGGCAGACCGCCGCTGACCGAAGCTGAAAAGAAAAAGCGTGAAAAGCGAGCGCAAAAGGCGAAAGAGCAAGCCGCTGCGAAGCGTGAAAAAGAGCGTGAAAAGAAAAAACAGCAGATGCTTAACAAGCGGAAATCTATCCGCTCACAGGTGAGTAAAAAGGTGAAAGAACAGCAGGAGTTAGCAATCACGAGGTCTAAGATGCTGAACACGGGCGATTTGCAGTCAAGAATCGGTGATGAAGAGGACAAGAAAGTTGTCGGCATGATTGCGGCAAAGTATTTTGGCGACCTTCCGAGCGTGGACATGAACAACCCCATTGAAGTGCAGCAGCGCCTTGACTTCTTCTTTGACGCTTGCATCGAAGCCAGAATCTCCCCTGTGGTGGAATGGATTGCACTGGTGCTTGGCATCGAATGGGTGAGCCTGAAGCAGATTATGGCGGGTAAACGCCGTGACGACAGCTTGCAGCAGAAATACATCTTAAAGCTGATTCTGCAAATGCAGTCCATGTGGGCGTACAACGGTATGTACGGTCAGGAGAATCCGGCAGAGTGGATTTTCCGAGCCAAGAACTACTTTGGTATGCGAGACAACGTGGAAGTCACCGTTGCGCCGCCTGAACAGCCGTTGGGCGATGCGCAGAGCGCAGAACAGCTTGCCCAGAAGTACCAGACGGCTTTGCCGAAGGGGATTGACGTGGAGTACAGAGAGGTAAAAGAGGAATGAACGGATTTCTTTTTACGAAAGACGGAAAACTTATATGCGAACTCACCGAAATATCCTTTGAGCCTTACAAAGACAAACGAATAATCAAAGTCCGATGTACGGTTTGTGGACGTATCAAAAGAATCCAAAAATGGAAGTTCGATTTTGCGGAAGGTTCGTCAAAATACAAATGGCTTAAGTGCAACTGTTATGGTGATTACATGACAGAGCATGTAATAGTGAAATGAGCAGCAAAGCGTTACGGCAAATGTATAAAGAACATCACATCTGCATCCATTGCGGTCAGAACGATGCAATGCCGGGCAGAGTATCGTGTGCGGAGTGTTTGGCAAAAGACCTCGAAAGGCACACGCAAGCATACGAAAACCTTTCAAGCGAAATGAAAGCTGCGTATCTGCAAAAATGCAATGAGCGACAACGTGAAAAGCGCAAAAGGCTGGCTGCGAAAGGAATTTGCACCATTTGCCTGAAACGTCCGATGTCAAAAGGCTATCGCTCTTGCATCGAGTGCCGAACAAAGGATGCTCAAAAGAGAGCGAGAAACAGCAAGGAATACAGAAGGACATCTGGCACTTGCGCCTATTGTGATGAACCACCAATTCCCGGCAAGCGTTGTTGTCCGAAACACTATGCAAGCCGCATTGTCGGCATCACAAAATGTAGGCAGTCAGAGGGCTTTCGGCTATCACAAATCGAACAAAAAAAGCGCATAAACGTCTTTTGGAGAGAAATGGAATGGGAAAGAAATCAAAGAATGAAACAAACCAAGTGGATAAGCCCATGACCCCGTTGATTGACTTCTCCGACCCTTGCCTACGCACGTTCCTGCCTGTCCTCTTGCAAGACCACACGACAGGAAAGAACATCATCTGGGCAACAGACCCGCCGCCTGAACTGGGCGTTGGCTTTGCAGATGAAATCACACTGGAACAGCTGGATAGGGTTCAGCTTGTCCCTCGTGTGCAGAAACGGCTTGCAGACCAAAAGAAGCGCACCAGTAAGAAAGCAGAGGTGTTTACACCGACATGGGTTTGCAAGAAGATGGCAGACGTTGCCGAAAACGACCTGAAGGGCGAGGATTGGAAGGAATACATCAACAAGACTTGCCTTGAAGTAACCTGTGGCGAAGCACCGTTCCTGACAAGCCGATATGATACCACAACAGGGCAGATGATTGCCGTGCCGGACAGAATCGGTCTGCTGGATAGGAAGCTAAATGTTCTGGAAGAGCAGTTCTCTGACTGCGATATGTGGATATGCTGGGCATACGCATCGACATACGGCTATGAGTGGCAGGGAGACAATCTCTTGCTGGCAAGGTGCAACTTGTTCTTGACGCTGATCGAAAATTTTAGGTATCGGTTTGATGCTAAAAAGCTGGAAATCGGCAGTATGCCCATGTTTCTTGACTGTATCGCAGACATCATCTCATGGAACGTCTGGCAGATGGATGGTCTGAAAAAGACCGTTCCCGGCACGAATATTCCGTGCAAAATCAAAGACTGGAAAGCCAACAAAGAAATCCTGTTCAAGGATGTTGGGGAGAACGAGCAATGAAAATCATTACATATCCTGACGGTCGTTCGGAACAGGTTGGAACGCCATTAGAACTAGCGCAGTTTATGTTTGGCTTGACTGAGTATCAAACTATGCAGAAGTTCAAGAATCTGATTGATTCTATCCCACAGCAGATTGAAAGCCAAAATAAAAAACGCGCATCTAAAAAGAAAGCAGGCGAATCTAATGCAGACTGACAGAGGAATCTACCACAAGCGAGTATGCGACCGCTGCGAAGCAGTTCTGGGTGGCAGGACGATGAACCCTGACGAATACTTCAAGGACTGGGCGTGGCGCAGGGACACAGGCGACCTATGCCCGGAGTGCTATGAGGAGTATAAGCGAGTGATCGGGCGGTTTAATGCCAACAGAAGGAGAAAGAGAGGGCAGATATAATGAAAAAATGCGCTCTTTACAGGTGCAAACAGTGCTTTGCGACCATGGCGGACGAAAGCGACGTCAGAATCGACAAAGACATTGTTGATTGGATGTTTGAAAACGAAATGGAAGAAAGCAAAATTGGCTTTATCGCAAAATTCAAAATAAGCGATAAAGTCCTCATCCATCGTTGCGCCAATAACACTGTTGGTTTATGCGAGTTTATCGGATGGAAAGAGATAGAGGAATGAACTTCTACTGCACCACCGAACATTGCTCTTGCATGGGCATCAAGCAGTTTTCTGCTGGCAAGGCTATCCGATGCATGGCAGAATCCTGCAAGAACAAATCTGAGCCGTCCTGTGGCTCTTGCAAATGGTACGCAGAGCCGGAGAGTGTGTGCATGAACGACCAGTCAGAACACGTTGCAGACTTCGTGTGGGATGAACGCGGCTGCAAGGAATGGGAGAAGAAAGATGAAACGTCAGCAGACCTATAAAGGGCTTATTGGCAAGGGATGGTACGACCAAAGCGAATTTAGCCATAGATACGCTTGCTGGGCAAATCATCGCAACAACTGGGCTATCCGCAAGGCTGACAACCGCAAGCTGGCAAAGGCGAGACTAAAGCAGATTGAACGCCAACAAATCAGAAAGGAGCTGGACGAATATGAGCTATGATATTTCGCTGTGCGACCCTGTAACGCACAAACCGCTCAAAGCGGATAGTACGCATTTTATCGCTGGTGGTGTGCGCGCTATGGGTGGTACAAAAGAACTGTGGATCAACGTCACCTATAATTATGGTCGCTTCTATTATCGACCGGAAGTGTTTGGGGATGGCGGCATCCGCTCCATCTATGGCAAAACAGGCGCAGAAAGCATTCCGATGCTTGAAAAGGCCATCTCCGCACTAGGTGACGATGTAGACGATAGCGACTACTGGCACGCCACAGAGGGCAACGCCAAACGCGCTTTGTATGGTTTGCTGGCGTTTGCAAAGATGCGCCCGGATGGCGTATGGGACGGAGATTAAAGGAGGAAGGGCAATGCTTGATATTGCATTAAAAGCAGTTCAGATCATAGCTTGCGCTGTTATTGTGATTCTCTTGATTTTTCACAATGCGCTAGAAAAGCAAACGTCTATTTGTGACCGATGTAAGAACCTGTATTATAAGCGTTCCCCGAGAGAAAAAGAATATTACAGATATGTTTGCAAAGTGCCGTTCAAAAAGCCTTTCAACATTCCTCCCGAATATTGCGCAAATTTTGAAGAAAGGGATAATAATGGCTAACACACTTTGGCATCCAGCAAGCGAACAGCCACGAGAACGGACGCAGCCTTTGTTGCTTGCGACTAAGACAACGTGGCGTGATAAAGATGGAAAAATGTTGCAAGGAATCTCGCCAACTGCGTACTTTCTTGGCTGCTACGCAGACGGTCAGTTCTGGGATGAGATAGGCGAGAGACTGCCGGAAGGTGTGATGGTGACGCATTGGATGGCGTTTCCGATGGTATGAGGTGGCAGGTATGGAGAGCAAAATTGTTTGGCATTCTCTTAAAAAAGAAGGATACCCGCCACTGTTTGACAACGGAAATGGCTACTTTTCATCTAAAAGGCTTTTACTGTCTGGGGTGTATTTCGATTTTTTCAAAGGGAAAATGGACAGGGCTGTGTCATGCGGAGGACTTGTAAAAGACCTTCGACATGGAATGCCAGAATTTGATTGGATGAACGATAACGGATACTGTTTACATCACTCGAAAATTGAATATTGGTCGTACATGCCAGAACCGCCTGTGGAAGAATAAATATGACAAGAAGAACATTTATTAAAAAGCTTATAGGACTTGGCTACTCCCATAAAAGAGCAAGGAGTATTTGTTATTTTCATATCAAAAATAGGAGAGCCATTGAATCTAACAAAACGCAATATATGCTTAAAAAATGGAAATCTCAAGGATATGACGAACCTATTGATTTGAAATCTTATAAAGAGTTTTATGAATCGATAAAAAAGTATGGAACCGTAGTAAAGTAATGTAGGTGATGAACATGAATAATTATGTATGGCACTCTACAAAAGATTGTATGCCCCCTTCATACGCTTCCAAACTAATTCTTGTGGTGAGCAATATTTGCCCAAGAAAAAATGAATATGGGCGATACATGATATTTGGATATTACACTCCAGCTTATGGAATAAATACATGGGCAGATGAATGGTACGATAAATTAGATCCAAACAATTACATTGTGACACATTGGATGTTTGCACCAGATATGCCGGAGGAACAAATATGACGAACAAGAAGTTTGGCATCATCATTATGGACTTGAGCCTTTTTGACTTCGGGCCGAAGCCGCCTTGTGGATACATTAAGGCGAAGCATATCCGCCCAGCATACGGCAAAGGCACAAAACCTGTCAAGGCGCATAAGCGAATCACGAGAACAAGAGAGGGATTTAGAAAGTGAAAAACTTGTCAAAGAAGCACCTGAAACAGATTTACAGGCGCAGAAACAATTTCACTATGCTGAGCCGGTTCTTCCGCTCTGCACCAAGTAATCGAGATGATTACAGCAAGCTGATGGACTGGCGTTGGAGCATGTGTACGAACGTCTACTACATGATTCCGGGTGAGAAAATCAAGAGAAGGAGCAAAAGGACATGAGCATGGACGAAAAGGGTAAAAAAATGGAAGAACTCAAGAGATGCCCGTTTTGTGGTGCAAAACCGCCCAAAATAGAATTGATTCGTCCGTTTGGATACGGTATGACTTATTTTGTAATATGCAATAGTTGCGGAGTGGAGACGTCTGATGCGATTAGTGAAGAAAAAGCAATCGAAGCATGGAACAAACGCTACAAAGAGGACTGAGCATGGACAAAAAACGAGACAGCTTTACATTCCAACGATACTACTTTGAAGCCATCTCCACACTCAAAAGTAAAGAGAAGTTGGAACTCTACGATGCAATCTGTGCATACGTTTTTGAAGAAAAAGACACAACTTTGAACTCAAAAAAGGCAGAATCTTGTTTCGTTTTGATTAAACATCTGCTCGATGAAGAATCAAAAAGAAGCGATATTGCGTCAAAAGGATGGTCTACACGAAAGTCATCTCATCCTCATATCATAAGTGAGATGAAGGTCAGCTCATCTATGAATTCAAAGTCAGATGACAATGAACCCATTGTATCAACTGACAGTCAGATGAACGTCAAGACCCTGCCGGAGAGTGCAGTCAAAAAGAAACCTGACATCTTCTCCGACTTTGCTCGTGGCGATAAAGCCCTGCTGGAATCCCTGCGAGAGTTCGCACAGATGCGTACAAGAATCAAAAAGCCTATGACAGACCGGGCAAAACAGATGCTCTGCAACAAGCTGGAAAAGTTTGATCGGCATGACTGGAAAGCCATACTTGACCAGAGTATCTATGCAGGATGGCAGGACATTTACGCATTGAAACAGGATGACCAGTACGAGCAAAGTACGGAGATGGAGTTTCCTAGACTATGACAATGGACGTTCAAACGGTATTTATCGGTGCGCTGATGCTCTGCAAGCCGGGCGTTGTGGATGAAACCATACCAGACCTTGAACTTGACTTGTTCAGACCTGAGCTGAGAGATGCTTTTGCGGCTGTTCAGGGATATTGGACGGCTAGGGGTAAGATAGATATAGTCGAGATAAACACGCAGCATCCAGACGTAGCGCAGACGCTCTTGGCGTGTGTACAAACCTGTGAATCAGAGTGTGTACGAATTGACAGGGAGCAGATGCAGCGTTGGACACAGCTTATCAGAGAACAAGCTGCACTCACTCGTGTGCAAAGTCTGGCATTTCAGATGACCAGCGAACTTACCGACTATTCTGATCTATCAGACATTTACCAGCAGATGGGCGAAGCAATGAGCCTGAAAGCTGAGGAAGAAGATGCGTGGACATACGAGGATGTGCTGAACGACTATGTGCTTCACATGGACGAGAAGCCTGTGTATATCAAGACAGGCCTAGAGCGTCTGGATGAAGCGCTGCACATCTCACCGGGTGATTTTATTATCATCGGCGGCAGACCGTCTGCGGGCAAGACAGCCCTGTCTCTGCAAATAGCAGCAAGCATGGCAAAGCAGAACCATACCGTGTACTATTTCAGTCTAGAAACCAGCAAACGCAAGCTGGGCGCACGTCTGATGGCTAATCAGATATACTGCCCTCTGGACACGGTGAAAAATAAGGCGGTCAGCTTGAATGAGATTGACGGACAGGCAAAGAACATGAAGATGCCCCTATATATCCGCTCCGCTGCCGGGAAGAACGTGGCGTGGATGAAGGCTCAGGCTCTCCGTAAAAAGGCTCAGGTCATCTTCGTAGACTATCTTCAACTCATCCACGAAACGGGCGCAAAGGACAGATATGCCGCCATTACAGCTATATCCATTGCCCTGCACGAACTGGCACAGACCACAGGCATTGTCGTGGTGGCACTGGCACAGCTTAATCGAAACCCATCCAAGCCCGGAGCAACGCCTGCTAACTCCGACTTGCGAGAGAGCGGACAGATTGAACAGGACGCAGATGCAATCATCCTTCTGTCCGGCGATAACCCCGACAAGTACCTGTTCCGACTGAGTAAAAACAAGGAAGGTGGGATAGGCGACCTTCCCATCACGTTTAACAAGCAGATTCAACGGTTTCAAGAGTATACTTGGATGGATTGAGCACATGGGCTGTCAGCAATGGCGGTCTTTTGCATATACGCGCACAGAAGCCCTACAAACGCTTTTAGCGTCAGATGACAAACTTATCGATTGAATACAGAAAACAGCTCTGGCACGGCTCTACGGGGCTGTGAGCGCAATGTAGAGGTCTACGACTATTGTAGGAGAAAAAAATGCAGTACATGACAGCCGATACAAAGGTCAATGGGTACATGGTTTACCCTCGATTCCTCTCGACTATTGGCGTTAGCCCAACAGAGAAAATTGTTTACATTTACCTGTTCAATCGTGCAAGGTCGTCACAGAGGGCAAGCAGAAGCGGAAAGTTTGCTGACCAACTAGGGCGAGTATACATCGTGTATCCCATCAAAGACCTTGCTGCCGATACTGGATTCACAGAACGATGGGTCAAGAAGTCTCTGAAAGAGCTGGAAGAAGCCGGGTTGATCGAGCGCAAGCGTGAAGGCAAGAACAAGCCCGATAAGATATACGTCAAAGTGCCGGAAAAATCGTCAAAGAGCGAAAGGGGAGGTGAACAATCATTCACCTCTGAGGGGAACGATACTTCACCTGTGAGGGGAACAATCGTTCACCTCCTTAATATAGAAGAAAAGAAAAGAAAAAAAGTTATTAAGAAAGCGGGCGACCCGCCCGATGGGAACGTCAGCACGCCGGACTTCGAGGATGTGAGCGAGTATTTTTTGGATGCTGGATGTGAGAACAGGCTTGCCAGCAGGTTTATGAACTACTATGATGGAACAGGTTGGATGACAAAGACTGGAAAGCCTATAACAAACTGGAAGGCTTTTGCTGATATGTGGATTGACGGAGAGCAAGAGAAGCAACAGTACAGTGAACCGGAGTTCAATCGCCTGTAAAGGTTCTTTCCCCCTACAACCCTCTATCTCCAAAAGCTATACCGTTAGCCAGCAGGCCAGACCGTAGGCGAGAACTAGCGTGAGGTTCGGACTGGTGGATGGTCTGCGACTATTTCCACATGGAAAATTGACTTCATTTTGCGGACGGTTGAATATGTACAAATGTTGCATTGGCTATTCCCAGTAGAATGCTATGGATTGATTGAGATACCATAGTACGTTGCTGGGAATTAAATCGAGTGCGAACAGACCGAATTTGATGATACGACTATTTTAGCAAAATAATCCCTAGATAGTTACTAGGATATATAAGCGTATATTATAATAAGTACGGTTGGCATATGAATTTGGTATGACTAAGCGAGAATAAAATTGACAGGTGTCTTGACACATATTGATTTTTTGGGGGTGGTCTGATGGCTTAGCGACTATCGCACCTCTCTTTTCCTAAAAGGCAAACGACTATTTCACACAAAAAATACACGACTATTTGACGAAGATACGCAATAAAATGCTACGACTATTGCTCTGCGACTATCAGCGGACAGCTCGCTACTATACTATATATAGGACTTTCAAACGCTGGTTGTCTGACGACTTTGCGACTATTCCACGGCTATCCGCCGGGAGAAGCTACGACTATTGGATACGACTATTCCAGCCGGAACGCTGCGACAATTGCTGACGTCTATTGGCATCGGGCGAAAGCCCGAAAAGAGATACGGCGATAGCCGTCAATGGTTCCGCGCCGCCTTCCGCGCCCTGATTGCTGGACTACCCCGCCGGGCTGGCATGGTCTGCGGTGTGTTGCGCCGTCTGGCATGGATCCATAACAGGGCGCACCCATGCACCCTTATATACATTATTATAATAGGGCGGCTGCGCAGCCTTGTACAGCGTCCGGCGTGGCGGTGGTATCTGGTATTGGCGGAGGTGCTGCGCTTGGCGGTATGACCTCCGGCGTGGCGCAGGCTGTGTATAGGCGGCTTGTGTGGCTGCTGTGTTGTGTGTGCTGGAATATGAAAAACCAACGGAAACGCCCATGTAAAGCTCTGTAAACGTTTTTTGCGTTGTTGCGGTATAAAATTGCATGGGCGGCAAAAAGGCCGCTGTAAACGCTTGCGCGTGGCTCATACGCCGCCGGGCAAAAATAAAAGCTTTGCACCCTTAGCAGATGCAAGGCAAAAGAAAAGCCCCGCCAGCGTGGGCGGGGTGTGATTGTTGCTAGTGAATTAGATTTTGTGATGGTCAAAAAGCACCTTCATTTCGTCATCGTCGTACTCTGTCAGCTGATAATACCACTCATCATAAGATACATGGTATACGATTGCTGGAATGTCTTTTTTCTTGTAACTTTCTAGGCTGTCGAACTTGTCAAAACGAGAAGCGGGATGTGGGCCGATATCGTCACCCCAATAAAAATATACTGCGTTGCCGATTTTAACGGCGGCCCCATCACCACGCCTGACAAGATAAGCAAAAATTTTTTCTTCGTCGGTCGACATTTTACGGGAAAATTCGTTAAACCCTTCAATAACTTTCATTTTTATACGCTCCTTCCTTGTGTGGTCTTGCTGTCGCTAGTATATCATACTGCAAGCCCCATTAACAGGACTTGCAGAAAGTTTTTTGCCCTTTTGGGCTGGGGCGGGGTTGCTTTACGGTGCAGCCCCGCTAAAGTATCCGGGTGGCATCACTTGGACGCCTTGAACAGCGCCGAGAAAAACCAGAAGAAAAACAGGATGCAAGACAGAATCACAGCTTACACCCCCCAACGGCCGCACATTTGAGCGCAGATGCAAGATAGGTATATTTTTTTGGGGCGTGGGGATCATCAGTGTAAACGTACCAGTTTCTAACAGCGTCTTGCCGAACTGTGCAACCGTTGGCGGCCGTGAACGTTACAACGGAATCATGTGCAAGATTTGGCTCTATTTGCCTATATTCTTGCAAAATGTTCGGCACTGTGTTGTTACGGGAAGTATAAGGCAGGCCAACGCCTGCAAAATGTATTTGCATAATCATTTTATAACCTCCCTTATACCACGCTAAAACGCTTGTAGGTTGTCTTTCTGCTGCACTCGGCGTAAATATCCGGGTGCAGCGTCTTGAGAAGTTTGCTATCAAGTCGGACGCTCTGAACATCCTTGTAAATGGCTTTTGCGGTGCCCTGCGCCATTTCGGGCGCGCCTTGCATCATGCAGATAATATCAGCTTTAATGCTTTCGTTCATTGCTTCAAGCTCTTCCAAAAGCCGCTTGTTTTCGCGGTACTCGTTCACCTTTTCTTCAAACAACGTCATTTTTTAGCCATCCTCTCATTATATTTACGGTTGATGTCATCAATATGCAGCTCAAAATCTACACATTCGACGGCGATTTTATGCAGGCTTTTGGGGCCGTTTGCAATGCTGTTGTACTCAGACACGGGCAGCAGGTCGCATCCAACTGCGCAGGACAGGCCGGAGGTATACACGCTGCACTTTTTGCAGTGGCTGCAATCCCCGCCACACGTTTGCAGACGTTTTTGTGCGCGCTCCATTTGGCTTCGTGTTTTTTTTGTCATAACGTCCATTAACATTTTGTATTTACCCCCCCTCAGCTATTAAGAAATGCGATCATAACCAGAGCCCCAGAAATCACTCCGCCCACATACCAGATTGCGGCCCACTGGGAAAAGTCAAGAGTAATCATTGTTTGCACCCTCCCATTAGTCAAATTCCGGCATAGCCAAAATAATTTTTTTGCACCGCTCAACGCTCAAGCGGTACGGCTTGGAGCGGGTCAGGTTGTCCGCTACAATCTGAGTGTATACCATCAACGGCAGCTCAAACAGCCCGGCACACTTGGGATACAGGCGCACGGCCTGATTTCTGATTTCAGCGTTGATTTCATCCGTTCTCGTCATGGCTTACACCTCCGTGTAACCGTCTGCAATGGCTTGCGCCTTGATAGTGTCCATGTCCCGCTTTGCTACAACAGGGACGTCCTTAGATACCCAGCCGTCAGGGACGCGGGAAAAGGTTTTTGCGTTTGTGTCGATGCACAGATAATGCCCGGTGCTGTATACGGTGGTTTTCGTCCGAAATTCCATTTTCATTTTTAGCCCTCCTCATAATACAGACCATTAAAGCGGCAAATTCTGCGGATACGCCAGCAAGCTTTTTTTAATGCGTCTGCCTGTACATCAAGCCACGTTTGACCGTTGCCCGGCTCGCTTGCGCCCTCGTGCTTGCGCTTGTACATGGACGGAGTACAGACACGGGCGGCAATATCGGCATTATAGCACAGAGAGCAGCCGCCGTTGCTGTACTGCTCCCAGCAGCTTGCACCGTTGAGCGCCCACCGCTCAAGCTCTGCACCGTCAAGGGGCAGGCGCTCCATATTGTTCGCGCCCTCCTGCACATCGTCCAGCAGGTCAAGAGCGTACAGCGTGACGGCCTTATTCCATGCGCTGCGGTCGTGGCGGGCGTTGAGTTCGGCGCGGATGGTATCTGCGAGTGCGGTATAATCGATGGTCTTTTTCATGGTTTTCGTCCTCCTGTTTTGTAACGGTATTTGGTAGGTGTTACGCTTTCTTGCGTTTGATTATATTATACGCTTTCTTGCGTAAATGTCAATAGGTATTTACGCTTTTTTGCGTATTTATTTTTTTGGTTTTGGGCTGTCCGCTTTTGCACAGTTTCGGACACACTGCCCGCCCTCCAGCGTCCTGCACCGTTACGATTTGCCCGGTGTGGGCGGTCTAGTATCGTGTGCAGACCGGTGCAGCGCGTCCAGCGTCCGGGCTGGTGTGCCTTGCCTTGCGTGGTCTGCCCTGGTTCTGGTACGGCCTGCCAGGTGTAGTCCTCCCCGGTGCACTGGATGGGGCAGGGGTGCACCGGCGGGGTATACAGGGAAAGCCGGGGGTGGGGTGGTGAGCCGTCCAACCATCGAAAAAATAAAAAAAGGTCCACCTCACCCTCACAAATCAAAACCCATCTGATTGTGCAAGCCCCAAAAATTTCCCGCAAAAACAAAAAGACCCCTACAAAGGGTCTGTGTTCTGTGCTATACTTGCCTTACAAGCCTTGAAAGGGAGGAATCTGTAATGAACCAAAAGAATGACAAGAACAAAGAAAAGAGAGAAAAGAACGAAAAGATTGTCGCTTCAATATGGGGCATTATTATCGGTGCTGCTCTTTTGTTTTTTGGTGTATATCTTATGGCACATGGTATTTCAAGCGTTATATAAAATTTTGGCCAAAGAGAGGAAGAATCAAAAATGAGAAAGAGAATCATTGCGACGGCTCTAGCAGCGGCTATGATGCTTGCTATGCCTATTAGTGCAATGGCAACTGCAAAGCCTGATGAATGGTCTGCTCCTATTGAGCTGGAAGAGACCAATACAACACAGGTGCAACCCATAACAATCAAAGAATCCCATAGCCATCTTGAAACCAAGTACGAATACGGCAAAACGAGATACTATGTGTTCTACGCTGTATTGGTTGAAAATCCCAACACCGATTGGGCGGTCGATTTTGTTTCGCTGAATGTCACGGTATACGGCGAAGATGGCTCCGTCTTAAAAACCGATTCTGAAACGCTGGACTGGGTTGGCGAGGGTGATTCTTATTGGTATGGCGATTATATCGCTTTTGATTCCGATGGCGTTAAGCCGACAAGAATTGAATATACGACAAGCGCAGAGAACTGGAACGTTCACGAAGCGAGCCCTGCCAATCAGATTGTTCGTGCTGGAGAACTTGCTGTTACAAACGTTTCCAAACGTGGCTCTGGCTACGATTTGCGATTCACTGGACAGGTTACTAACAACAGCCAGTTCACAAGCAATGCAGTCAAGGTCATTGTCCTTTACAAAATGAAAGACACCGAAGGCAATGAAGTTCCTGTTGGCGGTGAGTATACTTACATCATGGACAGCCTTGCTTCGGGCCAAACAGCATCATTTGAGCTTCATCCATTAAGTGGATTTACTGGTTATAGCTCTTATGAAGTAGTTGCCATTCAAGATTAACGCATAAAACAAAAGCCAGTGGTTAGAGAACATCTAGCCGCTGGCTTTTCTTATTAGATGTTATACGCTTCTGCAGATGCTTGCATAGACCGACATTTTTTGATATAATAGACCGCGAAAGAAAGGCTGCTTGCAGCACCTTCTTTTGTAACGGATAAGCTATCAGCTAAACTTTGGTAGGTGGGTGCTGATAGCTTATTTTTTTATTTTTCCTTGACAATTTACTCTAGAAAGCGTATACTAGCATTAAAGAAAGAGAGGAACGAAAAAATGGCTGCAACGAATAACAAGGTGAACTCAAGCGAAATTCTTCGTGATATAATGAAGAATCAGCATAAAACATACGAATATCTCCGAGAAAAGCTTGACTACAAAACCATTTCCAGCGCATCTTCTCGTGTCCTCGCTGATGACATGAAATTATCCACAATGGTTCAAATTCTTGAGGTTTTCGGGTACAGACTGGTTGTAGAACCTGCGAATGGGAAACTCACTCGTGCTGGCTGCTATGAAGTAGTAGAGGAAAAGGGCGGTGATTCTGAATGATCTACGGTTACGCTCGTGTCAGTTCCGCTGGACAGGCGATTGACGGCAACAGCCTTGAAGCCCAGTCGGAACTTCTGAAAGCCAACGGCGCACAGAAAATCTTTTCGGATGTTTATACCGGCACGAAGCTGCATCGCCCGGAACTAGACAAGCTGATGGCTGAAATCCAGCCGGGAGACACGCTGATCGTGGCGAAACTTGACCGTATTGCTCGTTCCGTGAAGGGCGGTATTGAAATTATTGACAGCTTGCTTGCAAAAGACGTGTCCGTGAACATTCTGAACATGGGCGTGATGAATAACACGCCTACCGGCAAACTGATTCGCACGGTGATGCTTGCCTTTGCAGAGTTTGAACGTGACATGATCGTTGAGCGCACCAGAGAGGGCAAGAAGATTGCCAGCCAGCGACCCGATTACAGGGAAGGTCGCAAGCCCACCGAGTACGACCGCAATCTCTTTGATATTTTGCACGAACAGGTAGAAAAGCGTCTTCTGACCGTCACCGATGCTGCCAAACAGCTTGGCGTTACCCGCCAGACATGGTATCGGATTGCTGAACAGAACAGGTGAAAGTATGGCTAGAAAACTTTACGCAGTAACGAGTGGTGGATATGAAGATTATCACATCATTACTCTGACCAAGAGCCGTAGACGTGCGGAGAAAATCGCAGAGATGTACGATGCCGATGTTGAAGAATACGAGGATAACGAAGAGGTGACGGCAAAACCACTCACTTATACGGTTTATGCCTATGGTGGCGCAGATTGCTGTGAATCGCATTTAGATAACGTTGAGAAAAATGTTATCATTGGTCAAGGACTTGCTTATGTCGATGCGTGGTCTAAGCAGGATGCAGAGCGGAAAGCTGATGTTGTTTTCAAGGAAGTCCGTGAAAAAATGGAAGCTGAACGCAAGGCGAAAGAAGAAGCATACAGGAGTACTCCTACATGGCTTGCCAAACGCGAAAACGGAAAAATCTACGTTATTCCAGAAGATAGCAAAACAAATGCAAGTGAAGTTTTGTTTGGATGCAGGGCGTTTATCAAGGCTCCCACAATAGAAGAAGCCATGAAGATTGCAGCGGCTATGTTTACGGATTATGACGCAAATCGTGCGAAAGCCTTGAAGTGACATTGTTCGCAACCTAGAATAAAACCGAATATTTGATTTTTGTGCAGTTGTAGGCACTCTTTACATTTTCAGGTAGGGGGTGCCTATTTTTTATGCAGCCAAAGCAGTGTATCGCCATCATTGACAGCATCAAAGCGTATGCAAAGCAGAATCCGACCGAAGCGCAGGTCTACGAGGACTGGTTTCAGGCAGTGGTAAACCTGAGAGACGCTTTGTCGCAAGACAAGCGGTTCGATGCCTACAAGTACTCTGGTGAGCTGCGCTCTGTCTGTGCAACTATGATGGCCAAGATGAAAACAGGCGAGGACGTTGCAAAGGTCTATGATATTATCAGCCGAACGTATCTGTTTGAAGCAAAGGATGTGTTTGATAGCTATTGCATCTACCTTGAATGGAATCGTGCGCCGGAAAAAAAGTTCTATCAGCCTAGAAGAAAGGTGTTAAGAACCGTTGCAAACGCCCTGCAAGACCTTGCGGATGACAGATTGGACTTGCTGGCAATCTCGATGCCCCCCGGCTGTGGTAAGACGGCTCTAGCTATTTTCTATCTGACATGGCTTGCCGGAAGAAACCCTGACGAACCTATGCTCACAGGCTCTCACTCAAACAGCTTTGTTCGTGGCGTTTATGACGAATGCTTGCGTATATTCGACAAGGACGGAGAATATCTGTGGAATGATGTTTTCCCGGACGTTACTGTGTCGAACACAAATGCGAAGGACTGCCGCATCGACTTGGGCAAGAGAAAGCGCTTTGAAACGCTGGAATTTACGTCTATCGGCACTGGCAACGCTGGTCTTTACCGTGCATCCACGCTTCTTTACTGTGATGACCTTGTGTCTGGCATTGAGGTTGCTCTCTCCAAACCCCGCCTTGATAAGCTGTGGGAAACGTACACAACCGACCTTAGACAGCGAAAAATCGGCAATAAGTGCAAAGAACTGCATATTGCTACACGCTGGTCTGTCCATGATGTTATCGGACGATTAGAACAAAACTACGGCGATTCCGACAGGAACAGATTCATTGTCATGCCAGCAATGAACGAAAAGGACGAATCTAACTTCGATTATGACTATGGTGTAGGATATAGCACAGAAACGCTCCGCAAGCAACGTGAAGTCATGGATGAAATGAGCTGGAAAGCACTGTATATGAACCAACCTGTTGAGCGTGAAGGTCTGCTGTTCCCTGCCGATGAATTACGGTATTACAACGGCATTCTTCCGGATGGAGAGCCCGATCGCAAGCTCATGGTCATGGATATTGCATGGGGTGGCGGTGACTTTACCGCCTGTCCTATCGCCTATGTGTATGGCGATGCCGTGTTTATCCCTGACCTTGTGTTCAACAATGGCGATAAGACCGTGACCAGACCGGAAGTCGTGGGCAAAATCATCCAGCACAAAATCAACGTGGTACGCGGCGAAGCCAACAACGGCGGCGATGAATATTGTGACGTGGTAGACAGTCAGCTTCGGCAGCAGGGGTATCACTGCTCTGTTCGTAGCCAGCGTGCGCCCAGCGGTCAAAGCAAGCTATCCAGAATCATCCAGTATGCGCCGGACATCAAACGGTTCTACTTCCTTGACGAGAAGCACCAGCCGAAAGAGTACAAGGCATTCATGGAACAGGTGACGATGTTTACGCAGCTTGGCAAAGTTCCGCACGATGATGCACCGGACAGTCTGGCACAGCTTGCTGATGAATTGTATAACGGAATCAGTAAAATTGAGCCTGTCAAGAGGCCATTTTGATTAAAAACACAATATATTGTGTTCGCTGGGTCTATTTATTTGATTTCACCACTTGACAAGGCTTATAATGTACGCAGGAAGTTTTGCAACTTCCCTTAAAGGAATAGCTTGCACGCGGGGTTTTGTCATTTTACTCGCGTGCGTGTCAACAAGCATATTCCTCCTTTCACCGGTGAAGGTTTTCTCACTCTTTCGCCTTCACCGGACTTTATATGTTGCGTTTCCAATTGTAAGGGGAATGCCGGCCTGTCTCCCCCACGGCTGGCAAGCAACGGTTCGATTCCGTTACGCAGCACAATCAACTACCTAGCTTTGCATGGACTTATTTTCCAAAACCTCCACCGCTATTCCCGGCTCTCAATGTAATGTTTAGGCATGACATTGCAAAGAGCAGCGGTTAACCAATTAAGCCGGGTTTCTATGTTGCATTAGCTCAGCCAGGCTAGAGCACCCGGCTCATAACCGGACATACATTGGTTCAAATCCATTATGCAGCACCAAAATTGCAGCTGACCCGTTTACGTCTGTCCGACAACTGAATGTAAAGGCTGCAATGGCTTTCTTCGGGCGAAGAATAGCACGGCTGGAAGTGCGAATAGTTTCCCAGTAGCTTCTGACAGGTCTGTGCTCAACAGCCTGTTTCCAGAAATCCAACGAAAGGAGCGCTCATGCTGGTTAGAATCTGCTGCCCTTGTATCAGGCAAAACCCAATTTATAAAAACGTCCGCTGTAATCGCTATCTTGGCGAAGTAGACGGACGATACCATTTTAAGTGCGACAGATGCAAGGGCGTTATCGAAGGGGACACAAAGGAAGGATGGGTGAAAATTATCCATCCACCGGAAAAATGATGGAACGATGTTTGGCAAGAAGTTCAAAAAAGAAAAATTGAACGAATACTCATGTGATATTTACTTAAAAAATGCGCTACGCCTTATTCGTGCAAGAGATTTTGATTCTGCATATAGCGAAATCTGCTTTGCAATTATCAAGAGCGGCGGTTCATTAGAAGGCGATAACGCAAAATATTTTAAGAAGTTGCATAATTGAATAGCTTTTGAAGCGCAGTTTTGGCGCAGTGAGATAGACCTTAACAGGTTTGTCTTGCTGCGCTTTTTATTTTGCCGGAAAGGAGGAACACATGGCTGAGTATCAGATGGTCGTTGGCGGCTTTTTGAATAATCCGCTGACTGGACGTAGACCGATTGAAACGCCGGAGACGGAAATCAATCAGGCGAACGTGCTGAAAGTGGTAATGGGCAAGGCAGAGCCTATTCATCTACTGAACAAGAATGAGATTCGCTTCTTGCACAACTACTACTTAGGCAGTCAGCCTGTCCTCCTCCGCACAAAGGAATACCACGCTGAAATCACAAACCGCATTGTAGAGAACCACGCCAACGAGTGCGTGGGCTTCTACACAGGTTATATGAGCGGCACGCCTTGCTCTTATGTGCGGTCTGAAACGGCAACAGGTGACGGTGAGGAAATTGCCCGGCTGTCCAACGCCTTGCAGTATGAGGGTAAAGATGCACTTGATCGGCGGCTCTGGCAGTGGATGTTGGAATGCGGACAGGGATACCGCATTGTTCTTCCTGACAAAGGGTACAACGGCAACTACCCAGACGAAACGCCCCTGCTGGTGGACGTTCCTGACCCAGACATGGCGTATGTGATTTACAACTCCGGCATCGGACACAAGCCCATCGCCAACGTGCTGCACATCCCACGCAATTATCAGAATGACCTGAACGACCTGATTTGCGTGTATACGCCAAACCAGTATTTTGAAATCGACAACGGCAAAGTCACAAAATCGGAGAACCACTCTCTTGGGATGCTGCCGATGGTCGAATACAAGCTCAACCCGGAGCGCATGGGTCTGTTTGAACCGGCTATTCCTGTTCTGGATGCCATCAACGACCTTGAAAGCAACCGGCTGGACGGTGTGGCGCAGTTCATTCAGTCCATCATGGTGTTTACCAACTGCCTTGTGGACAAGAATGATTTCAACCAATTAAAAGAGCTTGGCGCAGTGTGCTTGAAATCCACTTCTGGTCTGCCTGCTTCTGTCTCGCAGATTGCAAACGAGCTTGACCAGCAGCAGAGCCAGACCCTGCTTGATTCCATGTTGAACGTGTATCGAAGCCTGACCGCTATGCCTAGTGCCACTGGCAGCGAGAACGCAACGTCTGACAACGTGGGCGCAGTTATCGTCCGCAACGGCTGGAATCACACAGAAGCAAGGGCGCAGCAGTACGAGAATATGTTCAAATTCTCGGAACGCCAAAGCCTGTCTGTAATGCTGAAAATCCTGCGTGATACGGCTGGTTCTAAGCTGATGGCAAGTGACATCAATATCAAGCTGCCACGTCGCCAGTACGACAACCAGCAAAGCAAGGTTCAGATTTTCGCACAGATGCTCGGTCAGCCCATTGACCCGCAGCTGGCGTTTACTACGCCCGGTCTGTTCCCCGACCCGCAGGCTGCTTACGAAATGAGCAAGCCCTTCCTGATTGCTGCTGGCAAGCTGGGCGAGGATGGGAAAGCGCCGAAGCCGCAAGAGAAGCCTGTAGACCATATTGTTGACGCTAACAAAATGTTGAACGAACAGGCAGACGAAAAGAACGGAGGGGAAAAATGAATTTTGCAAGTGCTTTGTTTTCTCTTAAACGAGGTCGTAAAATCAAGCGTCATCATTGGACTGGTTATTGGTGCTTGGGGACTAAAGACTCTAAAAAGCCTTATGTCGAAATGCACTGTTACGATGGCAAGATTGTAAATCTTGTTGATTCGGAAGATATTTTGTACACCATGGAAAATATGGCATGTGACGATTGGGAAATCGTTGATGAATGGAAGTAAAGGTTTTCGCCTTTGCATATTCCGGCAGGGAAGTCGGGATACAAATTTCGCAGCGTTGCAGGGAAGCAACGGTAAAAAAACGCAGGAGGAAATTAACGATATGAAACTCAATGTGTTGCTTGGTGATGCCTATAAAGATGGCATGACCGCGGATGAAATCATTTCTGCGCTGGAAAAGGTTGCAGACCCCAACGCAGAGGTCGAGAAGCTGCGCAACGCCGTGACGAAAGCCAACGGCGAAGCCGCCGAGTACAAGAAGCAGCTCAAAGCAAAGCGTACCGATGATGAGAACGCCGCACAGGAACAGGCTGACAAGCTGGCAGAAATGCAGAAACAGATTGAAGCCCTGACTGCCGACAAGGAAAACCTCGTCAAGGAAAAAACCCTTGCATCTTACCGTGAAAAGTTCGTTGCGCAGGGTTATGACGCTGAATTGGCTGGCAAGGCTGCATCTGCGCTGGCTGACGGCGACATGGACAAGGTATTTAAGTTCCAGTCGGAGTTTATGACCGCCCATGACACCGCATACAAGGCTTCCCTGCTGAAGGATATGCCCACACCTCCGGGTGCGGATGGCAATGGTAACAGCGCAGATAGCGCAGGTGTTGCCTTTGCTAAACGCTTCGCACAGGAGCGTGCAGACGCAAACAAGGCATCGAGTGACGCAATGACTGCTTTCCATTAAGGAGGAAAACATGAAGTACACCAATACTCCGGTATCGGCTCCTGAAAGCACTATTCTGGCTGCTGATACCTACGTTGCCATTCCCTTTACCGTCAAGGAGACCAATGCCGTTCCGGCTGGTTATCCCATGGCAAAGACTGGCCTGAAAGCTGCTGCCACTACTGGCACTAGCGCTACTGACGCAGCTACCGATGCCATCGGCATTCTGCTGCACACCGTTGACCCTGCCGTCAACCCCAATGGCGCGCTGCTGATTCAGGGCGTTATTGATGTGGACAAGGCAAAGCTGTCCGGCTTTACCTATTCTGCAAACGATATTGCCGCTCTGAAAAAGGCTGTTCCTGCCGTTTTCTGCCGTACTGATGTTGGCGCAAAGAGCGAGTAAGGAGGACTAAATTATGGCACTGAATCTGAATGAAATCTTCTCCCCCGCTGCGATTGCCGCCTATTGGACGAATGACCCGACCAATGCGCAGCCCTATGCTTCTGATGCTCTGTTCCCTGCCCGTAAGAAAGTCAGCATGGAACTGAAGTGGCTGCGTGGCCACAAGGGCGTTGGCGTTTCGCTGAAGCCTAGCGTGTTTGACACTAAGGCTACGTTCCGTACTCGTCAGGGCATCAAAATGACCGAGACCAGTATGCCGTTCTTCCGTGAGGGCACTCACATTGACGAGGAAGACCGCCGCAAGATTATCTCTGTTCTGGCTACCAATCAGGAGTTTGCGGCAGACGTTATCAATCGTGTCTACGATGATACCGCACAGCTTATCACTGGCGCACGCATCGTTCCTGAGCGTATGGTTTGGCAGCTTCTGGCTCCCAAGACTGGCAAGCCCGGCATCTCTATCGAATCTAACGGCGTGAGCTACGTCTATGATTATGACCCGGACGGCACTTGGCAGCAGTCCAATTACAAGGCTCTGGCTACCAAGGAGAAGTGGGATGCTCCTACTACTGCAACTCCCATCGCCACGATGACCACTGCCGCAAACACCGTGCTGGCAAACACTGGCGAAGTCATTACCGAAGCCTACATGAATACAAACACCTTCCACAAGATGATTGCTGCGGAAGAGGTCAAAAACCGTTTCCTGACGGTTATGAAGACTGCCACCGCTGTGCTGGTTGATTCCGAAGCACGTTCCGTTGTCGAAACTGCATCCGGTATTCGTATCCATCTGTACGACAAGATGTACAAGCCGGAAGAAACCGCTGCTGCCGAAAAGTATCTGCCTGATGGCTATGTTGTGCTGGCTCCTTCTGGCTCTCTGGGCAATATGTACTATGTTGCCACCCCTGAGGAAGCCGACCTGATGGCTGGCATCTCCAACGCACAGGTTTCCGTTGTGAACACTGGCGTTGCTGTTACCACCGAGCAGACCGTGCATCCTGTCAACACCAACATCTACGTCTCCGAAATTGTTCTGCCGTCCTTTGAGCGCATGGACGCTGTGTACTGCATCAAGGCTTACTAAGGCGAAAGGAGGAAAGCAGCATGGGAGACCAGTATTCTGAAGCGGCAGTCAAGCTGGGGCAGTACATTGCTCCTGCACTTGACCGTGAAGTCACGGATGAGGACTACCCACTCTTTGACCTGCTGCTTGATTTCGCCAAGGACAAGATATTTGCACAGGGCTACCCCTTCGGCAACAGACCGGCCGAGCTGCCCTTGCAGTATCAGTCGTTGCAGATACGCATTGCAGCGGAACTGTACAACCACATCGGCGCAAACGGACAGACGAGCTATACCAACAATGGTATCACTCGTGTGTGGGAATCGTCCGATGTGGCGCAATCCCTGCTGAACGAAGTAGTTCCGAGAGTAGGTGTGATCGGCTGATGTTCAATGGAAGCCCGCTGGATAAACGCCCACTGTGGTATTCAAACCCGGTTGGCGAGAAAACGCCTGTTGTGGACGAGTGGGGAAACGAGACTGGCGAGACATCGCAGACGTGGAGTGAACCCGCAAAGTTGATGCTGAACGTCAGCCCGCCTACTGGTTCTGCTGAAGCAAGCCCTTTTGGGGCGTTCACGGATTACAGCTATGTGGTCAGTTCGTCCAGCAGAAAGCATAACACTTCACTTTATGAGGGTACGCACGTCTGGTTTCAGACGGACGTTTCAAAGCCTTTCAACTACATTGTGGTCAAGGTCGCAGAGCATATCACGGACACGTTGTATGCGCTGAAGGAGGTGGCCGCAAGTGAAAATTAAAGTGAGGTTGAGCGATGCCGGGCTTCGTGATGCGGAACGTCAGATACAGGAGCACAAGGCAACCCTGAGCAAAAAGGCGCAGGAGTTTGCAAAGGCTTTGGCTGACAAAGGGCTTGATGTGGCGAAAGTTCGCTTTGCCAATGCAGAATATGCCGGCAACAACGATGTCTCTTGCCGTGTTGAGCAGAACGGAAACACCTGCACCATCATTGCAGAGGGCAAAGCAGTTGCCTTTATCGAGTTTGGCACTGGCGCGCATCACAACGGATATGGCGGCGAACTACCGCCCGGCGTTGGGGCGCATGGCTCCTACGGCAAAGGGCAAGGTGCAAACCGCAGATGGTATTACTACGGAGAATCCGGCAATGCTGGCACTCCTGTTAAGGAAGTGGACGGCAAAGGTCAGTTGAATTACACCGACGGCAACGAGCCAGCTATGGCTATGTGGGAGGCTGTTGAGGAAATGGCTTCTCAGGTCGAAGCAACGTGGAGGGAGGTTTGGAATAGTTGATTGATTATTTCAATTCCAT